GTCCACCTTCCTGGGCGCACCGTAACAGCCGGATTCAATATGCGGTAGGCGTAAGTTATAATGGAAAAGAGTTATCACATTACACTATTTCGTTTTAACATATATCATGTACTGATCGCTCTAGTTGTTATACTGGCCGCGTATTTGATTGGTAGACATCAAGAAACTCCAATATCAGAAGAGCAGAGACAGTTTATCACTCTTCCGACGCAAGAGATCATTCCAGAAGAGGACACCATACATATAGTAATTCCAGTAGATATGGGGACGTGACGCAATTGGCAGACGTGGTTGCCTCAAAAGCAACATTCTATGGGTTCAAATCCCATCGTCCCCACCAAACAAGAAAACAAAATAATGCTTGACAAAATGCTTTTAGTCTGTTATAATAGGTGACGGTTGAAGAAACCATTTATTTTGATTCAAAAGAAAAAACAAACTAAAGCATAAAGGAGAACTAAGCTATGGCGCGAAATCATGTTCGCACAAATAATCCCTACGCAAAACAGTTCCTTAGTAAGTTTGAAAAACTTTGTTATGCGCGGAGCGGCTGGCAAGTCTGGATTGACTTTGTTTCTGCTACAGCCTGTGCATTGGCAAATTCTTTCGATAAAGAATCTCCGCATTACCAGGAGAGAGAAAAGGAATACGCGCAATGCGCTGAGAGATTGGGTGGAACAGAAAACGCGGCAGAGCTTTTTTCATATGTAGTTAATGCTATGGAAGAGAATCCAGAACAGGATTTCCTTGGCGATCTGTATATGAATCTTGAGCTTAGTAATCATTGGAAGGGCCAGTTCTTTACGCCGTATCATCTTTGTGAAGCTATGGCGCGAATGACGATTGGTGATGCGATTGAAGAAGTCGATTCACGCGGATGGGCCTCGGTTAATGATCCTGCTTGTGGAGCTGGCGCTATTATGATTGCTGCGGCAAACCATATGAAAGCGGTAAATATTGACTATCAAAATCATGTTTTATTTGTAGGTCAAGACGTTGATCGCGTGGCCGGATTGATGTGCTTCATTCAGCTTTCTCTTCTTGGTTGTGCCGGGTATGTAGTGATTGGCAATACGTTGACCGATCCTGTAGTTGGCAGAAGTGTTCTCTTTCCGAATGAGACGGAAGGCCAGGAGATTTGGTATCTGCCAATGTATTTCAACGATATTTGGGATGGCCGCAGGAGAGTAAATCTGATGGATATGTTTTTGAGAGGATTAGGTAGTTAATACATGAGAGACAATGACAAAATTCCGAAGTGGATTCCTTCAACAAAAGTCGATGACATTGTTTGCGAACCAGTGATACGTTATAAGATTCGATTGTTTGAACAAACACTGATTCCATGTGATGTGTGTGGTTATGCACATGAAGAATTTAATCAGCCATGTTGTTATTGTCCTGCACAGCCGATGGTGAGTGAATGAACGAGACAATTAATTTCGATCCAAATGTGGTGATTGATATGGGTTGGTTAAATGTATCTCATCGTAAGTGTGATGTATGTGGCAAGGAAACGGATGTAGTAGCTTGCAGCTCTGCCTTTGGCGGCGAAACGTTTGCTTATTGTAACGAGTGTTGGAAAGCGGGAGCGGAGCCATACGGCCACATGGTATCGTTTATTGCGGCGGCTGGGCATTTTCCAGAGGATATTAATTTGAACTATCAATATATGGTTCGCGCCATATTGAAATATCTGAATATCAAAGAAGAGAAGTTTATTAAAGATGTAGAAAAATCCATCTCTATGCTTGACGAAGCATATGACGAATATTGTCAAGAAAATAAATCAGAGGAAGGAGATTCGGATGAAGAGAACTTGTTCGGATAGCCGATTTGAAATATGGAATTCATCGTATGTGAATCTACCGAACACCAGGGAAGAACAAGATAAGTATGTTCATATTATTCAGATTGAAGCGGCTACAGACAAAGATACATATATCGTCGAGGTAGTTGATTGCCCTCTTCCTCCGGGAATGAGTAGTGTGGTAGCCGCTCCAATCATTCCATTTTTAAGTGCTGCGGCAACAAAGAGACTTAATGATACAGGATAATAAAAATCTTCTACCTAGCGCCGGGGGAGTCGAGAACAGAAATTCAAATATTGCGACAAAATTTCTTATTGTATAGATGCCAACTACTGGAAAGGCACTACTTTTGAACATTATTTGCAAAAGCATATCCGTCAGTTGGTTATCGAATGCGAGGTAAACAGTGAAAGAAATTCAACGGAATAAAAAATCCGGGGGAGTTCTAAAAATCAAGTCATAATTGATGACACTTATGGCTTTGAAAAATCGCCTAGAATATATGTCAATATAGTTCCAGCGTTGAGAAGCGCAAGGCAAGGATTGAAAGTTTTAATTGTTAAGGATTAAAGCACATGAATGAAGATAATGAGACTGTCGTAAATATGATGCCGAATGGTAAGCCCGATTCTGGCGTAGCGAAAAAGAGATTTAATGACCGCAAAAAGAAACGGCGGCAGATCGAAAACACAAATTACTCTTGGAGCGCTGGCTGGTCTGTGGATGATCGTTATGTGCATCGGCGCAAAAATTCAAAATACCTTCAGTGGCTTAAACGCGAAGCCAATCGTAAAATTCGTAGGATGCCAGATGTATCAAATGGCGGAGAATACAAGAAAGCTTTTGATGTTTGGTGGTCTTACTGGTAATAAAAAATGAAAAGGAATAGGTAAAATGGATAATCAGATTGTAAGAGTTACATTCAAAAATGGAGAGGGATTTAAGGTCGAAGAGATTGATATGAGTGAAATTAAAACTGTTGATATGATTACAGCAGACGCTAATTATTACGCTAAACTCAATGGCGAAGTAGTGTATGACGTAATGCCGAAGATTATTGATGTAGAGGTAATCAATGATTGCGTGGTAAATGTTTATTTTGCCGATGGCACAATGGAGAAGGCCGTCACTTGCGAGGGTGATACATTTGCCCTAGATGATGGCATTGCTATTTGCGTTGCTAAGAAGTTACTGTCTATGCGTACTGGTAATTACTCTACTGGAAGCTCTCTATTCAACAAGATTGTGCGCCATGGTGTTCGTTTTTATGAAACAAAGATGACAGAACTTGATAAGAAGGCCGAGGCAGAGGCGGCGCATACGGCAAAGATCGCAAAGCTTATGGCTAAGAAGAAGGCAAAGCGCGAGCGCCGTGAGGCCATGGAGCGTGAGCGTCAAATCGAGATTCAGAAGGAAGCGTATCTCCGCGCAATGCGAGAGTATAATGCTGGCGACGATGTTCACGGATGACAAAATTACTTGTAGTAGCCATTCTGCTACTTGTCATCGGCGTGATTGTGGCCTTTATTGAAAGGCGCGAGAAAGAGGACTATGGATGCTCATTCCAATGTGATGAGTGTCCATTCCCTCCATGCAATGAAAAAGAGAAACAAAAAATTGAAGAGCAGATGGCAAAGTTAGAAGGTGATTTACATGGGAGTATGGGTAACAGGTGATACTCATGCGGATTGGATGCCACGTTTTAATACAAAGAATTTTAAAGATCAGAAGGAAATGACGCGGGATGATTTTGTTATCATTTGCGGCGATTTTGGACTCTGGCACAATGACGGAACAGAAAGAAATCATCTCAAGTGGCTGAATGACAAACCGTGGACTACAGTATGGGTAGACGGGAATCACGAGAATTACGATAGAATCTATAGTAATGAGTTTCCTATCGTTGATTTCCATGGAGGCAAAGCGCATAAGATCAGGGACAATATCTATCATCTGATGCGCGGTTATGTGTTTGATTTCTGCGGTAAAAAGTTCTTTAGTTTTGGCGGCGCTAGTTCACATGATATTCAAGATGGTATTCTTGATCCGTGTGATTTTGAGGACAGCAAAGAATTTGCCAGGACATATGCCAAGATGTATGCAGAAGGTAAATTCTTTCGAGTGAATCATCTTTCCTGGTGGAAGGAAGAGCTGCCGAGCCAAGAGGAAATGGAACGTGGAAAGCATATTCTCGCGCAGCATGATTATAAGGTTGACTATGTAATCACTCATTGTTTACCGCAGCAGATAGCCTCTATTGCTGGCTATCGTAATCCAGACACCGCCACGATTTATTTCAATTCCCTGCTTGAAGATGGGATTGATTTTAAGGAGTGGTTTTGCGGCCACTATCATAGGAATGACCGCATAATGGGAAAGTATCAAATTCTGTATGAGCAGATTATAAGAATATGTTAAAAGCGTTTTGTGTATTAGGAATTGTCTATTTGATTGGTGCCGGAATAGCTGGCTGTATAGGGGTACTTGCGCTAATTTTTTATGCCATTATCTTTATCATTGAACACTTTATTGAGTGGCAAGAAAATAGAGAACGGTTGAACGGGAAGAAATGACTATGGCGGTTTTATATATTTGGGGAGCAACAGCTTTGTTTTGGGCGTTGCTTTGCCGAGCAACATTTGAAATCAATAAACCAAGAATGATTGAAAATGGCTGGAAAGAAAAATCTCCAAAGATGAATTTTGTCGGTTCAGCATTGGGATGGATCGCGTTTGCGCTGTTTATGTTTATTCCTGGTTTCCGCGTTTGTGTTTGGTATTTATTGAGTGTTGCGTCGGAATACACACCAGAAGAATTTGAAAGGAAGTATAGAAGATGAATAATAATAATACAACATCGTCCGGTATGGGATTACTTGGAGTTCTCGGAGTTGTCTTTGTGGTTCTCAAGTTGCTCCACGTAATTGAGTGGTCTTGGCTTTGGGTTCTCTGTCCGTTTTGGATTGGAACTGCAATACTTGTTGTTGTGCTAATTATTATCGCTCTAGTTTCTGCGATTGTGTCACACAGCAAGTGACAGGAGAGCTATATGTTTCTTAAAGGTTTATTGGTCGGCGTGTTTATTGGCGGGATTGTTGGCTTTTTCGTAGCCGCTTTGTGTGCTGCGTCTCGTCATAATGACGAAGGCTATTAAGCAGTATTTTTACTGTTAAAATATTGGTTTTATTGAAAATTGACCGTGCGAAAACGCCCAATATATGGGGGTTATCGTTTTAACAAACTTTTGAAAATTGGGGGTGAGGCTATGTCGGGCAGAATTTTGTACATTTCTGACCTGCATTAGTCATTTTGGACATAAAAATATACTCTCTTATGACAATCGCCCGTTCCTAAACGTGGAAGAGCATGATGAAGAGTTGATTCGCCGCTGGAATGAGGCGGTGGATTGTGATGATGACGTTTGGATTCTCGGAGATATTAGCTGGCATGGCGCTCAGAAAACCATAGAGATTTTCAATCGTTTAAATGGAGTGAAGCATCTTTGTGTTGGCAACCATGATGCAAAGTTGCTCCGCAATGAAGATGTACGAAAGCTGTTTGTAGAGATCGTTCCTTATAAGGAAATCCAGTTGAACGCTAATACAGGCATTGTGCTTTGTCATTATCCGATCCCGTGTTATAACAATCATTATTACGGCTGGTATCATTTGTACGGCCACGTTCATATTAGCTGGGAGTGGAACATGATGGAACACCTTCAGCGCGAGATGCGCGATCTCTACGGTAAGCAGAGTAATATGTACAATGTCGGTTGCATGATTCCATATATGGATTACACACCAAAGACACTAGAACAAATTATTGAGGATAGTAAAGAGTATAGTAAATGAAGATGACGAAGAAGTGCATCTCCGCAGCCAACAAGATTGTTATGGCGGCAAAAAGTTATGACGCTATGTTGGCAGGAGAAATACCAGTAGATAATGGAGTTGTTCTTACTGATGGACTATCTCTAGTTTTTAGCCCTATGTCTTTTGGATTATCAAGATGCCTTTCTGATAATTATGATTTGGTCGGGGGGAGATTAAAAACTACACTTATCAGTGCTTGCAATGTTGATAAGATATTAGTAAACACTCCATTTCAATTAAAAAAGGTTTCCAGCAAACTATATAACCTTTGTAAAGAACATCAAATTCAAAATAAATACGGACAGAAATTCTTAGATATTGATGGTTCTGTTTTTGATACAAAACAACTTCTAAATATTTTTAGTGTTGTTGGCCGTAAAGCGTGTGGCTATCTAGGTGAAAATCCAGAATTATTTGGCGGCAATAAGTATTTAATTATTGAACCAGAAGATTGTAATTATGAGAATGATGTCTTTGGTATTTTGTTGCAATCAAGAAAATCCGGCTTGTTCCAAGAAACCGTTCTTGGTAAAGTTGATAAAGTTCAAAAAGCGATTGAGCGTTTGAAAAACTTTGAACCACCCGAAGGCTATTATCTAGCGTTCTCTGGTGGTAAGGATAGTCAATGTATTTATCATCTGGCGAAACTCGCAGGAGTAAAGTTTGATGCGCATTATTCTGTAACAACAGTTGATCCGCCAGAGTTAATGAGATTTATTAAGCAAGAGTATCCTGATGTTGAATGGGAATATCATTATTATCCAGATGATCCAAAGTATAATCATCCGAGTGGCAAGCGTAGACAAATTACAATGTGGAATTTGATTGCAAACCATACAATTCCGCCAACGAGACAGGCAAGATATTGTTGCTCTGAGTTGAAGGAAACGGGTGGCGAAGGTAGACTTGTAGTTACTGGTGTTCGGTGGGCTGAAAGTGTAAGACGTAGAGATTTGCATGGCGTTGTTGATATGCGAACTACATCGAAGGTTTTGATTAACCAGGCCATGGAGAATAATCCAGCGGCCACATTAAACAAACATGAGTCTTTGATCTTTATGGATGATAACGAAGAATCAAAACGAATGGTTGAATATTGTTATGTCCGTAAGCGTACTACAGTCAATCCGATTATTGATTGGGAAGATGATGATGTTTGGGAATTTCTTAATGAGGTTGTCAAAGTCCAGCATTGTACATTGTATGATGAAGGATATACAAGACTTGGATGTATTGGTTGCCCGTTGCAGGGTAGGGAGGGTATGTTAAAAGATTTTGAACGCTACCCTAGATACAAAGAATTATACATAAAAGCATTTGATAAGATGATTAAAAATCATCCTGGCGAAATAAAAGTGGCGACTGGTGAATTGGTAACTGACGATTCCTCCGGGGGGGGAGAAAAATTCTCAGAGAATGGATTCGATGGAACGCCTGAATCCTCATCGTCCAAGCCCGGAGATCAACCGATGGATCAAGATGAAAACAGGCGTGGAAGCGTTTATGGAGTGGATCAACCTATTCTAAGTTCTGTCGGGGGGGAGAGAATCATGCTCAGCGAATGGACAGGAGAGCAGATATTCCACCTCTGGCTATGGGCGCACAGAGCAGACAGAACAGAGCAACCGCCATGCAAACTTGTCCCAAACGGGAGAAGAACAGCATGACGGACGAATGGTGGAAACTGACGGCGCAAGAGAATTTCGACCTTTGGATCAGCAAGTGTTAATAAACCATTCACTCTCCGGGGGGGGAGAGATGGTTCAACTGGTGGGTCAATTTCGGGAGCCGACATCCTTAACTGGTGGATGTGGATGCTCAGAGAGCCAGGAAGTCGAAAGGAGCCAAACCCGTTGCAGAGTAGGTGAGCAATATCTGATTTATTGGCTTTGGAGATGCCGTCAAAACCCGGCAGATGAAGAGCCAAAGCCAAAAATCATTATTTAATTGGTGAAAAATGAGAGAAATATATTTAGATAATGCAGCAACAACGAAGCCGTTGCCAGAAGTTGTTGAAACAATCAACGAATATTTAACAGACAAATGGTTTAATCCTTCGGCTAAGTACAAACCAGCGCAAGAAGTTAAAAGATGTTTGTATGAAGCCAGAAAAACCGTGGCCGATTTCATTGGGGCAAAGCCGGAAGAGATTTATTTCACCAGCGGCGCAAGCGAGGCAAACAATTGGGCGATCAAGGGCTATCTTGAGAAAGAACATAGTAGGATGTTACCATTTGTCACAACGGCCATAGAGCATAAATCAATTCTGTCGATTGCCGAGTATTACGGTTGTATGACGCGGGTATTAGAGCCAGGGCGATATACTGGCGAGATAGTTTTGGATTCTGTCACAACCGCTACATTTTTGCCAAATCCGATTGTATCCGTTCAGTGGGCGAACAATGAAATTGGTGTCATTCAAGATGTAGAGCTTATGGCTAGTGTATGCCATAATCGAGATATTGTTTTCCATACAGATGCAACACAAGCATTCCCACATATAAAGATTGATATGTCTCAGAATGAGATAGACATGATGAGTGTGAGCGGCCATAAGTTTGGAGCGCCGAAGGGGATTGGTTTCTTGTATATCAGAAACCGTTGCAAAGATAAGATTGTTCCTTTGATAAGCGGCGCACAGGAAAATGGTATGCGCGGCGGTACAGAAAATATCCCGTACATAATGGGAATGGCAAAAGCAATTTCAATGTTAAAGCCAAAAAATCAGTGCAACCTTGCTGAATATTTTGAGTTGCAGCTTGTGAATGAACTTGGTTGCCGCATTAACGGTTCGCCAAATAAACTGAAACATATTATCAGTTGTACATTCCCTGAGTATGTTGTTGGTGAATATCTGATTTATCGTTTAGCAGACTATGGTATTTATCTATCGGCGGGATCGGCGTGTAATTCATACGCGAATACACCGTCAACCGTTTTGGACGCAATTGGATTGACGCACGATGAGATTGCGCGAACGGCAAGAATCTCATTGTCGGAAGATACAACAAGAGAAGATGTTGATTATACGATTGAAATGATGAATAAAATATGTTACCAATTTAAACTATAAATAATTACGGAGAAAATAATGATGGGACAATTACATGATAAGTATTTGAGGGAACTAGAATTTGTTAAAGGGTTATTGAAATCAAATATTTCAGATGAAGAATTGCTAATTAAAATTGAGATGGCTGTTAAAGCTATTGAAAAATATACATGGGATAATTATGATTATAATAACCATTTGAATATTGTATATACTTTAGTTGAGGATTCTGTTTATAATGATGGGGAACGATGTAAACAAATATTAGAGGCATATTTACCAAGAAAACTAAGAGTATTATAATAAGATAAATTATATTATGAAGAATGAAATGCAAAAATTGATCTCTCAGCTTAACCAATATCGAAATGCTTATTACAATGAGAACAAGAGTTTGGTAAGTGATAGGGAATATGATATGCTCTTTGATCGTCTGGTCGAGCTAGAAGAAAAGACGGGGATTGTGTACGCAAATTCTCCTACTGTAACCGTTGGATATGAAACAGCCAGCGAGTTAAAGAAAGTGCGGCACAATCACCCGATGCTTTCTCTTGGTAAGACCGCAGACATTGATGAGTTCTATGATTACTTCCGTCCGCATGATACCGTCATCATGGCAAAAATGGACGGCTTAACTTGCTCGATTTGTTATGTAGATGGGAAGCTCGTTTCCGCTGAGAGTCGCGGCAATGGTGAGATCGGAGAGGATATTACACACAATGCTCGTGTATTTTCTAATCTCCCGCACGAGATTCCGCGCAAGGGCGAGCTGATTGTAGATGGCGAGTGCATCATCACATACGATGAATTTGAGCGCATTAAGGAACGCGAGGGAACGGATTACAAGAATCCTCGTAATCTTGCGAGCGGGACGGTACGCCAACTAGATAATAAGATCACAGCTTCGCGCAATGTGAAGTTTGTTGCATGGAAGATGATTGTCGGCTCTTCTGGTAGTCTGCATAGCGATTTAGTGGACTTGCGCGATCTCGGTTTTGAAGTCGTGCCTTTTGTGTTCTTTGATTATATCGGCATGAATAAACAGAATATGGATCGTCAGATTGAGTTTATCAAAGATGTTTGCCAGAATGAGTATTACTATCCGATTGATGGTATTGTCGGCGCATTTGATGATCTCTCTTATGGCGAAGGTCTAGGCAGCACCGGGCATCATCCAAAACATTCTCTGGCCTACAAGTTCTACCAGGAAGAGAACGAGACTACTCTTCTTGATATTGAGTGGAGTACAAGCCGTACAGGAATGGTAAATCCAGTGGCCGTGTTCGAGTCTATTGAGATTGATGGAACAACGGTGAACCGCGCCACGTTAAACAATGTTAGCATTATCAAAGAGCTAGAGCTTGGCATTGGCGACACAATCACCGTGATTAAAGCAAATGCTATTATTCCTCAGATAACGAGCAATCTAACCAGAAGCAATACATACGAAATTCCAAAAGTGTGTCCCGCTTGTGGACATCCGTTGACGATCAGAAATGACAGCGGAAGGGAAATGCTGTATTGCATCAATGAAGATTGCCCTGGTATTATCCATGATAAGATTGCAAATTTCGCCAGCCGCGAAGGAATGAACATCGTAGGAATTTCTGATGAGCGGCTGCGGACTCTCATCGATGCTGGTTTTGTGCAGGACTTTTTGAGCCTATATTATCTTGATAGCCACAAATCAGAGATTGAAAAGTTGCCTGGATTTGGTAAATCGAGCGTTGAAAAATTACTGAAGGCGATTGAAGATAGCAAACATGCGAAACTATCCAATGTGATTGTGGCACTTGGGATTCCTGGTGTTGGCAAATCTGCCGCGAAAGCTATGGCAGCTCATTGTGTTGCGCTCAAGAACGATCTGATTAAGCATGGTGGCACGGAAGCAACCGCCCTTGGTTGTCTCTATTCCTATGCCTACTATGGCGCAGATTGGACAGAGCTTGACGGTTTTGGCAGAGTTACGAGCGACGCGATTAATGCGTATCTGTATAAGAATCGTCAAATGATTTTGGCATTAAACCAGATTCTTGTGATAGAGGACGATGCGTCGGACGCGGCTCCAAATCTGTTTGGCGGGAAATCCTTCTGTGTTACTGGTAAGCTTAATCATTATCCTAATCGTGAGGCTCTTGTCCAGGATATAGAAAAGTATGGCGGCAAGATCGTATCGAGCGTCACGGCCAAGACTGGTTATCTGATTACAAATGATCCAGACTCAGGCAGCTCCAAAAACAAGGCGGCAGAGAAGTACGGCACTCAAATCATTACGGAATTAGATTTCATCCGTATGATAAAAGAGTAAAGAAGAAAACAAAATAATGCTTGACTTTTCCTATTTGGTATGGTATAATGTACTCACAAGAGGTTAAGGGAGCGCCGTAAGACGCTCCAATCAAATGAAACATACAGAAAAACAAACTAAAGGGAGAAGTAAATGCTAAAAGTAAAACGAAATAAGTGTAAGTATTGCCGATACTCATTTGTATCAGCGGTAGTAGAGGACAATAAATATCTTCCGGCTTGTATTTACATATTGATGACTGGCAAACGTAGACCTTGCGAAGCGGGAGAGAATTGTGTCGTGTTTGAGAGGCAGACAAATGTTCCTCATTTTAACAGGGTGGATGATTTTTGTGGAGGTGTAGATCGGGTATATGGCTAAGATGTATCTAATGAGTGGCATGAGCGGAAGCGGCAAAACAACATTCGCCCGCCAGTTCGCAAAAGACAATAACCTTCAGTATCTTTGCATTGATGATTTCTATACGCTGATGAATGGCGACGAGAAACGTCACGAAGATGAGCATTACGTCTGGCAAGTATTTTTTCTTGCGATCCATCTGGCAGAGGAACATGGCCGCGATATTATTATTGACACTAACGCGCCGACAAAGAGCAAGCGTATCGAGTTCATTGACTGGTTTCCGAATTTTGAGCATCATCTGATCTTCATTGATGCTAACAAGGAGCTGTGTATCAAGAACAATGCCAGTCGTAATCGCCGGATTCCCATGGGTGAAATGGATAGGATGTTCACGGAACTTGAACACCCAATGATTTCCGAGGATCGTCGCTGGGATAGTATTACAATCTATCGGAACGAGGACAATAAAGAGTTTTCTATTATGGCGCGACTTCGATATGACGCATGGGAAGGCGGCTGGTGTCTGTGAAGAAATATAAACACGGTATGTATGGCGGCAAGTTCGAGCCATTTCATAAAGGCCATCTTTATTGCCTCGAAACAGCGGCCAGCGAGTGCGAAAAAGTTTCACTCATTCTCTTTGCTGGCGGAGCTGACGAAGTACGAATTGAAAGTGAAATGGAAAGATACAATCCCGTCATTCGCGCACATTTGAGTATTGATGCCAGAATAGCGAAGTGCAAAGAAATTGCGGCGAAGTTTGATAACGTCGAGTTCCATTTCCTAGATATTTCCTCTTGCCGTAATGAAGATGGTTCCGAAGATTGGGAAGCTGAGACTCCGCTTGTTCTGGATGAAGTGGGTGAGTTCGATGCCGTCTATGGCTCAGAGATTTCGTATAGCGATTATTTCAGCCGAGCTTATCCAAACGCGGAATACAGATGCCTCGATCCTGAGAGGATCAAATGCCCGATCTCCGGCACAATGATTCGTAATATGCCGATGATTAATATGAAATATTGGGAGATTTAAATGTGAAAAAATGGGCTAGAAAGATAAAGAAAGATGCTAGATCAACAGTCGCATTAGAAACAGGTCAATTTGATTATCCTGTTTATGTATGTCAATCATATAATGGCGATACAATTGTTTCATACATAAAACCTATACTTGATGATTGCTTAGAAGATGATTCAAAGTATTATTATAATATAGATGATAATAAAGTAAGTGTTTGTATTGACACGGTTAAAAAGTGTGAAAATATTGGCGAGTATATAGAGACAATATTGCAATTTCATGTCGCCTTGGAAGTTATCACATCAATTTATAATTATAATGATGGTGAAGTTTTCACGATTCGATCCAAGGAAGATATTCCAACAATCGCTTATAAAGGAGCTTATTAAAAATGTTTATTAAAGATATGCGCGACTCTATGAAGTCTCTCAAGTGGTACGAGTGGCTTATGGCGGCGATCCTGATTATTGTTGCCGCGTATTACATGATTGTTTCTTTCGTCAATCCGTCCGCGAATGACAATCCGGCATGGCTGGCTGTTCTGAATTTCATTTCCGCAGTTTGCGGTGCGTTCTGTATTTTCCTGTGCGCAAAAGCCGATATTAGTAACTTTGCATTTGGCATTGTGAACACGGTTGTCTACATAGTCTATCTGGCTTATTGGCGGATTTACGGTACGCTCTTGCTGGAAGTGCTGGTTTATTTCCCCGTGAACATCATTTCTTGGGTCAAATGGGCGCAGCATCGTAGCGATAAAAACCGACTTTTAACGAAGGCTAAGAAGCTGACAGTGCGCCAGAATGTCATTGTTGCGGCGGTAATTGGCCTTGCGGCGGTGGCCTATCATGCGATTCTCGTGGCGATTGGCGGCACTGTTCCCTGGCTGGATGCGTTCACTTTGAGCATTGGTCTTGTTGCTGTATTCCTTGAGATGTTCCGCTATCGTGAGCAGTATGTTTGGTGGATCATTACTGATGTGATCGCGGTTGCTATGTATATCGTACACTTCGATGGCGTGTATCTGACAAAAAAGATCGTGTATCTAATTATGGCTGTCATTGGCCTGGTGAATTGGGTGCGCCTTCAGAAAACAGAAAATGTAATTAACGAGTAATTTTAATAGATATGAGTATTGAAGTTATTAAAACGCATACAGGCAAAATTTACGTTGATCGTGAGAGACAACTTGAGTTTCTTACCGTTGGCGATTATGGCAAAGAGAATAACATCAAAGCCGAATTTCTAGGTCTGACGAAAGAAATCAATGGCGTTCCTCATCATGAAGTAGATTTGCGCGATAAGTGGGTGGCGACGATCAGCACACAAAAGGGTTGCCCTATGAACTGCCAGTTCTGCGATTGCCCGAAGTTTGGTTTTCACGGCAATGCATCCTTGCAGGAACTTGAATATATGATTGAAACCATCCTCAGAAATGAGACTACAAAAGAGACTAGGCGATTTAACGTGCATTATGCGCGAATGGGTGAGCCTACCTTCAATGAAAACGTTCTTTACTTTACCGAGTATCAGTTGCGGCCACTTGTAAAGCAGTATATTAAAGCAGATACAATTCATCCCGTAGTTTCAACCATGTTACCGAAATCAAACCATAATCTTGAACATTTTATTCTCGATTGGTGTTGGATTAAAAATCAAGAGTATCACGGTGAAGCTGGTTTGCAGTTTAGCATCAATTCAACCAATGATGAGCAGAGAGATAAACAGTTTAATGGCCGGAGCTTGCCGCTACAGATGATCTCTGATCTTGGCCGCGAACTTCCTATGCCAGTCGGTAGAAAATATACTCTGAATTTTGCCGTCACAGAAGATACGATTCTTGATGCCGACAGACTTTCTAAGCTGTTTGATCCAAGAAAGTTTATTGTGAAAATTACGCCCATTCATAAGACGAACGCGGCGATTAAGAACGGGTTTAATGTCACAACAGAATATACAGATTATGATGTGTACAAGAAATTCGAGGCTCCGTTGCTTGAGCGCGGCTGGGACGTGATTGTTTTCGTGCCGAGCGAGAAAGAGGATAGCGACAGGATTACTTGCGGAAACGCCCTGATTACATATAAGGAGAACATGGACAATGAGTGACGTATTCAAATATATCTGGTATATCGGCGTTATGGTTATGGACATTTTTGCCGTATGCAGAGAATTATATGTGGGCATCTGGCAGGGTTTTAGACGGTCAACCAACAGTCGTTGAGGCGAATAAATGAAAGCTGCTCTTTTGATACTCGTAGCTATTGTTGTAGCTTGGCTTGTGTTTGGGGAAGAAGAATTTGAAGGCGAAAAGATATTAACCGTATTTGTAGTACTAGCTTGTGTGATTATACTCACGGCATTAAAAAGCATTGTGGCTTAATAATATAGAAAATGAAAGAGAATTTTTATTATGAAAAGATGTGTTAGCATTTGTCTCGTTTGCACTTTACTGTTCCTTTTATGTGCTTGCGGCACGAATTCAAACGTAAGTGCAAAGGGTTATATAGACAACTTCACTTGCGAATACTGTGGAAATGAGTTTTCTGTTACGCCAAGTGATTTGTATGAGATTAAGTGGCGTGGAGCGTTTAATCAGATGTATGTAACAAAGGCGTTTGATTGTCCTTCATGTCAAACTACGTATACTTGGACGGATTTGTCAGGCTGGCATTTTGCAAATGTCGAATTTGAAGTGCTTGGCGGTAAATGAAAGTGGATTTTGATTATGTTTGCATACACCATTAAAGCCGAACTTAATAACGACGGGTCATATAAGGTGACGCTATTTAATGTCGGCAGTGATGAGTGCTCAATCGAAACCGTTATTCCAAGAGCACATATAACTATTAATGCTCTGCCAGCCTCATTCCGGGACTCAATGAAACCGTTACTGGATGTAAATGAAAAGGATTTTGGTAGTGATATATGAAATTCTTAATATGGGAAATCCGAATAAATGATCACGCGCTTGCTAAAATACAATGGGCATTATATAAAACTTTCGGTATAAAGCCCAAAGAGCCGTGCGGACACTCAGAAACACGAGCTGGCCATTGGTGCAGGCAACCGCTTGATTTGAAGCATTGTTACGTTGATAAAGATGATGATGGTTTAGGATACGTAGTTAAATGCAGATGTTGCGGGTCTGTGAAACTACTTACAAATCAGTATCTTGACCCAACAGACGATAAACTATGGGCTAAGTGGTGAATGTATGAAAGGGGGTTTTATGAGTCAAAGTTTTAAAGATTTTCTTATCAGAGCAATAGGTTCAATTATGATCGGCGTAGGTGCGCGTATGTTGGTATCTGAGAAGTGGCGTGACCAAGCACAAGTATTTATTGCAGCGGGAGTATATTGGCTGACGTGCATATGAAAGTGAGTTTTTATGAGCGATTTGGTTAATTCTTTGCGGCTCTGTGCTGCTGGCGACTGTGATGAACGATGCCATAAGTATTATTATGGAGCTGGTTGTCGTGGCGTTCTCATGGATGAAGCTGCGGCTGCCCTCCAGGAATGGGAAAAGTACACATCATATTTGGCGGCTCATAATATGTTCCCGACAGTAGTTGAAAGTAGGATTGAATTATGAAAGTTGGAGATTATATTGGTGGACTTTATAAAAAGACTCTGCCAAACGGAACAGAGAAATGGGAGTTGTGCGATTGCAAGATCACAAAGATAGTACAAAACTCTCGCGGCACAAAAGTTCACAGTAAACGTTTTTATCCAATCGAGATTGAAGAAATTGAAGCCAATAATGAGATATGACGTTCCAGACGAAGTTATTAGATGTGTTTTTACACCAATGGAAATACTGGAATGGATGGACAGAAGAGCGCTTTCTTATAAAGGTGGTGAAGAACAATGCGGTGTTATGATTATTCAAAACTGATTAAGGAAATTGAAAATCTTATTAACTGTGGCGATCCTGCGGCACAAACAAATAGCGAAATGCTACGCCTCTTGAAAGAAGCAGTAAAGGCTATAAATGAACTTGTATGGTATAGTGGCATATTGCGAGATGATATTCTTACTAAGTACCGTATTATTTCTATGATCCATTCTTTGATTACTCTAAATGACAGATGCGATCACGCCATAGCCAGTACAGATGAAAAAGATCGTATGCGGATTTTAGACGATCTGAATAAACAATACAAGATGCCAATTTAAGAGGTCAAAGATAAGTATGAATTTTGATGCTTTTGAACTGACTGGCGGTGATCTGTATTTCCAAACGCCAGATGGTGATTGGCAATACTTCACCACTATAAAAAGTCTTGAGTCTTCTGGTGCTGAAGGTGATTATTATGTGGCTAGTCCACGGTTGCCGACAACGTTTCCGTCCAGCATTGATATTTCCGGCGAAGTAAAAATAGTTGGATATGGCAGATGCAAAACCAGAAAGCGGTTGGTGAAGTTGCTGATGTCGAAGGGATTCCAAAAACTTGCCGCACAAGAGATTGCTTGGGAAGTGAACAAATCTTCAATGACATATCAAGGTTACTGGCTCCATTACGTTTTGACTGGCGACGTTGGCATTTATTTTTGGAGCAAGACAAAAAGGATCAAAGAAAAGTTTTAACGTAATATGAGGGAATAATTGTGGATATTCTAATCAATCCTATCCTTGAACCTGGGAGTCATATCAAAGCTGAAATATATGGTGGTAATCATGCGGCTATACGCTTTATTTCAATCCGAAGATGTGGATTCCGTATGATGTCGTTGGCATCATTGATTAACAGATGTGGGATGAAGAGAATAGCAGATATGTAGAAACCAAGAAATTATCTAACGGTCAGACGGTAATGATGGGATTCGATCTAACAGATTGGAACGGAGATACGAATTACTGGAATATTGAGCTGTCAGTTTATAACAAGAGAAAAGATCAGTATTCAAATATGGACAAGATTGTTGTAACTGGCGGCTCTCCGTTTGAATCTTTTGCCGCCGCTAGAGAGATGTTCCATTCATTACTATATGATGTGCTAAACGAATACGGGGGATACGACAATGTAATCTATTGTTCATGGGTCGATAATCGTAGACGTGATGCCTATTATAAGTATCTGTCTAAATATGGTTTTACATATACAAATTTATGGGGCCAAAAATTTATCGCCAGAAAATTTAGAAAAAATTTTGATTATAGCGATTTTGTTAATGAGGTATGAAAATGACAAATAATGAAGCAATTTCTTATCTAATTGAAGCTTACGCATTTTGTTCCGCAAGATATTGTCCTAATGGCGAGTCTGCTGAATGGGAAGAAAAGCTTGAGAAGTTCCGCGAAGCAATTTCTCATGTTGCAACAAATCTAAATACGAGCATTATCAATTGGCGCGATTATCCTTTGGCTAGAAATGATCCGCCTGTCACGCCGATGACTCCTTACGTTACATATTGCAATTCATCCAGAGGTATTTCAGAGGATGAGTAATGGATACCAGTTGGTAAACTTTTGTGAGTTCGATAAATACGCTGAGAAAAGTTATTGCGCTGTACATGGTGTTGATCCATCTTTAAATCTTGGTGATATTACAAAGGTTGATGAAACCAATCTTGCACCATTTAATATGATTTGCGGAGGAAGTCCATGCCAAGATTTCTCCGTCGCGGGAAGTCAAAAGGGAAGTAAATGGGTTTGTAATGAGTGCGGCCATACATATAATCCTCTGACGGTTCATTATAGCTCAAGAGATCATTGCCCCATGTGTTTTGGCACAGACATTGATAAAACGCGGAGTTCTCTGCTTGTTGAATGGCTGCGTATCATTCGCGCCAATAAACCTAACTGGTGTATCTATGAAAATGTAAAGAATCTGGTTGGCAAGAAATTCAAAGACACGTTTCAGATGTTCCTCGATGAGCTGGATGCATATGGATACAACTGTTATTATCAGGTACTTAACGCAAAAGACTTTGGTGTGCCTCAAAACAGAGAACGTGTCTATGTGATTGCCATTAAGAAAGAATTAGATAACGGCAAATTCAAATTCCCCGTTCCATTTGATAGTGATGTAAGCTTAAAGGATATTCTGGAAGAGGATGTAAATGCAAAGTATTATATCGACAGCCCAAAAGCCACGGAGCTTATTGAAGAGCTGAAGGAGAACGGTAAGTTAGAACAAAACGTTTCTCGGACTATCCGCTCCGGGGGCGAGCGAGTTGCGACCTGAACCATTATTGGGATTTAGTATTCAAAAAAGAAAACAACATAATGAATGATATTATACGTTTAGGAAATGTATGTCCAACGAAAACCAGAGATAACCCAAACCAAGGAAGAGTTTACGATCCTTCTGGCATAGCGCCTACGATCACTAACCTTTCGGGGGAGGCAATCTTCAACCTATGGTGGTTGTAATATATAAACATGAGAAACAAGAAAGAATACATAGTTATGGCTCTGAGAGGTAGGAGTTCGGGGGTGACGGTTATGAACAAAAACCGGAACTACAATACGAGTTCACCAATACCATCACAACCGTTTTGAAAGATAATTACATTTTAGAGCTGGTTGATAATCAAAATGAAGAAAATTACAGACATAATTGAGCCATTTGATGAAAATTATGTAAAGATTAAGCAAGCAACCAAACAGGGATATATCTTATGTCCGTTCGGGGGTGTGCAGATTTGAGTTTTCCTGGTTCTAAACTTCGTAGAGGAAGAGTACAGGGTGGAGGTTATATCTGCCCTACATTAATGGCTGGCGAGCCAAATATTTATAAGATCGAGAAAATAGAAAATGGTTAATGGTTTGAACACTTGTGAAAATGATTACGCCAGAACGATCAAGGCTCAGTGTGGCAAAAATAGTATTGCTAACTTTTCAAGAATTGATGGTTTTGGTGCGACGGGAGCCATTGCGGGGGTGACGAGGATTTGGATTACAGAATAAGAAAGTTGATCCCATTGGAGTGTTGGGAGCTGATGGGGTTTAGTAAAGAAGATTTCTTTTCTGCACAGCTCGGTTCAAGAGATAAGGCTAAAGAGCTTTTGTCTAAATATCCCGATGGTGGTTTAGAAATGCTCGATGAGGCAGAGGCTAATTGTAAGGTTTCAAATAGTCAACTGTATAAACAAGCTGGCAACTCTATTGTTGTTGATGTTTTGTATTACATATATAAAGAACTTTATGATGCAATGCCATATTTATTTGATGATCTCCAAGTAGGAAGTTATTTCTCTGGCATCGGCGCATTTGAAAGAGGTCTTGATTTGTTATACGAAAACGTAATACAAACTAATGAAGGATAAATATGAAAGATACATATGAGAACGCGAATTTTTGCGTATGTTGCGGAGAGATCATTCCTGAAGGAAGAATGGTTTGCAAAAGCTGTGAAGATGGGTCTTATTCGGCCTACAAGAAAGACCCTGGCAAGCGTAACAAAAGAGATAAAAAAAGAGGTCGCGGCAAACGCGCAGACCTCGATCTCCTTGATGATGCTTGGTATTAAGTTTTTTCTAAGAAAAGTTTTTGCATATCATTGTCCCACATAATGTTAGACCTATTGTTTTTCCATCTGGCGTAATCATTGATCCGATTCCTGGATGCTTCGCCAGATAGCATAAATCTTCTTTGAACATCATCCGCCACATGAATGTCCATTAAAGAGAAGAACGGCATAGGTGCAAGAAGCGTGGCAGCAAAATAATCCGCCTCTTTTTCATATTCTGGATAGCTGCTTAGATCGTTTTCGGCAAACTTCTCAATATGTGGACACAATTCAAAGTGACCGCATAGGATATGGCCGATCTCGTGAGCTAGTGTCCAGCGCCTCCGGCCAGCATTATTATCAAACACGGCCTCATTTGTCATAATGAGATAACGATTTGTTGTTCGATCATAGTATGTGCAGCCAGACGTACTTTCGCAAGCGTCGATTACTTCTTGCACTTTCTTTCTGGACATGACAGCCACACGTTGATAGGAAGTATGGCGACAATTAGGGATAATGTTAACAATAGATTTAAGATCGAGCGGGAATTTAATGTGATCCATTCCCTTGTAGATTTCATATACGATGTTTTCAATATACCTATATCTTACCATCCTAATCTCCAAAAGCGTCTTTGAATCCGGCGCGTAATATCGCCATCATCGTCTTACGACCTGAAGGTGACGAGTTCTCTCGCGCACGTTGGAACGCAATAATATCATCGTCGCCTAATAGTTCTGATGCAGGAGCTTCGATTTCTGTTCTACCAGAAAGGAAATCGACTGAAACGTTGAAATAATTGGCAATTCTCACCACCTTATCAATGGATGGCACATTGCGCGATTTCCACTTTGAAATAGTTCCGTTCGAGATACCACATTCTTTTTCAAGCTGCTGTAGTGTGACATGATTTCTTTCGCACAGCATTTTAATACGGTCATACAAAGTGGTTTCCATGTTTTATTCTCCTTGCTATACTGCGTATATTCTAATTCGGTATTGACAATTAGAAAATAGGCTGTTATAATAAGGCTTGGTTAGAAAATAAGCCTTGCACAATTAGATTATACAGCGTATTCTCTATTAAGTCAAGACAAATTTACATAAGATGGGAGTTTGCAACATGGAAAAGTTTTATGCGAAAGATACTGACATTCCAATGGTTGTGGCGATTTTCGCAACAGAACAGGAACGAAACGATTGGGTCAACTACAAAGACTACGAAATTCTGCACCTCCCTCCAGAAGATGAAGAGTATAAGAGCCGCGTGGCAATTACATATGAAGAAGCGTATGACATTACTAATGGGATGATCCTTGAGGAAGAGTATTTCTTACCGGATGAATTTTTCGATCATATTAAGTTTTGCTGTAGCTGGCAGATGAATTTTTGTAATGAGGCAAGTAATGGAGAGCAAAGTATTTCAGTTAATTAAACAAGAGCAGGACAGACAAGATTCTACGGTAGAGTTGATTGCTAGCGAAAATTTTGTAAGTGAAAACGTCTTGCGAGCAATGGGTTCCGTGCTGACAAATAAGTACAGCGAGGGTTATCCAGATGTTGATAGAACTGGTAATCGCGGCAGATACTATGGCGGTTGCCACGTTGTAGATAAGATCGAGCAATATTGTTGTGACAAGTGGCGTGAGGTCTTTAGAACAAATTACCATGTGAATGTGCAACCACATTCTGGCTCTAGCGCAAATCTCGCGGCTTATATGAGCGTCTTAAAGCCTGGCGATACGATCCTTGCCATGAACTTGAATAATGGCGGGCATCTGACACATGGTAGCTCTGTCAATTTTAGCGGTAAACTTTTCAATTTCGTTTTCTATGATGTTGATGAGAATGGCTTAATTGACTATGATGATTTAGAAAACAAAATTTATGAATATCGCCCCAAGATGGTTGTTGCGGGGGCCAGCGCTTATTCTAGGATTATTAATTTTAAGCGCATTCATAATATCATCACAACTGTCTTGGATAGAATTGCGGATGAGAACATTCATGCGCAACGTTTTAATCGAGATGGCGAATGTATCTCAGATATTCCAGAAGATTATCCAAGACCTTATTTCATGGTGGATATGTCCCATATCGCTGGACTTGTGGCCGCTGGTTGGCATCCGTCGCCATTTGGCGAGGCTGATATTATTACTACGACAACTCATAAGACATTGCGAGGGCCGAGGGGCGGAATTATCTTTTGCCGTAATGCTCTAGCGAAGAAAGTTGATAGCGCTGTGTTCCCTGGTACACAGGGAGGAGCATTGCAGAATGTCATTGCGGCGAAGGCTATCGCGGCGGAAGAAGCTTGTACATATGAGTATAAAGATTACATACGCAGGGTAGTTGAAAACACACGAGCTATGGCCGAAGAGTTTTCCAATCTTGGCTATAACGTCGTAACTGGCGGAACAGATAACCACTTATTCCTAATAGATTTTTCTAAGACGCATCCTAATCTGACAGGTGCTATGATCCAGGCTGAATTAGATGCCCATGGCATCACGGTCAATAAGAACTGCGTTCCTGGTGAAAAGCGGAGTCCAAAGGAAACAAGCGGCATCCGCGTCGGGTGTGCAGCTATGACAACAAAAGGATTTAATAAAGATCATTTTGTAATTCTGGCGCACAATATAGACAGGATCATTAAGAAGATGGATACAGACAATTAAACAATAAATGAAATGCTGTCCAATAAACAGAACAACTATGGAGAAATGATTATGTTTTGTTCACGTTGCCAAATTCCAATGCACATGGTAATGAGTTTTGATGGCAATAAAGCACATCAATTCTGGCGTTGTCAAAAGTGTTGGTATGAATCCAGACATATCCCTCTATTTTTAAAAGACGAAACAGAAAAACAAACTAAAGCCAGAAAGCGAGAAAAGAAAAGTGTATTACGGGTACATAACGACAATCAAGGAATTAAGAAAACACGGAAACGCAGATCGCCTTCAGGTCGCAACCGTATTCGGAAATGATGTCATTGTCGATCTAAGCTATGAGATTGGGAAGAGGGTTGTTTACTTTCCAGTTGATGGACAACTGAGCGAAGAGTTTTGTGAAGATAACAACCTTGTTCGCAAGAAGGATGAAGATGGTAACAACATTGGTGGCTATCTCGATCCAAACAAGAGAAACATAATTGCGCTAAAGCTTCGCGGAGAGAAATCTGACGGTTTGGTTCTTCCTATCGAGGTTCTTGCTAAATATACCGATGTTTCCAAATTAAGCGACGGAGATAAGATCGACATTATCAACGGTCATGAGATTTGCAAGAAGTATATTCCAGTAAGAAAGACTCCGCCCACGACGAATCACCAGAAGAATTATAAGAAAAACAAGAAAGAAGAACGGTTCAATGTTTCTTATCCGTACTTCGTAGAGCATGAAGATACTGCGCAGCTCGCATATAATCAGAGCGCTTTCAAGCCTGGCGATATTTGCTATATCACTTTGAAAATGCATGGTACGAGCGCCAGAACGATGAACGCAGTTGAAGTTACTAGAAAGATGCCAAATAAATTATCTCGTCTGTTTGGCGCAAAACCCAAAGAGCATCGTACATACAAGATCGTTAGCGGTACGCGCAGAGTAGTTCTTAGAAATTATGATGGTGGCTGGTATGGAAGTAACGCCTTCCGCGAGAAATATCATGAGTTCTTTAAGAACAGATTGCCAAAGGGCGTAGAAATTTTCTATGAAATCGTTGGTTATACGACTGGTGACAACACCATCATGGGACGATGCTCTAATAGTAAGGTTAATGACAAAGAGTTCAAGCGCCAATATGGAGCAGAAACAGTTTTCTCTTATGGCTGTGAACCGGGGGAGAACGAGGCTTATGTGTATCGTATGACGATCACTAATGAAGATGGTTTCCGTGTAGAGCTGCCTTGGGAGCAAGTGCAGATTGAATGTGAAAAGATGGGCGTGAAATGTGTTCCCACATTTGAGAAATTCATTTTCACAACATGGGACGATCTCATGGAGAGAGTAGAGAAGTATTACGATGGCCCCGATCCTATTGGCAAGACACATATCCGCGAGGGCGTAGTTGTCCGCATTGGCAATCGAGAGAAGTTTACAGCTTACAAGCATAAAAATTTCTATTTCAAATGTATCGAAGGGCTAATCAAAGATACGTCTGATGCGCCGGATATGGAAGAAGAGCAGGAACTAATCATCGAAGAAAATATTGAATAATACATAAGGTGTTTACATGGCTTTGACGGCGGAACAGCAAGAATTAGTAACTAACAACCATCAACTGATTTACGGATTCTGCAATCAAAGAAATATATCGCTTGAAGAAAACTACGATCTATGCGCCATTGGGTTATGCAAAGCAGCGGAGATTTTTGATCCGAGCCGGGGGCTTTCGTTTTCCACTCTGGCGTATAGATGTATGGCTAATGAAGTTCAAATGCAAAAGCGGAAAGAAAACACAATTGCCAGAAAAGCAGATGTTTCCGCAGATTCATTAGACAGAACAATTAAAACAGATGGCGGTACAACAATTACACTCCATGATGTTCTATCCAATACATTGGTCGCAAATCATAATCCTCTTTCTACTGTAATGTTCAAAGATTTCTATGAATCATTAACGGAACAAGAAAAGATTGTGATTGCGTACAGAATGGCAGGATTGAAACAGCGTGAGATTGCAGAGAGAATACATAAATCGAGAGCATATGTCTGTATGATTCTATCCAGAGTAAAAGAAAAGGTAGCGAGGTACACAGAGATTATATGATTGTTCAAGACCTACATAATTTGCCGAAAACGTATGATTTGATTTATGCTGATCCGCCGTGGAAACAAAGCAAGGGCGGTAAGAAAGCTGTTAGAGCCAATAGCAGCGGAACAGAACTTGATTATCCAGTAATGAGCTTAGATGATATTAAAGAACATTTGCGGCTCGCAACAGACAGTTCGGGGGAGAACGCGATACTTTTCTTGTGGACGATAGACAAGTATTTGTTTGAAGCGCAGCAGATAGCAGAATCTCTTGGCTGGAAACTCCATGCAAGAATGATATGGGATAAGGTTACTGGCATCCCTGCCGCGTTTACTGTTCGATATGGGCATGAGTATTTACTTTATATGTATAAGGGGAAGTTCACTCCTGTTGCGACGGAAGAGCGCGGAAAGATACATACTGTGTTCCGCGAAAAGGTCACATCTCATAGCAAAAAGCCTAAGATTGCATACAATATCATCGAAAGACTTTATCCGACTCTTTCTAAGATCGAGCTTTATGCTCGAAATGAAAGAGAAGGGTGGGATAGTTTTGGTAACGAATTGTGAAATTTAGAGGAAAACAAACTAATGTTTAATGATAAAAACACAATTTTATATATGACTGTTGGACTTCCTGGGAGCGGAAAGTCTACATATTGCCAGCAGTTGCGAGCCAATGGAGTAATCATTCATTCTTCTGATGCTTTGCGAGAAGAGCTATATGGTGACGCAAATAATCAGGAACATAATCAGGATTTGTTTGTCGAGCTGCACCGCCGCATTAAAAAAGATTTGATAGACGGCCATAGCGTCGTTTATGATGCTACCAATCTTTCTAAGAAACGGCGCACAGCATTTCTCGCGGAACTGAAAAGCATAGCCTGTCAGAAGATTTGTTTGCTTTTTCTGACACCGTTTGAATTGTGCTGCGCTTTCAATCAGGCCAGAGAGGAAAGGGTTGTCCCTGGGTATGTCATGGATCGTATGTATAAGAATTTCAATCCACCGAATTACCGTGAAGGATTCAATAAGATTGAATTGATTTATAACTATGGCGGCAAAGGCAAGGAATCTTATACATATTACAATTATCAAGTATTCATGTTTGGCGAAAATGGTGCGATCCATTTCGATCAAGAGAATAAACATCATGAGTTGACTTTGGGACAGCATTGTATCCAAACCATGTATAACGTGTGCCGTAATCATTCTGATAATTGGCGACTCAGGATCGCGGCGCTGATTCATGACAATGGAAAGATATATACAAAATCCCGTTTCAATTCAAAGGGAGAGGAAGATGGCGATTGCCATTATTATCAGCATCATTGTGTTGGCGCGTATGATGCTTTCTTCTTCATGGACAGAGACAACTTTGATGTCGCTATCTCAGACGATGACAGAATTTATATTTCTAACCTCATTTATTATCACATGATGCCTTACACATCATGGAAACAGAGTGAAAAAGCCATGGCAAGAGATAGAGTGCAAATGGGCGAAGAGATGTATCAGGATGTTATTCATTTGCACAATGCGGATAATGCCGCACACTAAAGAAAGGAAATAGATATGGGTACTAGACACTTGATTGCCGTGTATCTGGATGGCGAATATAAGATTGCTCAGTATGGACAGTGGGACGGTTATCCAGAGGGACAGGGGGTTTCTACGTTGGCGTTTGCTAGAGAGATTGCCGCTCCTACTGCACGGAGATTGTTTAAAGAAAAGCTTCGTCAATGTCGGTGGATTACAGAAAACGAAATCGAATATATTAACGAAAAGATACGAAAAGGAATCATCGAAGATTGGACTAAGATATATCCAGAACTTGATCGTGATACTGGTTCCGATATTTTGAAGATGGTGTTCAATAGCAAAGATGGCATGGCGCTACAAAACAGTATTACATTTGCGGCGGATAGTCTATTCTGCGAATGGGCTTGGGTGATTGATCTTGATAAGAAAACCTTTGAGGGCTATAAAGGATTTAATACGACACATCCGGCCACGCAAGAAGATAGATTTTATTTTCTAAAAGACGAAGAGGAAAAGAAAGCCTCAGAACGTACAATGTCTGGCGATTCGTATTACTGTGTCCGACTTGTGAAAAGTTACAGTCTTGATGATCTACCTTCAGATGCAACATTTCTCCATGATTTCGTGTCAGACGATGAAGAAGAGGATATTACATAATGGAGAAATTTTATATTATCCCAAGCGATCATGAAGTGGCCGCGCAATATTGGAAGTACCAAGAATTTGAACGGGACATGATAAATCTTTTTAACGAATTTGCCAACACACATGGAATTGAAGCATCAAAATTTGCAATAAGAACAGATCGCCTACAAATTGTTCCTACGGATAATGATATGAAGAAGTTTAAGGGTGAGTTCTTATCTGGCAAAGAAGGTCAATTCAAGAAAGGTTCAGAGTTTAGCAAGGCATGGATTAAAGCTATCAAAGATAGCGGGATTGAATATGTAAGTAAACCATATCCTCCATTTATTTTTGGTATGCCGCTTGGTAGGTCTTGGTACAGGCTTTTCAATTTGCATGATGTCATTTATTGCACTATGGAAAATGCCAATCACTTTGATAATCCGGCTGGGTTTGAAGAAATACCAGGCAGTTATTTCTATAAGATTATGGAAGATAATCATATTCAAATTTAATATATAGGAGTGAATTATGCAGAAGATTTTTATAAGCCAACCGATGTTTGGCAAGACGAAAGAAGAGATTATCGCTGCGCGAGAAGATGGTATTCAGCTACTTGAAACAGCATTTGGCAAAGGAGCGTTTGAAGTAATTGATTCCTATTTTGATAACCACCCTAATTGTGACGCGAAGAATATTCCTCTGTGGTTTCTAGGAGAAGCTATCAAGAAATTGGCCGAGGCTGATGCGGCGCTATTTTTGGAAGGTTGGGAAAGCGCAAGAGGATGTAAAGTAGAGCATGATTGCGCTGTAGAATATGGTATCCGCATTTTCCATCAAGTGTAACTATGAATAACCATATTTTTATTCCACAAAAGATTAAGGTTGGATTTCAAAACCGTTCTGATACATACACACAGAAACTTGCCTATGTAATCTATTATGATGAAAAAGGTAAACTGCGCAAGGAGCCATCTTGGGAATCTTGGCGAGATAAGAAAATTGATCCAGAAGAATATGACAATGTTCCAACTGAAGGATTTGTATTAAACAAAAAGGTTGGTGGATATTGCAGCTATTGGAGCAATTTCCGACAGGCTTATGTGCGCGTGTATGATCCTCGCGGATTTGAGTTTGAAATCTCTGTTCCCAATCTTTTGTATATCCTAGAGAATACCAGCTCTATTAAGGGCAAAGGTCTTGAGGGTGAATTTGTTTATGGTTGGGATGGAACTGATTTAATCCTTATTCCAACATCCGCGCCAGATTACATACAACTTTCTGAGTACAACGATAAACGTTTTGCCAGAAAGAAGATCGTTTCCAAGGATTTGAAAATTGGCGCTACTTATTTAACTAAGGACAATCAACAAGTAGTGTATCTTGGCAAATTTGATGCTTATGAACACGGTTATTTGTTCGATGGTAAGTGGTTTAAAACACATCATCGAATGGCGAAATATGCCAAAGAGAACAATTTAGAGGTTAGAAGAACAAAGCAAAGTAGTCGGGCATATTATGGATATTACTATGAAAATATGTATGATTACGGAGTTGGTAATGCCGGGAAACATTATTTCTTTGTTAAAATAAACGAGCCGAAAGAAGAAATTGAAAGATATGGGCATCGTAGTTATATTGTTAAAGACTCAATTTCTGGATTGTTAATTGATGTAATTTCTGAAAATCCTGCATCCAATTATGCGGAGCTTTTTGAAGAGCTTGAGCATCAACCAATTTATTCACCAGAAGATGATTCTAAAGAACAACTCGTTCCTTATGATAGAGATGAATTTTATGAAAAGCTAAATACAATTCGTCTATGGGGAGAGGGTTTCAAAGTAATAGACGATGGAATGGCTGTTGGTGTTGAAATTAAAAGGTCTGATGATGGCTTGTTTGTGCTGCGGGAAACAGATAAGAATATTGACCTGGCAGAGTTTTTTGAGCTGCAACATACTAAGTATGATCGGCTCACCGTTCCAATGACACCAGATAAAATATTCAATACCCTACGATTCGTTCATGTAGACCATTATCTTGCGAACGGTAAGTTATATAGGAGGGTTTATTAATGAGCAAAAATGATGATACGATTCTTGCACTGAAAGAGCAACTGAAAAAGAAAAATGATGAACTAGGTAAGAAGATTCGTTTTGCGCCAATCACGAGCTGTTCAATTGAACTGGATGGCGTTCGCTATAATCTTCATACCATGAATGTAGATTCTTTGACTTTCCTTCTAGTGAAACTCCACGCTCTTGAAAAGGCGGCAGATGACCTTGGTGTATCTGTTCAAATCTCAGGGTTTAATATAAAGGATTGGATCGTTGATATTCTCGCCAAGATTAACATTATTAATCGGGGCGAAAAGGAAAAAGAACTGAAGGTTCTTGAGAACAAGTTGAATACCATGCTTTCTGCGGATAAGCAGACCGAGCTTGAGCTTGAGAAGATTGCTGCCTTGTTGTCTTAAATATAAAACAAACTAAAGAGGTATATAATGACGCTGACAAATAAATGGATTAATGGAGATTGCCTTACTGAGCTGGCGAAGCTAGATGATGAATGTGTTGATCTTATTATAACAAGTCCGCCTTATCATAATCTTCGCGTGTATAGCAATGATCCGCATGACCTATCTAACTGTGAAACATATGAAGAGTATTTCTATATGCTTGGATTGGTGATTGAACAGTGTGAACGTGTCTTGAAACCTGGCGGTAAGTTTGTTATGCAGTTTGAAGATTATAATTACACCATTGGCCGTGATAACAAAATGGGGCAAGAGAGCCTTACGGGAGATATTAATAAGCTATTCCTCGAACATGGGTTCTCTCTTTGGACGAAGGCTTTCTGGAGGAAATATTCTGCGCAGCGAGCTATGCTCGCTCAAGGCAATCTGTATTACAGAAACATGAAAGCCAGAGACACGATCCTCGCGGCAAATGTCGGCTTTGTGTATGTATATAAGAAAGCTGGCGATTGCGAACTAATTAAAGCCAGCGATATTACCCTTGCGCAATGGGCAGAATGGGCCGATGGAGTATGGAACATCGGTAACTCTGGCATCGGACACACAACTCCTTTTGCAGAAGAGTTTGTCGAGCGCTGCATTAAACTATGGTCTTGTCCGGGGGATACCGTTCTTGATCCTTTTGCTGGCGCGGGAACAGTTAATAAAGTCGCCATTGAAAACGGCAGAAATGCTATCGGCATCGAACTTCTAAAGGAGTTCTACGATTTGGCAAACGAGAAACGTTTCTCTCAATGGGATGATAGCATCTTTGAATCCAATGATTCTATTGACGCTATGAAAGATCGGTTTGCCGCAGAGCTTGAGGCTGGCAAAGTGCAAAGTGCAAATGCAAAGGCAGACAAAGAGGAACAGAAACAGTTAACCAACAAGAAGAAGGAATTACAGGCGCAAATCAAACAGCTTGAATCTGAGCTGGCCGCGCTAGGTGTTAAGAAGTCAGAAATTAAATCCATTCGTGCGGGAGCCTCTACCAATGATTGAGGTAGAGGTTCCAGTTACTAAGATACCATTTGTTCGCACAATCGAAGGAAGAAAGTTTCTAAATGGCAAGTGGCAGTTTCCAGATTCAGCAGCGCCATTATTGGTTCAACTTGATTTAATCAAAGAGGATTCTGTAACAAGAAAAGAAGAACAAATTGAATTTGAGTTATCTCCGCATTTGCGGAAACATCAAAAGGAAATTTGTAATCTTGCATTAAACAAAAAATCTCTAGGAATTTTTGCCGATACGGGAACTGGTAAGACAGTGATCGGTTTAGAGATTGCGACACACCATAAGAAAACTCTTGTCCTTTGTCCGTTGTCTGTTATTGAAACGGCATGGGTAGATGATTGCCACAGGTTCTATCCTGGCAAAACTATCGTGAATGTATGGGCTAATTCTGCGCAGGAGAGAAGAAACAAACTTGCGCAGGATGCAGACATATATGTTATGAATTACGAGAGTTTCAAGATTCTAAGAAATGATATTCGCAAAGTTGGTTTTGACTGTCTGATCGTGGATGAAAGCTCCGTGATGAAGAATATGAATAGCCAGATTACAACAATACTCTTGCAATTCATTGATGTAATTCCGCACAGATTTGTAATGTCTGGTTGTCCTACACCAAATCATAATTCAGAAATATTCCCGCAAATGAAACTGGTTAATCCAGAAGTGTTTGGCAACAACTATTATGGCTTTCTGGCACGGTATTTTCATCAAGACATGGCGAATCCTCATGTCTGGTATCAGACAGATGAGGACAAGGATAGATATTTTGCGCGATTGCGAACACAATCTGTATTCCTCAAGAAAGAAGATTGTGTAGATTTGCCGGACAAGATATTCTCTGTGCGACAATTTGATCTATCGCCAGAGCAGAGGCTTTATTATGATGAACTCGAAAATGATATTAGGCAGCATATTAATGAATGGAGCAAAATTGAGTTCACGGCCAAGCTGATGAAACAAAGAGAAATCGTCAGCGGATTTGTGATCCAGAAAGACAAGAGCATTACTACCTTTGATAACTATAAGCATCGTGCGCTGAAGGAAACCATTGAAGAAATAGGGAATAAGCCTATTGTTGTCTGGTGTCAATTCAAACATGAGATTGAAACCTTGGCAAAAGAGTTTGGCGGCACAGCATTAACCTCTGGAACGCGCAATAGAGATGAGATTATTAGGGCATTTCGTGATAATCAAATTCATCTTTTATTCACGCATCCAAAATTGCTTGGCAAGGGTGTTACATTCGTTAATTGCACTTATAACATCTATTATTCTTTGAGTTTTAGTTATGAAGAATTTAAACAAAGTCAAGACAGAATACATAGAATAGGACAGGAGAATAAATGTACTTACATCATTTTGCAAGCCAAGGATACAAATGATATAAAGATTTATTCTAGCCTAATGAACAAGGGCAATGCCGTAGATGAGTTATATTATGAAATGGCAAAGCCAATAAGTTGATAACACTTTTATAGTGATGATATAGATAGTTCTTTAATAGGAGCGTGATAGCTATGCTGTAGCTATATTATTTTGCCATAAAAAGAAAAACAAAATAAAGAGAGAAGGAGAAATAAAAATGTCAAGTGTATTTACTACTCTGAATGATGTTGATGTTTCTGACAAGATCAAGGAAAAGGGTGGCCTTTCTTATTTGTCTTGGGCGAGCGCCTGGGCGGAAGTGAAGAAACGTTACCCGGATGCAGAGTTTAGGGTTTATCCGCAAACAATTGATGAACAAGGAAATGATCGCTTTTGGCATGATGACGGCAAAACTGGTTGGGTCGAAGTCGGTGTAACGATTGACGGTATCGAACTGATTGAGGTTCTTCCGATTATGGATTTCAAGAACAAGGCTATCCCTGCCGAAAATATTACTTCCACTGATGCCAATAAGACAATGAAACGCTGTCTTGTTAAGGCGTGTGCGCTTCATGGGCTTGGTCTATATGTGTATGACTCCGAAGATTTGCCTGAGTCTGTTTCCAAGGGTAACGAGATTAAGGATCATATCACGGCTCTTATTAAGAAGAAATGTGATCTTGGAGAGGCTGCTACGAAGAAGGTAAGTGAATACTGCAAGGCGGCAGAGCGTAAGGCATGGCCGGAGTTGGATGACGATGCTATTACTGGCCGCAATTATAAGGATATTGATGATATTGATATTCTAACTAATCTTGAGAAACAGCTTATGGCTGTTAGAAAGTGAGATAAGAAACATGGGCTTTTTTAAAGACAATATTGCAACTGTCTGGTCTGTTAATGTTAAGGACAATTTCTGCACCGCCAATGTGAGTACATCAAAGAAGAACAAGGAAAGCGGCGAATACTTCACAGACTTTAACGATGGTTTTGTTAATTTTGTTGGAACTGCAAATGAACGTCTGAGAGATCGTGTTATTCCTGAAGGCGGGCTAAAAATCCGTATTGGTAATGGCGACGTAACACATTATTACGATAAGGCGAAACAAAAACTATACATTAACTATACTGTGTTTTCTTTCGATGATGTAACTTGGGATTCTGCGCAGAAGAAGTGGGTTACTGTAGAGAACGAAAATAACGGAGCTGCGCCAAAAGCCGCTAAGTCCGCATCAAAGGCTAAGTCAAAGACTACGGCAAAGTCGCAGAAGAAGACAGAGCCAGAGCCGGAAGATGAAGACGAGGAAGAGGAACTTCCGTTCTGATAAGGAGTGAGACATGGATAATCAAACAAACATTGAACGTTTTGAATCACTTTTGATGCAGTATAACAGAGAGGGAATGGATCGTCTTTTAGATTTCATTCGTAAATCTGATTTCTATACCGCTCCTGCCAGCACACGATTTCACTCCTGTCATGCTGGCGGTCTGCTTGAACATTCTCTAAATGTTTATGATTGTCTTTGTGAAAAACTCAATAGCCCTGTATGGAAAGATATTCTTGAAGAAGTCGGGCAGGAAAGCATTACGATTACTGCCCTTCTTCACGATATTTGTAAATCCTATTATTACATAGTCGAGTATAAGAACAAGAAGATTTATAGTCCAACTGGCGCAAAGCAAGATAGTAACGGGCGCTTTGATTGGAAATCTGTTCCTGGCTATACGGTTGATGACAAGATTCCTTATGGGCATGGTGAGAAGTCATGTATGATGATCGAAGAATATATGCGGCTAAAGCCAATGGAGAGATATGGTATTCGCTGGCATATGGGATTCACGGAGCCTAAAGAACAATGGGGTACTTTAGGCGCTGCTCTAAAGAAGTATCCATTTATCCTCGCTGTACATGAAGCCGATCTCGAAGCAACTTACCTCAAAGAAGAGGATGAGTAAATGGCGGAAAGAAATACCCAGCGTGTGTGTCAGTATCTTCAATGCAGACATGGCAAACGTATTGATATAAGTACAGAAAAGTATATTAAAGATGGTACTAAGTATTATCATGAGAACTGTTTTCAAGAAATGAAGGATATGCAGCTCTTTCGTAATATTTGGGTAAGCCATATTAGTAATACAGTAAGATACTCTGAATTAAATAAAATCTTAAATGAGTATCTAAATCGCGGCGTATCATCTGACTATCTTTTGTTTGTTTTACAATATGTTATAGACCATGATATGAAACTCAATTATCCTGCTGGTTTCAGATATTACATTGATAGGTCTGAAATTAAGAAAGCTTATGATAAAAAGCAAAAAAGTGTTATAAGTAAAGTCAAATTTTCAGCCAAGGATGTAGAAGATAATTCACCGAAGTTTTCAATCACTTCTAAACAATCTGGATTTGGTACTATTTTTGGCGATAAGAATTAGGGAGGTGGAAAATGAATATCTCTGAGCTATCAGATATTCAATCAGAGAGTGCCGTTATCGGAACTCTAATTTGCCATCCTGAGTTCATGTCACATACAGAGTATTTAATGCCAAGATATTTTTACAATGTCGAAAACTCTTGTATCTTTTGGGCGATTACCGAATTATACAAAGAGGGCATAACAAATATCGACGCATATAATATATCAACAAAGATACAAAGTGACAAAGGTGTAGCAAACACAATTGAGAAATACAATATGCCGTCTGTGCAGGAGTTCTTAGAATTATACAAGGGGGCGGCAAGACATTCTCTTGGCGAATATAAAATGTTCGCAGAAAATATTGTTTCACTTGCTTTCAAGCGCGATCTAGCTAATGTGTTAGGGAAACTGCAAAACGATTGTTTTAAAAAGAATATCCAGTTAGATCAACTCAGCAATCATGTGTATGACGAGCTTGATAATCTTACACAAAAATATATTGTTTCGGATGAGATACATACGCTAGGCAGCGAACTAGATGACATTTGGGCGGAGATCGTAAACCGCCGCACAGAAGATGGTATGTATGGCATCCCATCTAAGTATGTTTCATTTAATGAGTATTTCACATATGAACCGGGAGAACTTGTAGTAATCCAGGCGAAATACAAACAAGGCAAATCTGTTTTGTTAATGAATGAGGTTGTCCACAAATTAAAGAATGGTGTGGCAACGCTTGTTATTGATAGCGAGATGCCTACAAGATTATATGTAGAGCGGCTTATTTCTCATTTGACTGGCGTTGAATTAAAGCGTGTAAAGAACGGCCTGTATTCTGATGAAGAGGAAGAAAAAATTAATCAAGCCATCAAATGGCTTAAAGAACAGCCGTTTATCCATATCTATGATCCGCATATGACAGACGATAAGATGTACTCTATTTGTAAAATGCTACAAAGAAAGATGAATCTATCTTTTGTTGTGTATGACTATCTCAAAAGTAACGAAACCTCTACCAGTGATAACTACAATGTGCTTGGTGCAAAATGCGATTTTCTCAAAAATAATATCGCTGGCGAATTAAATCTTCCCGTTCTCGCAGCTTGTCAGCTCAATAGAAACGGAGAAGTAGCAGACAGTATCAAAATCAATCGTTATCTTAGCGTTGGTATCAAATGGGAGCATAAGACACAGGCCATGATTGCCAATGATGGATTAAGATGCGGTGACGCTTACGCAAAGATATATGTTAATCGTCTTGGGCGGCAGATGCAAGAAGATGATGAAAGTGATTACATTGATTTCATTTTCGATGGCGACACAATGACGATAGTAGAAGCGGAGCAACACGTTCGGCAAGACTCTTTCTAAAGAAGTGATAAGGAGGCTTATCGTTGAATTTAATATACGATAATGAAACGTTGCAACAAATCAACGAAAATGTTGACCTCCTTGGCTATGTAGAAAAATCAATAGACTTAGAAGAAAAGGGAGGCGAGTATTGGGGTCATTGTCCACTCCATGTAGATAACACTCCCTCTTTTTCTCTAAGTCCAGAAAAGAATGCGTACTATTGTTTTTCGTGTGGATCAGGTGGCGGTATAATCAATTTCCTTGTAGATTATGAGGATATGACATTTGATGATGCTGTTACAAAAGCCTCGCAATTGGCGAATATGGATTTATCCAAAATGTGCCAATCAAGAACAATCGCATTTCTCAAAAAGCTTCGCGCCATGTCGCAAGTTCAAAAGATTGATTTTCAGCATAAAATATTCAAGAAAACAGAATTAAAAAAATATTTAAAGGATCACCCACAGGAATGGATTGACGAAGGTATTGATCCAGATGTGATGGATTTGTTTGATATACGAATAGACGAATATGGTAACAGGATTGTCTATCCAGTGTATGACATAGACGGAAACCTAATTAATATTAAAGGGCGAACCAGATATGAGAACTTCAAACAAATGGATATTCCTAAATACATAAATTATTATACTGTTGGCGTGGTTGATTACTTTCAAGGATTAAATGTAACATTGCCATATGTCAAAGAACAGAATGAGATAATCATATTTGAATCAATCAAATCTGTAATGAAAGCATATGGTTGGGGATATAGAAATTGTGCATCCGCAGAGAAACATACATTAACCAAAGAGCAGATTGATTTATTAATTAAGCTGAGAGTGAATGTCGTATTTGCTTATGACTCTGATGTAAGTTATCGGGAAGGCGAAGTTAAAGAGAATATAGATAAATTAAAACGAGTTACCAATGTCTATATTATCGAAGATAGAGAACATCTACTCGGCGGCAAAGAAACTAAAAACGCGCCCGCAGATTGCGGCGAAGAGATATGGGAAGAGTTGTACGAAAGCAGGAAGAAAGTGGTGTGATTTGAGCGATTATAAAGAACAAATTGATAAAATGTGTTGGTCTTATTCGCGGCTAACATCATTCGGACATTGTAAATATGAGTTCTACTTAAACTATATCATCAATGATGATGAACAATATTTATCTGAAGGAAATTTCTTTGCGGAAAGTGGATCATTTGTCCACGAGATTCTAGCTAAAGTATTCTCTGGTGAAATGACTCCTGACGAAGCGCATCAGTATTTTCTTGATAATTTTGAAGATAATATTTGCTATAAATTGAAAAAGAAAGAAACAATGCAAAAAACCTTTGAATTGTGTTCTGATTACTTCGCGGCATTAGATTTATCTTGGCTAGATAAATATGAAATCCTGGGAGTAGAGTTAAAAATTAAGTTTAAAATTGCTGGATACGAATTTATCTCATTCATTGATTTGCTGCTAAAAGACAAGGAAACTGGCGAAATCATTGTTGTAGATCATAAATCCGCACCGTATCCATTTAAGCAGAATGGCGAAGTTAAGAAAAATTCACAGCATAGTTTCGATACATATAAGAAACAAATGTATCTCTACTCTTTCGCCGTGCTACAGAAATTCGGACAGTTGCCAACAGAATTATGGTGGAATCATTTCAAGGATGGTGGCAAAATTGCCAAGATTAAATTTGATCCTAATGAGTATGATGAAACCGTAAAATGGTTTGCAGATACGATCCACGAGATTGAGGAAGAGACGGAATATCCGCCAAGCACTGATTATTTCTATTGTCATAATCTGTGTAACTTCCGCGCCTCATGTGAATATGTAAGTAAAGGTTCGTGGAAATGAGATATAACAATTATCATAAACACGATCACTATGGTAATCCTTGGATTTCTGACACTGTAACAAAAGTAGAGGATTATTGTAAACGCGCAGTAGAGCTAGGGCATAGTACCCTATTCACAACCAATCATGGTATGCAAGGTAATATCTTTGATTGCATGGAAAGCGCACAGAAGTATGGTCTACAAATGTGCTATGGCGCAGAGATGTACTATGTCAAAGATCGTTTTGAGAAAGATCGTTCTAATAGACATATTATCATTATAGCTAAAAATAATGATGGCGCAATGCAGCTCAATGACATTATTTCGGAAGCGCATTCAACTGGTTTTTACTATAGGCCGCGTATTGACTATGATCTATTGTTTTCTTTAGATAGCAACAACGTCATTATTACTACTGCCTGTGTTGCCGGACTTTGGCGAGACAACGAGTTAATGTTGGCTCTGCATAGGAAGTTTGGTGAGAACTTCTTTTTAGAAATGCAAGATCATAACATTGACATTCAAAAAGAAGCAAACAAGAAACTACTTGAATTTAGTAAGATGACTGGAATACCAATCATCCATGCAAACGATAGTCACTACATTTACCCTTCAGATGATAAGTACAGGGCGCTCTATTTGCGAGCCAAAAGGAATAAGGACGATCAAAACGACTTCGCCGTAGAAGATGGTATGATCTTGGATTATCCAGACTCAGATACGATTTATGAGAGATATGAAAAACAGGGGATTCTTACCAGGGCGCAAGTAACAGAGGCTATTAATAATACTCTAGTCTTTGATAATTGCGAACCAATTACCATTATTAACGATGAGATCAAGCTGCCATCTGTTTCAGATCATCCACAGGAAGAGCTTACAAAAATCATTTATTCCAACTGGAATAAGGAAAAACAAACTATTCCGGCGCAACTGCATAAGAAATATGAAGATGCTATTGAATATGAGTTGGACATTATTGATAAGACTCATATGGCTAATTATTTCTTGATTGATTATTGGGTGGCTAAAAACGGTCAAGAAGTGTATAACGGCAGACTTACCAATACTGGAAGAGGAAGCGCACCATCTTTCTATGTTACAAAGATGTTGGGACTGACAGATATTGATAGGGTAGAAGCTCCTATTACTCTTTTTCCAACAAGGTTTATGTCTATTGAGAGAATCCTGGGAATCCGCAGCCTTCCCGACATCGACTTAAACACTACGGATCGGGAGCCGTTTATTCGAGCAACAGAGGATTTACTTGGAGCCGAAAACTGCGCATGGATGATCTCTTGGAAACCATACAAGGATGCAAGTGCATTTCGCCTTTATTGCAAAGGCATTGGCATGGATATTTCTGAGTACGACGATGTAGCTAAAAACATTGATGATTACCGCGACGATTCAAAATGGGGGAAACACATCAAAGAGAGTGAACGGTTTGTTGGTGTGGTCGATAGTATTTCTGAATCTCCTTGTAGTATGCTCTTATATGACAAATCTGTACGAAGAGAGCTTGGATTAGTACGAACACCAAATAAGAAAGTGTGTTGCCTCTTAGATGGTATCAACTGTGATAAGTATAAGTATTTGAAAAACGACTATCTCACAGTGACAGTTTGGGCTATCATACGCGACGTTTGCGACATGGCCGGGATTCCAATTCCTACAATTCGAGAAATGGATAAGCTACTTGATGAAAAGACTTTTAATGTTTATGAAGATGGCTTAACAAGTACGATCAACCAGGCAGATAGTGATTTTGCCACTGGTATCGTAAAGACGTATAAACCAACAAGTGTATCTGAAATGTCCGCATTTGTGGCAATCATCCGCCCAGGTTGCGCAAGTCTACTGCAAGACTTCATTAACCGCAAAGATTATACTACTGGCGTTCCAGAGCTTGATGATCTTCTGATCGAAGGCAAACACCGTATGATCTATCAAGAGCTGATTATGAAATATCTGATTTGGCTAGGAATACCAGAAACAGGATCATACGATATTATCAAGAAGATAGCAAAAAAGAAATTTAAGGAACCAGAGCTTGAAGAATTAAAGGGGAAACTCCTTAAAGGTTGGATTTCCCGCGTTGGCAAAGAAGATGGATTCAAAGAAACCTGGACTGTCGTTGAACAAGCCGCCCACTATTCTTTCAATGCGAGTCATAGTTTATCCTATGCTTACGATAGTCTCTATGGAGCGTATCTGAAATCTCATTATCCATTAGAGTATTACACGGTTGCACTAAACTATTATGCGGATGATAGCAAGAGAACAATGGCTTTAACGCATGAACTTCCTTATTATAATATTCAACTCAAACCAATTCGATTTCGGTATTCTCGCGCAAAATACGCAGAGTCAAAAGATGACAATAGTATATATAAGGGAATAGAATCTATAAAGGATATGAGTGCTAACACAGCAGAAGCCCTATATACCTTGAGAGATAAACAGTATAACTCATTTATGGAGCTGCTATTTGATGCGAAAGAATTACCAGATACAAAAATAAGCCAAATCAAAATCCTTGCGTCACTTGGCTATTTCAGTGAGTTTGGCGACGAGAACTATTTGCTTGAACAAATCAAATTGTTTGAAAGATTCTATGGCAAGGTACAAGTTAAAAAGCTTACTCTTGATGAATTGAATATTCCAATTACTGCGGTTACGCCGTTTGCCAGTAAAGAGACGGCAAAGCAATTCTCTGGCGTTGATTCAAAAGGTTTTCTAATTGAGGCGGCAAAACATATCAAATATCATCCCCTGAAACTCAGCGAGAAGATTAGGGCGCAAATAGAATATTTGGGATATATAGATATTGTTAGTCCGCAATATGATAAGATGGCGGCGGCAATGTCGGTAGATACAAAGTATGCTCCTAAATTAAAACTCTACTCTTTAAAGAACGGAACAACTTTAGATTGCAAAATTGATAAGCGCACATTCAATAAAGAGAAGATCAAAGAAGGAGATATAGTCTCTATCCAAGGTGTGAAACGTAAGCCAAAAGTTCGTAGAACAGAAGATGGCAAATATGTAGAGATACCAGATACTAGCGAACTGTGGATTACTAAATATCAAGTTTTACAGAATTTCTAGGAGAATTAAAATGAAACAATTTTCTATTTCTTACGAACAGTTTGAGGACTATATGAATGGGATTGTTAAACGGCGCAAATTGCGTCACGCCATTAGCGATCTAACATTTGAATATCGTAAGACATCTAGTGACATGGCAGAGATCGAGCTTCCGGCAGATGCAGATTATGATGTCCTAAGTCTACTGGCGATCCTAACGGACGATGAGGATGATTGGATTGAGTATTGGGTTGATGAATTGGATTGCGGCGAAAAGTATGTTGAAGGCAAGATCGTTGACGTGAATGATAAACCCATCCCGTGCAAAACAATAAAAGACCTTTGGGAGTTGCTTTTGCACGTTGATGAACCGTAAATTTGGCAAAATGATTTTATTTGCATCATTTTACAATAAAACTTGTTTTTTAACAGGAAACCGACATAACGAAAACGCCCAATTCATGGGGGTTTTGGAAAGGAGGCACTTATGACAATTCCTGAATGTCAGGTTGAAACGCTCAAACATATTGAAAAAGTCAGAGAGATCATGCGCATTTTTGTTTCAAAGCTGGTTACTAGAGCTTTAGAGCATGATCGCCTAAAGCTTGAGAGTCCAGAGGTAGAAATCTTCGCGGAGTACACTCCAAAGCTGGCAGAAACAACATATGGCAGCGAAGAGTATAAGCAGTACCTTGAAGAAATGAATGGCGCTCTGAAACATCACTATGCTAATTACAGACACCATCCAGAACATTTTGATAAGGGGATTAACGATATGAACCTTGTTGATATTGTAGAAATGTTCTGCGACTGGAAAGCATCTTCAATGCGCCATACAGATGGCAACCTGCTAAAGAGCATTGAAATCAATGCGGAGCGTTTTGGCATAACACCGCAACTTAAAAAGATTCTTGTGAATACGGCAAAAATGTTTGATGAACAGTGAGGTAATTCATGGACGAAGAAAAAGTGATTGTCGAAGATGACAAGACAAATCCTGGCTTGACAGAAGAACAGGAGAAACTATTAGAGGAAACTCTAAAAGAAGAGTTTGAAAAGGTGCGCAATAGCAGTATGATTCACGGTGCGCGAATGGTAGCTGGTGTTGTCATCGGATTTGCCAAGGATAAAAAGAAACCATATAATCAGCGGCTAAATACTATTATTAAGTTTTGCAATACTGTTATGGCAAACACAAAAAAGAGAGCTGATGAAATCGGATTAGATTTGGAAACTGGCAACCATGAATCAGAAGAAAAGTAATATTTTCTTTATTGTATCAGTTATAAAAAATATATACAATTTACAACAAAATTCATAAAATAATATAGGAGAATCTATGGGAACAGTAACAATTTTACCAGAGACAACGAAAGACCCGATCTCTCTTATTGGCCGAAGAGCTGGCATCTGTTGGGGCGCTGATATTTCCGATCCTGTGAAGAATTATAAACGCGGCCTAGATTGTCTTGAATCAGAGCATGGCCGTACACTTGAGTTTCCAGATGTTGAATTGCTATTAGACGGTTATTCAGCTCGTGTTATTCGAGAGTGGTACACGCACATTGGTTGTTTACCAACCAGATTACAGGCATCTACAAGATATATCAATTATAAGAATCCAAGTTATATAATCCCGCCAAGCATTGAGAATAATGAATTTGCGAAAATTCGTTACATCAATACGATGAACATGCTGTTTGAAACATTGGGCGCTCTTGAGGATATTGGCATCCCTCGTGAGGATGCTGCTAATATTTTGCCACTTGGAATGACTACTCGAATTGTTGATAAGAGAAATCTTAGAAACTATATTGATATGTCTCATCAAAGAATGTGTAATCGTGCGCTATGGGAATTTCGTGGTCTGTTCTCTGACATTCGTAAAGAGCTAAGAGAATACTCGGATGAATGGAAAGAAATAGTTGATGGTTACTTAATTCCAAAGTGCGAATATCGCGGATTTTGCACAGAGAAGTATAGTTGCGGCAGAAAACCTAAACTTGATAGGGCAAAACAAACTAACAATGGAAACGTTTGAAAATCAATGCGTAGATTGTGGCCTACCTTGTTTAGTTTACTGCCCATATAAAAATGTCAGAGTCGTATATTGTGATTCATGCGGCTCTGACAATGCAGAATATTCGATTGATGGAGCTGACTATTGCGACAAATGCGCAAGAAAATTTCTCCTAGATTCATTTGATGATCTTAGCATTTATGAACAAGCAGAAGCGCTACAGCTCGACATTGCAACAATCGAATAAATGAAAGGACTAAATCAATGATTGTAATTTTAGGAGAAAGTGCATCTGGCAAAACATCTTTGGTAAACGATCTGATTAAGTCAAATCCAGTTTATCAAAAGGTTGTAACATATACTACTCGCCCTATGCGCCCAGGTGAAGTAGACGGCGTTGACTATCATTTTGTAGATGAAAAAACTTATCTAGGCTTACAGAAAGAAGGATTCTTTGCGGAGAGTGCTGAGTATAGAGGTTGGTATTACGGTACGCCAGCAGATGAATGTAAGAAACCAAACTCAATTATTATTCTAACTCCACATGGTTTGCGCTCATTAAAAGCACTTGGCTATGAGATTATTTCCGTTTATCTCTATGTTGATCGCAGATCACGCCTTATCAATCTTCTTTGTCGCGGAGATGATATTGAAGAGGCATATCGAAGAAGTCTTTCCGATGTAGGCCAATTTGACGGTGTTGAAGATGAAGTTGATTATATTATCGACAATACAAAATACCAAATGACAGAAGAAGATGTTTTGCAATGTCTGAAAAATATTCTAATTGTTAAATCCCCCCGAAACAGAATACGAACAGATGTCAATGTTTGAGAACGGAGAAAAGATTGAGAACGTATAAGATTTATACAGCAGGGAAGATGAGCGGTCTTTCACAAGATGAACAGATTGGTTGGCGTTTTGATATAGCCAGAGCAATATTGAATGCCATCCAAAATAAATTCGATCCCCCGAAAATCGAATTTATACATCCGCCGCTTTTCTATCAATATGGCGCTGAGTATCACAAGAGCGAAAGAGAAGTAAAGGAATGGGATACAACTCAAGTGATGAACAGCGATATTGTTATTGTCAATACAGATTATGTGGCTGATAGTACAGGAACACACTTTGAGCTGGCTATGTGTGATGCGGTAAACAGGCTATCAAACAAGCATATTTTTGTAATTGGTATTGGCAAAACCAAGCCGGAAGAATTACATCCTTGGATCGCAGAAAGTATTATGCGATACGAAGAGAATGTATATGATGCCGCTGAGTATATCGCTGATTATCTTCTAGTTTAATGGAGGATGTAATGACAACAATTCTTTATAGCACTGGTTGCCCTCGTTGCAACATTCTCAAGAAAAAATTAGATGCCAAAAATATTACATACACGGAGTTCACAGACAGAGAACAAATGATTGCCATGGGCTTTAATGATATACCCATTCTTTCTGTGGATGATAAGTTGATGGATTTTGCGGCAGCTAATGATTGGGTTAATAATTATGGCGGAGATTGATATATGCAAATTGAATTAAACTTATCTAAAGATTTTGAGCGGTGTCTTGATGAACTAAAGAAAAAGTATGGCGAAGATTTTGAATATATTAATGGTGTTCATCCTAGTCAATTAGATTTCTCTGAGTTTATTGATAACTTTGTAGATAAAGATACCCTGGCAGACGCAAGCATTGATCCTAATGCAAATGCTAACCATAAAGATATTCGTAGCTTTATGACTGAAAAAGGAAAGAGCGAAGATAAGCTGTTTGGCCTCAATAAGATTTTCATGGAAATCAAAAAGATGTGGGGGTTACGCACAGCCAAACAATGGCTCGAACAGGAATTTAGCAAAGGGTTCTATTTGAATGATAGTACCACCGCAAGCTATTTCCCGTATTGCTGGGCGAACGATCTAACGCGGCTTGCCACAGAAGGATTGTTCTTCCTTGACAATTACAATAACCAAGCACCAAAACACTTAACCACTTATTTTGATGATGTGATTGAGTTCGTTTCGTTCCTGTCCAACCGTCAAAGCGGAGCTGTTGGACTTCCGAATATTCTTATTTGGGCATGGTGGTTTTGGAAGATTGACGTTGAAAAGGGTTATTACATGAAAAACCCTGATTATTACCTTCGCCAGCAATTCCAGAAACTTATTTATCGACTTAACCAGCCTTTCTTGCGGATAGATCAAAGTGCCTTTACCAACGTTTCTATTTTCGATCATCCTTACTTAGAGTCAATCTTTGGTGGTGTAGAGTTCCCTGATGGCACGTTCGCCATCGACCACATTGAAGATATTATCGAAGTTCAAAAGATTTTCATGGAAGTGGTTGCTGAGATTCGCGGTGAACAGAATATGTTTACATATCCAGTTTTGACATATTCGTTGCTAAAGCGAAACAACATCACGCCAGAAGAAGTTGAAGAGATGACGCGGACAAGAGAATGGGACGTTTTTGTTGATGTACCATTTGCCCGTTGGTGTAGCGATCACAACATTGATTGGAGCGATTCAAATTTCTTCTGTTCTGATAATGTTGGTGTCTTGTCTAATTGCTGCCGACTTCTTAGCGACACAACAAAGCTTGATGCCTTTATTAACAGTATTGGCGGCACGGCGCTTTCTGTTGGCTCATGCAGAGTAAGTACAATCAACCTTGTGCGCATTGCCTATGAGAGCGAATTTGATAAGAAGAAGTATTTAAAGATTCTGAGACAAAGAGTTCTCCTTGATTGCAAGGCGCTAGCTTCCATGCGTCATGTGATTCAGAGAAATATTGAAAAGGGTCTTTTGCCTAACTACCAGGATGGAGCAGTAGAGCTTAGTAAGCAGTTCTGCACTATTGGTGGCATTGGTATGTATGAAGTCATGGATTTGTTTGGCTTAATTATTACAGATGAAATCGGCAATAAGAGTTATTCAGATGAGGCGGTTGAATTTGCCACAGAAATTCTCGATGCAATGAATGAGGTTAAGGATTCTTTTGAATGTGATTTCTCATTCAACATCGAAATGATCCCTGCCGAGAATTGCGCCGGAGTCATCTGCCAAGCCGACAACCTACTGTTTGAACAGAATAAATACTTCATTTATAGCAATCAATGGATTCCTTTGATGGAACCTTGTTCCATTCAAGAGAAGTGTCGCCTTGGATCATTGTTTGATGAAAAGTGTGGCGGTGGTTGTATCGCCCATATCAACATCGAAAATCGTTTCCCGAATGAAGATGTTGCATGGGATATGCTTAACTACGTTGCGGCACATGGCGTAATCTATTTTGCTTTTACAACTAAGATTAGTGTGTGTCAGCATAAACACGCCTTTATTGGAACATCAACTTGCCCGAAGTGCGGAGAACCAATTGCAGATACTTACGCTCGCGTAGTCGGTTTTTATACTCCAATTAGTAGCTATCAGAGGATTCGTAAGAATGAATTTGATAAGCGCCGCTGGATGAATGTCTTAGAGAAAGATGGGATCATGCAATAATGCGGCTCAAGAATATTGTTGCAGAAGATTTCTGCAATTATAGAAAACCATCACTGTTTATTGTTTCTGCCACTTGCGATTGGAAGTGTTGCAAGGAACAAGGTTTAGATATAGGGGTGTGTCAAAACGCACCCCTTGTATCTCAGCCGACTACAGATATTAGTGATGAAGATATATATAAGACATTCCACGAAAACGATATAACACAGGCTGTGATAATCGGCGGATTAGAACCAATACTTCAAATCAAAGAAGTTGAAACACTGATTAAATGCTTTCGAGATCGCGGCGAAAACTGCGAATTTGTCATTTATACGGGCTATTATCCTAACGAAATCACGAATGAAATTCGACTTTTATCACAGTACGAAAATATCATTATCAAATTTGGGCGCTTTATACCAGATAGCGAGTCAGTATATGATGAATTATTAGGAATAACGCTCGTCTCAAATAATCAGTTCGCCATGAGGATTTCATAATGAAGATTACTTTAAATCCAGATAAAGAGTATGTAGCTGAAATTAAGGAAGCTCTCAAAAACAATAATGGCTATTGCCCTTGCCGCCTTGAACATACACCAGAAACAAGGTGTATGTGTAAAGAGTTCCGCGACATGGACGAAGGAATGTGCCATTGTGGATTATATATTAAAGAGAAAGATTGAGGAATAAAAAATGAAGATAGTTTTAGACGAGAAAGCAATTATGCCAACCAGGGCGCACAATACGGATGCTGGGCTTGATCTATATTCTCCCAAGGAGTTTGTTGTTCGGGCGCACAATTCGGCCACGATTGATACGGGTGTCCATGTAGAAATTCCTGAAGGGTATGCCGGATTTCTAAAAAGTAAGTCTGGCCTCAATGTCAAATGGAGTATCCAATCTGACGGTGTAATTGATACTGGCTATACTGGCTCTATTGTTGTTAAGCTATATAACCATGCCAATGTCCCATATGTGTTCAAGAAGGGCGATAAGATCACCCAGCTTGTTCTTGTGAAGATTGATCTGCCGGAGCTTGAAGTGGTTGATAGCCTAGAGGAAACAGAGCGCGGCGATAACGGATTTGGTAGCAGCGGACGATGACACTAATACAACTTCTTTCTATTAAAATTAGCCAAGAAACAAGGCCGGATATGACGCAAGAGCAAACCGCATATGTATCTGGGCTAGCAGATGCTCTTGAAATAGTTAAAAAATTTGAAGTAAATAATTTGGAAGTTGGTAAAAAATACTTTGTTGTATTGCGCGGCCAAGGCGGTAGTCCGAATTGTATTCGCAAAATGGAGTTATACCGCATCAACCGAAAAGATGTTTACTCATATTGTTTTGTGGATGTCAACGATCCTGACAAGAAGCTAATTCTCCATAATAAAAAGAGCATTGAAAAAAGAGTGTTTGAAACAGCGGAAGAAGCCGAGAAACTAAAAGACTTAGCATTTATTTAGGGCGGGAGAAATCTCGCCCTTATTTGGCAAGGAGGAATAACTATTACATTATTGCCACATCAAAAAATCTGTTTGACAATTGATGAAGCTGGCGCTTATTCAAGTATAGGGCAAAACAGATTGCGAGCTATTATAGAAGAAAATCCAACATATGATTGGATTTTACATAAGGGTAAACACATACTCATTAAACGCCCATTATTTGAACAATGGTTAATGGAGGTAAAATATGTGGAATGACCTATTGACTTATTACCGAATCTTACTGTATAATACAATAACACTTGTGTTGCCGTCTAATGAAAGGCGGTGTCTGAATGAGTAAAAAGACGGCGACAAAAAAACGAACTGATAGCAAGGGGCGTAATCTTAATACTGGCGAATATCAACGTAAAGACGGGAGCTATGAATACAAGTACAAAGACAAATCTGGCAAGTCTCAAAGTATTTATAGCTGGATGTTATTTGATACAGATGAACCGCCAGCGGGCAAACAATGTGTAAAATCTTTGCGGGCTATGGAAGAAGAAATTACAAAAGATCGAATCCACAACTTAGATATTTCTCGAAAAGCCCAAAAGAAAACACTTAACCAAGCGTGGGATGATTACTTAGCAACCGCAATCAACCTGAAGGACAGCACAAGAGAAAATTACACTTATATGTGGAATCATTTTGTGCGGGAATCATTTGGCTCGAAAAAAGTAAAAGATATAACCTATACAGATGTAAAAAAATTCTATATATATCTGATAGAAGAAAGAGGCTTATCTGTCGCTACACTTGAGAGTATTCACACATTGGTTCATCCGGCATTGACAACCGCAGTAAGAAATGAATGGCGACTAAATAATCCTTCGGATGGTGTAATGGCCGCGTTCAAAGTTGGCGATTGGAAATCTGAGCGAATAGCATTAACAGAAGAACAGCAGAGAAATTTTTTACAGTATGTAAAAGAGTCAGAAACATTCAATCATTTCTACCCGTTGTTCATTACAATGTTTGGAACTGGCGCGAGAATTGGCGAAATCCTTGGTCTGCGAATAATCGACTGTGATTTTCGTAAAGAAGAGATTGATATTAACCATCAACTTATTTACCGAAAAAATTCCAAGACAGGCAAAATGGAGTTGCATATTACAACTACCAAAACCAAAAATAGCAATCGTAAAGTGCCGATGATGCCGCAAGTCAAAGAAGCATTAATGGAAGAAATAGATCGGAGAACAAGGGCTCCGTGCAAATCTATTGTTGATGGTTACGGCGGATTTGTTTTTACGACAAGATTTAGCCGAGCTATGACACCGCATAATGTAAATCGCGCCATCGAGAGAATTGTAAAAACGTATAATGAACAGGAAGAGATCGCGGCAAAAGAAGAACACCGCATAGCCGAATTGTTACCTCACTTCACTTGCCACAATGCCAGACACACATTCGCATCAAGAATGTGTGAGCAAGTTTCCGACGAGGTTGTTCTTAAATCAGTTCAGGCGATTCTTGGACACGCCAGTTTTGAAACGACTATGGATGTGTACGCGAAGGCGAATGAGAAGAAGAACAAGCAAGCCATGATCGCCATGAGCAGGTGTGCCGTGTTTGGATGAGTTTACGAAAAAATTTACGAAAAATGCCCAAATTTTTCTAAAAACATTTGAAACTTTTTGAAACTTTTTTGAAATCGCAATACTATATATAGATTGTGTCATAAGTTGAAATGCTATATATTGTATATGATTTACCGATATGGGCAAATCCCGACAATGAAGCCGAACGACTGAAAAGCCGCTTGTATCAACGGTTACAGGATTAACATAGTCGATTTACGAAAAAGTTTACGAAAAATGGCTAGACAGCAACACAAGTGCTATTAAAACAGTAAAAATAAAAACGCAAAAGAAAAGGGTGCAGATTTTGTCTGTACCCTTTTTTTATTCTCTAATGAGAGAGTTATCCTCGCCATCTTATTTATATTGTAAAACAATCTTTCCGCAAATCTTGTAGTAAGGAGCTGGAAGTTCATGCCAAACATAATAGTTATAAGCATCGGCTATAAATATCGCCGCGATTGACAAAACCACCCATGCAAAGAAGAATGGTAAACAAATCATGCCATCGAAATTGCACCAGGTATTAGAGTAATCCCACATCACAGGAAATAGATTTGTATGTAGCGCTAGCTCGCCAATTACTAATTCAAAGAATGTAACTAAAGAGCCACCGATCAATCCTTGTACTAACAGATCAACGTCCCAGGAAATTTTATTGTTGATTTGATCTACGAGTAACATTATTAACCCGCCGCATACACCCATCAGAGGATATGATATACCCCTCCAGGTGACTTCCACGGCTATATAGATACAATAACCGAGCAGGAATAGTATTACTGGCTTGATTGCCCGTTTCATTATTCCGCCTCCTGCGCGATCAAAGCCTTGAGAATATCGGATTGATACTCAGCAGGAATTTCCATACCATATTGAATCGCGGCGATTTCTGGAATAGTCTCAAGAGAATTAATATAAGATTTAAGACTGTTCACATAGGTAGTATGCCATGTTTTTTCATTTGTCGCTGCGGTTACAATAGCGCCGAAATCTGCGGCTGAATACATACGGCAAAGCTCTCCGTTAGCATGATAAGGTATCTCTGTAGCGCCAGTAGATAAAAGAGAGGCTAAAGACAAGAGGTTGACCTGATCTGTCAACTCCATGCTAAAGTGATAAGTTTCCCCATCGGAAAGCTCAAGATCAAAACCGTTAATGATTGCCTGTGTGCAAGCCGCGTTCATTGCGGCAACTTTCATTTCGCGCACATACTCAAGTGTATAATCTGGATCGTCGTGGATTTCAGGTTCCGGCTCTAGCTCGTCTGGAATAACAATCTCTTCCTCTGTCTCAAGAGCTTCCACTAAAGCATTGTATTCCTCCTCATCGACTTCGACAATACTGACAGTTAAAAATTGAATTTCATCATTAATAATGGGACGTAGCCACACATCCCGATACAAAATTTCTTTATAATAAACGTATTCGGCGCTGTCAATTTCACAAGCTATCAACGCGCCATGCTTATGTTGATACCTCAAAAACTCAAGCTGCGTTGCAACTCCAACGATACTCTGCCCATCTATCAATTTGTAGTATCTCATAGTTTACCTCCTTACGCTTGTTCTCTTTCGCCCATCGAGCATTTCTTTTCCACGACTTTGTAATTCTATAGCCGCTAAATAATTCATTATATAGTTTATTCATACTTTTCTTTGTCTGGTAAGACATGGCAATTTCTGAATGTGCATACCATGATTGAACAGAATTGAAAATATCATCCATTGTCATTTCACCATTGGCGAGTTTTGTTTCAAATTTCTTTAAACGCTTACGCATTCTATGAATACCAGCGTGTGTAAGCCTCATTATGATTTTACCATTACTTGTGATATGATATTTGACTTTCATAAAAGTAAATCCTTTTGAGGATTTAACAATATGTGTTTTCTTTAAACTAAAATGTAGCTCTAACTTGTCGGCAATCTTTTCCATTTCTTCAAACAATTGTTCCAATTCTTCTTTAGTCTTTGCCATAACAATGCCATCATCCATATAGCGAACATAGTATTTATACCCACATTTATCTTTAATATAATGGTCTAAATCATTTGCAAACACCAGCGCGATAATTTGTGAGACTTGACTTCCAAGACAAATACCGCATAGCTTATCATTGAACAAATCATTTAATTGCTTTTCTCTTTCATGCTCATCTTCAATCTGCATTATTTCGTAGAATTGATAAGACTTTACTATATCCATAGTAATATCTATAATTCTTTGATCTGTAAAGTGGCGGGCTAATATCTTTCGTATTACTCTGTGCGATATACTATCAAAGTAACCTTTGAAATCGAATACTAAGATATAGAAGATTGAGCCAAACTCTTTTGTTGCTTGTATTAACTTAAGCTTTACACGTTTCCTTGTAAAATCAACACCTTTACCTGGTAAGCTTGCACCATTGTCAAATATTAAAGTATTCTTGAGAACTGGAACGAGAGAATAATCACACAAGATTCTTTGCGGTACTCGATAATCAATTTTAATTGAGGTAATCTTTCGCTCTTTACCTCTTTCTCGAATATACATGGTGAGCACATCTTTTAATGGCGGCATTTGACAGTTATCAAGAAGTCCCATGAGCCTATATAGATTTGTAATTGCGTGTTGTGTGTAGAACTGTACACTACCTTTCCAATCAACATTTAATCTGCATTTTCCTAAACTCGATACCGCGTGTTGCATTGTAAATACTTTATCGTAATTATCATATTCGATATTTTGCCTCGCGCGTTTTGCTTTCTTAATTTCATAATCGCGTTCAATTCTTAATTTGGCGCGATAACCTTTATTTATAGTAATCGCTCCTTTCTGTTAGAAATTACACTCCATCGTGCGTCAAGCGCAAACTCTCGCCCCAGCTATGAAAATATTTCTATCTTCATAACTTGCCCCATATGGGCATATACGCGGAAAGAGTACGATCAGTAGTTATCACTGGTTGCCAGATTTGGATATTCCACCGCATCCTTGTAACAGGCAACGGTATATTTGCCACATAATGTGGAAGGTCATAGTCTCCTTCTCAATAATGATCCTTCGGGCTTATTCATCCTTACTAAATATATTGGGAATCCGAGGGCCACGGCATTCGTGTTACTCGCGTTGTTGTTGTTGTTCGGATTGCCATTATTGTTGACATTCATGAAGTTCGTGCTATTACTGGTATTGGGAGAACGCTCCCACCAGTTATTCGCCTGAACCCAGCCGCCAGCAACAGCCGCGCCACTAGCGCCGCGACATTTAGACCATAACCAATGGTATATAAAACGATAGCCGTATTATATCAATTTATTTAATTATTCTAAGTCTGCATATCTCTTCTTGTCTGTTTCAATTAAAGAAGCCAACATTGTTTGTAAATCGTTGATGTAGCCAGCCCACTCGCGCATTACAGCTTCGCCATATCCCATTAAATTAAAATAAGCAAGCGTTGGCCTCTCGATTGCATTTAGCCGATCTAGTGCTTTTATAAAATGTTTCCTTCTGGTTTCATATTCCGCTTTTGTCTCTGGCGGCTTTTTATTTCCTTCGCAGAGATGATAAAGAATACTATCAGCCATATCCCATAAGGAATATCCACGAGAGTTTTTAATATCCTTTTTAGAAGAAATGATTTTCCCATTTAGAAATTTATGAAACTCTCGCGTTTTCTTTAATATAAGGAATTTCTCTGCTGTTTCTATATCAAGAGCCGTCATTTTCCATTCCTCTTTTCTTTCGATCTTAGCAACTCCACATAATAAAATGATTTCATAATTCGCAAGTTCGCACCACGCGGCGCTAATCCTTAACTCTGTGTCTTGTATGCTACAAAAGGCATACATATATTTTTGAAGTTGCATAAACGATTCGATTGTCTCAGTAATTTTATTTGCGTTGTCCGCACCTTTGATTCTTTTATAAGTAAAGTCAAAACTTATAGAAGCAATTTGGTTATAAACATGATTTAGAATTTCAATAATAGGGTAGCCTATTAATTCGTAACGTCTTTTAGACATTTGTTTAATCCTGGATGTCGTTTCAGAATATAACTTTTCAAAAGTATGTTCATATTCATAACCTGATAAATTTCGTTCGTTCTTACGAACGCTCATATCTATACCTTCTCCTTTTAATCATTGATTTTACGCGGTCTGATACCGCATAGTTTGTTGCGTAATAATATTCCCCGTGGCTTTGATGCCACGGGGCTTTGTTATTTCTTTTATTTGTTGCTAGGGGGTATCCTTCGTTTTCTCTATCATAGAGGATTAGATTGAGAAGCCGAGGGCCACGGCATTCGCGTTACTCGCGCCGTAGTAGTTGGTCGGATAGCCAATATTGTTGACAAACATGAAGTTCGTGCTATAACTGGTATTGGGAGAACGCACCCACCAGTTATACGCCTGAACCCAGCCGCCAGAGGCGTAACTTGAATCGGCGGTGTATGCAGGAGTAATCGCATACTGAGTTAATTCATTAGTAGGAACGAACATATAGCCAATACTACTATTGCCAGTATGAATCCAAATATCGCCTGGATTCATAGCCTTCTGATTGAGCGCCGCTGGGTCTGTATCAGTCACATACATTGTGCATCCATCAGGATTAGTAGTGCCAGAGGATGTGCCTGTTGCTTGTGAAGTTCTAATTCTTCCGCGCCATTTAATTCTAGCATAGTTCGTAGTCAGCCAAGAAATAGGTGAATCGCTAGTACCAATCTCATCGTTGTAAATATTTCCAGAGCCGCCAACCTCACGATAACTTGGCAGATAGACTTTATCTTCGCTTGTCCAAATAGTAGAAGATTGTGAACCAGCGGACGCTTTAATCTCTACGGCGCGAATAATAGATTGCCATTCTTGCGGCAGAGAATCAAACAACCGCCCATTGCAGAACACGCGCATATCACAGTTCATCCAGCCGCCAGAGTTAGTATTGGTAGAGTTCATGTAATGTCCACGAGCGCGGAAGCAGTTATTAGCAATGAAACTAGCTTTACTCGTATCAGCAGAATTGTAATAGTAGTATTTACCAGCGCCCCAATATTCCATGCGGACTAACTCTCTCGGCCATGTGGCAATCTTTTGAGCAACATCATCGCCCAAATCAGCTTCCCAAATCTTCATCCAATGGATATGCCCATTACCATAGTAGCGATAACCGCTATTATACTGGACACCACCAAATGTCATACCAATATCAGAATTGGAAGCGGCAGATCGAAGAAGAACTGTCTTTGTAATTGTATTAGCATAAGAGTCATTTGTATTAGCCCCGAAAGCATACACATATAGATAGTTGCTGCCCTCTGGATGCCGAATGACAACTATATCGCGCCGAGCGCCATTGCCGACAGTAACAGACTTATCACCCCATTGAAGAGTTGGAGCTGTATTATAATACAGTCTAAATCCTTCAGTAGTTTCTCCATCAAATGTTGAAACAAGAGTGGAATTTGCGGCGGCATTAGCAAAATCAAAGTCAATTGCAATAGTAAATGCGGGGCCTCCATTTTCGCACAACTTGATATTGTCCAATGTCACAGCCGTTGAACCATCGAAGTAGTATCCACCGCTCCAATACTGGTCTACTGTAACGCCGTTCAATATATAATCACTCGTTCTTGTAACTGTACGACCTGTACCATCAAGGATTGAAACAGTCTGATTGGGGCCGATTTCAATATCAGACACGTTAGAGAAGTTATAATCATGTCCGAGAATAATATCAGTATAATCCTTATCTTCCCAATATGTGCTCTGTTGTCCAGACTGAGCAATGCCATAAATCTGAGCAACAGTCATATCTTTCATGTCTGTTCCAGCAACGGGCCAAGCAGCATTCATTACTTGCCACTGAGCATACACGGCAATATCGCCAGTCACAAAACCAGTTGACTTATCCCAGCCAGTAAAGACACGATAAATATAACTGGATTCACCCGCTGTCCATGTTGGCGTATCTCCGCTATACACAGCTTCCGAACCATAAGGAATATTGGTCTGAGTCTCTAGCACAGTACCAGAAGTTCTATACCAGATAACGGTGTATGTTCTCGTTGTAGTTGAATACTGTGCGGTAATTGTCCGTGGCCCAGTTATGGCACTACTGATGTTATCCCAACCAGTATAAGTATAAACATACTGCGCCGTTGGGGCCATTGTTGGCAATAAAATATCACTTTCATCGACAAAGTTCCAATCGGTTCCGTCAGACAAATAGATGTAGCCATTGGTGGTGTTTTGATAGTAAACGCCATCATAATTACCGGCATCATAATTGTTGTCCTCCGCCGTTCCAGCGCCAGACAGAGTAATCGTATAGCCCATGGTGATAGGATCATAAGGAACACCGCCAGCGTCAACCCACTGTGTATATGGATTGCCGTTTTTGTCGTAAATAGGATTGCCGTCGCCATTCATAAATGTGGCAAGATACTGTGTAACCATAGCATCATAGGTAATCGTTAGATAAGGCCATGCTGTGTTATACTCGGACAGTAAGCTATTACGCATCGTGGGAGTGTACGCCGCGCCAGTGAGAACAGACTGTGCAGTAGCATAACCATCGTCGCCAATACCAGTCATTAAAAGGAGATCGTCAAGAGTGTCGGTATCAGACAAAGACCAATCAATACCAAGTAGTCTCACGCGAGAAAGGTTAGGCGCGGATTCTACAAGGTTAAGAATAATATCTTTAATGGCCTGAGTAGTAGAGGTAGTGCCAATCGTCAATGCAGCCGTATCTGCAAATTCGCAGTTTTCAGCCACAAGCTGAGTAAGGCTACTAATGTTTGCAATGTTAAGATCGGTCAGATAGATCAAATCGCGCATTGCAAAAGTTGTCGGGGTAGGAAGGTGCGCCGTCTCAAGCAAGCCATTTGTCGCAAAAGAGATACCAGAGAAAGCGGTGTTCTCAAGATATACTTCGCGCAGAGACAGGCATCCGGTTAGATCAAGTGCACCCGTAGCATTCGGGCAATTTCTAACATCAAGATATTCAAGCATTGTGCTGTTGCCAATCGTCAGCCCTTCAAGGTTCGGGTTAGTGTACCCCGTCACATTAGAACCAATTTCAAGCCGCTGAAGGTTAGTCGCCATAGCGAAGTTATTTTGCTTGAAATATAGGTGGGCAAGACCACTAAGCTCCGTAATCATAGGCGCGGAGCAGAAGTAAAGCTCGGTTTCTGACATCTGTCCAACAGTAGTAAAGTCCATAACATAAGACTGACCGCGCTTGCCGCGTGTCTTTGCCACAACGTTATTACTGGTAGAAGTAATGACAACATAGCAATCAATATACATAGACATTGTTGCCGTGTTCGCGGGTTCAACACCATACCAGTTTGTAGGAGTGTTACCACGAACCATGATATTTTGAGAAGTGCAGAAGTCAGACACATACTTAGAAGCATAGTAATAAGCATTGTAGGTCTTGACTTGCTCTCTCTGGTGAGTCTTACGTCCCGCCAGCATAGGGATATAGGTTTCAGTGCCATTGTCCTCATAAGGACGCAGATACTTTCTCTGAGCATCAGCAACCCAAACTCGTTCGGGTCTAGTGGCTTGCCAATCGTCCATTTTCGCAAGGAAGTTCGCAGTATTAAAACAACCAGCACTCTCGCGGTTTCTGTACATTGTCTGACAAGCACCAAAAATTCCTCGGCAGAAAGTAATCCACGCCGCGTCATGTGCATTAAAGACATAGCTACTACCAACAGTATCGTCGGTTTCTAGTCCATAAGTAAAGGATAAACCACCAACGTTGTCGTTGCCTAGGCCAGTATCGTTATCATAATCTTTGGATGGTTCCCAATGAACGAGATCGTCAGATGACCAGAAAGTGTTCTTAGCGACGTTATCCGTCATCAAGTAAGATTCAATGAATACAAAATGATAAATAACAGGGTCAATAACCATGTATTCTTCGCAATGCGCGAGAAGATAAGCCATACGATACTCGTAACTGTCAGTAGTATAAGTTCCAGCGTAAGTATCAATAGAAGTTCCGGCAAGGACGCTATTGCCGTCAGCCGTCCAAGTCAATTCTGCGCCAGCCGTCCAGTTGTTACCATTGCTTGAATAAATACGATTATTCTCGTAGTTGATATAGTAATAGCAAGTAGCGCCAGAAGTGGTATCAGTAGTATACTCAGTTGCGGCATATCCGAAAGCATTAGGCAGACCATAACCATACAAATACACAACATTATAATCATCATTATCATACGTAGATGTATCGTAAGTGCCGCTACCTTTGAATGTATAAGCGTCAAATGTCACAGACTCAGAAAGGGTATTTCCAGTGGCGAGATTAGGATTGTGGTCATACATAAATGCAACGAATCTATCCCATGCTCTCTTAGCCTCAGTAGTCATATCTCCCACATAACGGAACTCATAAACCTTCTGCTCTTCGCCATCCTCTGTAATAACTGCCTCATCTTTACTATTCCAGTCATAGGTCTTTGAGGACATCAAACAGGGAAGAGAAGTGTTATTCGCAACTTCGACACAACAAGCAATCGGGTTAGAAGTATCATGGAACACTTTGGTATTCTTCTTGCTATTGCCGATGTCGCAGATTCCGTACATATGATAGCCAGTGGTATCTCCGAACAGTCCGCCGCTACGATCACGAATAAAGATAACACCTGGAACAAACTCAATCGTATCGCGGCATTTTGTGTTTTTCTTTCTGGCAGGGGAAGTCCAAGGCTGATATGTATTATACCAATCCGCAATAACAGCATTGTTGGCATTCTCGGAAGAAGCAACATTCAGTTTCACATTAAGATAGTCCACGGGAATAGAATTATCTGTCATTGAATAGCCGGATGTGGAGCTTGTACCATCGTCAAATGCAATCGCGCCAGTAGTATAACTCTCATTATCGCTTGTGAATGTACGATTATACTTAAAGTTAATATCCACATTACCAGCAGACTCAAGATAACCGACAGAAGAAGTACCCTGAATTGTCACACAAGCATTGTTCACAGTAAATGTCTTGCTAGTTCCGCCAGCATTATAAATGTGGCGCACAGTATAAGCCACAACATTATCCTTCTTACCAGTTGACATACGGTTAATATCCATAAGAAGAACGTGAAGGTCTGGATTAGCATTGGCTAATTTTGTGTAGTCAATTTCGCCGCTATCATTCAGAATATCATTCCGCTCATAACGTTCCACCATCTCATTTGCATTAGGCGCGTCCATAATAAAGTTGCTCAGTTCGTTTTCGTTAGTCATATATGTAGGATAAGCCTTAATCATATACACATAAACGTCGCAATAATCAGAGCCGATGGTGATACCAACAGGAGAGACTTGTTGCATAATATCATCCGCAGAATAGATGATTGTGCGATCATGCGAACCATCCATCCAGAATTGCAAATAGCGATATTCGGTATCAGGGTGAATGTTCAACTCAAACTCAATGTAGCTATCCTTGCAGTAGTGAGTATCAAGAGATTCGTTGGCAGTAGTAAGCACAGCATTATTCGCCGTCATAACCAGACCAACGCCATTGTTACCGTTGGCGGTATCAAGGCAAGTCAAAACAGGCGCGTCATAAGTACGGCAGTTTACGGCCTTGAAGATGAACTTAAAGTTTTTACCAAACTGCTTCGGGTCATACTTCTTGCCAAACAGATCATAGTTGATAGTCATGGTAGTACCAGCGCGAACAGCGAAGTATTGACGAATGTGATTGTCCTCGTCATATTCGGTATGCAGACCACCGTTAATCCAGTCAAAGTTATTGCTGAAGGTCAGAGTGACAGGATCGCCAGCAACCGTTGTAACACTCCAACTTTGCGCCGCACTATTCGTAGCCAGCTCAGAAGCCTTGAAACGGAAATCATATCCGGTTACCTCGGCTTCGTCAATATCGAGCTGCGTAACAGTAATCGTAAGAGTCTTAGTAGTTGCGCCGCAAGTGATAGTCAGCATCTTTTCACCATAAGTAGTAGGTGAATAGTTCCAGTAATGCACAGTACGATCAACGCCAGTCCAAGTAGAAACAAGGTTTCCGTCCTCATACAGATACACAGTAGTTGAAGTGTTGCTAGGATCGTAAACAACAATAGGAATCTGCACGGTGTTATACTGTGTCATTGTCCGCGTATTAAAGGAAGTCGCAATCACTGGCGCGGTTTCGCCACTTTCGACAAACACCATATCATGTGCCTGTTGCGCCGCTGTGATTTCCACGCCATTAACAGTACCAACCATATAGCGCACAACAGAATGAGCGCCATGCTCCTGCATAGGAATAGTTAGAGCCTGTTGCACACCAGAACGTGTAGTAGTCGTGGCATTAAACAGATAACCAGTTCCGGCAACATACTGATTGGTGGTACTATTCCAGACATAATGGGCATAAGTGCCATGATCGGAGTCATACACAAAATAGTTGGCATTCGCGTCAAAATCATCGTCGGAAGAAGAAGGCAAAACTTCCACGATCACAGGATTGAAATTCAGCGGATCAACATCAATGAAGGTGTAAATCACTTTAGACAGGGCACCATAAGGAGTATAATAATCTGTTACGGCAGACGTATTTACTTGTGCATCATTATAGTTCCAAGTGAAATACATATTGATAGCGTTGACACTCCAAGTCTTAGTAGCAACACTATTGCTCTCACCGCCAGTATCAACACTCACGCTGATCTTAACGGTATTAGAGCCAACGACAAGATGTTCACTAACATCAAGAGTGTTATTTCCCTGGTAAACATCAAAACCAGTTTCCACGGCCACGTTGTTAATATACAGAGTACCAACACCATTACCAACAGTATCACCGCTCGCATCCGTGGCAACAAATTCATACGCAATCACGCAAGGATCGCTATAAACTGTTTGCACGGAACTATCGGTAATGCGGTTGATATAAGCAGTACCAGAAGTAGCGCCGCCTCCGCCACCGCCACCAGGAACATAGCAAGCCAAATCTTCCAGCTCGTTATCATTGCTATCATAGAACCGAAGGTAATAATCCTCATTCTCGTTATAGCGAACCGCGCCAATGTCAATACCAGTTTCCACGATAAAGGAAGTGGTAGAATCGTCCGCGTAAGTCACGGTGATAACATTGTTATTATTAGTAACATCCTTAACCATGTTGGACAGATTATTGAGCGCCGTTTGCATAGCAGAAATTGCACTCTCCGCCGCAGTAAGCCGTGTAATGATAGGATCAATGGCCTCGTCAATAATGGCCTCCATCTCCGCAGTAGAAGAGCCGATAGGCACAAACTGATTATCAATGTAACGATAATGCACATAAGAGCCAGAGCCATCATTCAGATAGTAGTCTGTCAATTCACTGGCAGTTGTAAGCGTATCAACTTTTGCCCATGTCGTTCCGTTTGAACGGTACACGGTGAAATCAGTAAGATTTAAATAATACTTACCATTGTAACTTGCGGCATCATATCCGACTGTTGCGGGAAGGCCATAATCCTTAACATCAATTGTGTATGTGGTTGCGATTACTTCTGAATTTGAGCCAGCAATCATATGCCACTCACCGTCAATGTACTTATAATATAGATAACCAGCGTCACTTTCCACAATATAGTCAATATCCTCTGAAGGATCATCCACATGATCTAGGGAGTCAACAATCACAGTAGAAGTAGAACCGAAGTTATCCCAAGTCTTATTGCCATTCTCATCAGTGATATACCACCACTTATCATATCCGTCGCCGCTATCTTTAGGAAGCAGATAGAAAGTACGATCTTCACCAACATCCGGCAGATAGTTCACGATCTCAATATAGAATGGGGAATAGGTAGAGAATGAAGCATCAGTATAGGATTTCGCCGCCGCATACAGACCACGAATAGCATTTCCTAAAGAAGTGAAATAAATATCTCCGTCTTGTGTGACGTTAGATACAGGAGCGCTATCATGTCTGTAGATGTAATACCCGTCCTCAACTTCCGCCTTCAGCCTATCAAGGTGTCCAGTAGAACCATTGTAGATCAAAGCATCCTGCGCTGTGGCAAAGTCGAATATGTCACGATTATATCCGTGGGTATCATAGACGCTCGGCTGCATAGCCGTATCAGCCTTGGCAAGAGTAGCCTCAAACGCCGCATTGACCTTGTTCCGCGTAATACTCCCATCCTCAATAGTCAGGTTGGCAAGAGTACCATCAGAAATATACTGTTCGAGCAAATCTTCCAGGCCATCCAGCAGATAAGAGATGTATTCACTATCGCTCAGACTAAGCACACTATTGACTTTTGCCACAAGCTGATCGTAAAGAGATTGAGTAATCTCTGTGCTTTGCGCGTCAGCAATAAGCATATTTTCATCAATAGTCAAAACAACCGCATTAGTAGTCGCCCTGGTTGTTCCGTCACTGGCGTACAGCAGGAGGGAGCAGTTGCCTTTAGTAATTTCAGGCGGCAAATAGCAACTATAATCCTGTGCCAGATAAACGTTGTATCCAGTGCCATTCTGAATGAATTGCGCAAAGATACTACTGTATCCTAATGCCAGCCATTCATCAGGAAGGTTGAATACAAACTTCACAAAGTTCTGCGTCCCTTCCACAAAACTCCGTAAATTTGTTGCAATCTTTAACTTTTGATTGACAACGTTAACTAGAATTTCCATTAAATTTTCCTCCTAGAAAAACGAAAAAAATAGGGCAGTAGGAGTTTTAGACTCCCGCCGCCCTTTCTTAAATTTATTCGTCAAGCTGTCCAATGATAGGAAGCTTGCGGACTTTAATCATTAGAGTTTTAAGGTAACCATTGCCGTGGAACACATCTTGGTATTCCTCGTACATTTCTTCTAGGGAACGGAGCTTTCCCGCAGATATACAATTCGCGGCAATGGCATCATCACAAGTATGTGCAATCGAATATCGTATCTGCTTAAAATTGACTTCCTTTTGTTCCTCTAATGATTGTGTAATTTTTTTGAGGGAGTCATTTATCTCCGAAAGAGTAGCATCGTGCGCTTTCAGAGTTTCTTCAAGATTCTCATTCTTTTCTTGGTACTCCTTATACTTCGTGAACCCCTTGTATAACTTTGTCACGCCAGCAACAATCGCCGTAGCAATAGCGATAATTACAATTCCCCAACTAACTAATGTACCAACAGGGAGCTGCGCGAGCAATCCCCATACGGCTTGTGTGTCCACTGTATTATCCTCCTATCTTATGCGACAAGCGCGTTCCATGTATTTTTGCCGACAATGCCATCGACAGTTAATCCTTTTGCCTTCTGGAATTTCTTCACGGCGGCAAGGGTCTTTGCTCCAAATATGCCATCAACAGTACCACAGTTATATCCAAGAGAATTAAGAGTAGTCTGCAATGTTTTGACGTATGTGCCGCTAGAACCATTACGCAAAGTAGGATAACCAGATGCAACCTTAGAAGTAGAAACAGTTGAAGTATTCTTAACCGCAGAGCTGCTATTCAGAGCTTTCCATGTATTAGGCCCAACAATGCCGTCAACTTCGAGATTATTCTTTTGCTGGAACAGCTTCACAGCCGCCAGTGTTGCCGCGCCAAAATCGCCATCAACACCAGAAGAACCGCAAGAATACCCGAGCTCAATCAACCTAGTTTGAAGTTTCTTAACATAGGTGGAATTACTAGAGCCAGAACGTAAAGTAGGATAATCGGAAGATGTAGAGTTGGAAGTATTATTAGTCGGCGCAATACTAGTAGGAGGCAGAGTTGTTAAGCTACCATATTTAGGGATAGCAAATCCGCGCAGATAACGCCCATTGACTTGAATCTGTCGTACCTTAACACTGTCACTGTAATTTCCTTCTATGACATAAATGGTTGTACCAACAACCTTTTGAACTATGCCAATATGATCTGCGCCGCCAGTATTATCAGTGCTTGCATAATTAGAACCATCGTCCCAATCATAAAGAGCAATATCACCAGCAGTAGGAATGTAATTCTCGTTCTCGTGCCAAATGCCTAGTTCTTTACATAGATCAATATAGCGCCCACATCCACATTCACGAGGGATGATCGTATCTGCCAGTTTAGCAACAATAGCCATAGCAGAAACGTATGTGGCGCACCATGCGTCGCTATACGTAACCTTGTATCCAACTGGCAGAGGCGTTTCCCCATTGTAAATATCAATGATTTTCTTATGCGAACCATCGGCCTCGTTATAACCCAGATATTGCTCGCAAATGCTAACAAAGTATGCTCTCCACGCGGCTTCAATTTCCGCAGCCGTAGAAGTCTTTGATGCACTATTGTCCTCAGTCTTTGTTTCCGCGCCAAGCTTATTTAATCCAGCGGCCTTAATTACAGCAGGATAATCCTTATAAGCATAGTTCATATCAAAGTTGCCAGAGCAATCGCTGATTGTCCCCTCGCTTGAATACTGCCAAAGCCCACACTCAATAGAATGAGACTTAGACCACTGAGCAAGCCATAGATCGTATTTGCCAGTCAGAGAAGAGAATCCCTTATTCAGATAGTCAATATTTGTATAGTTGGCAGGGAAGTAGCCGCGCTCTTTCACCCGCGCCATAAACGCATCCCCCATCTGAGTAATCAAAGCATTGGTTGGAGTTGCGCCATTCTTCACCGCATTGTTATAGCTATCGTACTCATAGTCAAAACAAATAGGATAGGTGAACTGTACGCCAGTAGATTCAATTGCATTGCAGATATAATCAGCCTCCGCCTTTGCTTCTGCAACAGTGAGAGCATAGCTAAACCAATACGCGCCAATTGCCACGCCAGCGGCGCTGGCGTTTTTCGCGTTATTGATAAAGGTATTATCAATGTGGTTTTTACCATACCCGGCGCGAAGGATAGCAAAATCAATTCCAGCAGCCTTGATCTTCGACCAGTTCAATGAACCATTCCAGGTAGAAACGTCAATGCCTTTTGCTAAAATTTCGCCCATTGTTTCGCTCCTTTCTATAAAATATAAAAGCGACGCTTTCACGCCGCCCCTTGTCATATGTCAAGTAGTTTGACAATTATTCAGCCGCAGTTTCCTCGGCCTTCGGTTGTTCCGCAACAATCTTGCGGAGAGATTTCAAAGACTCATTAATTGTATCGTCAATAAATGATATAATAGACTCTTGGTCTGTAACTTTCGCCAGCACAGGATATTCAGCGAAAATCTTCTGGATAACCTGGGAACGCTTAATGCTTCCAGCTTTCGTCCATGTTTCATAATCTACTTCTGCATCTGTAATCCATTTTAGCATAGACTCTTTGATTTGAGATTTCGCGGCCTCGACACGTTCCGCTTTGGTCTTCTTCATATAAGACTTAATCTTCTCCCAAAGAGCAACCGCCAGACCAATGATAATAATAATCGAACTCCAATTATCATTCAAAAATTGGAGTGTGTTTTGAATACCAGTCAACATCTTGATATTCCTCCATTATAAAATTGTACTTTCATTGGCGGTAACTCCGGCAGCAATAATCGCCGCCAAAGTGTCACCATTGATAGACGAATTATTATTCTCGTCATCTAATTCATCGTCTGTGACTTTGCCCATGCGCATACTCATTTTGTCGCGCTCAAGAATATTCTTTTCTTGTTCTTTTTTTCCGTGAAATGCTTTTAGACAGTAGATAGCGTAGACTAACACTTGCGCCGCAATATCAGAGATCAACACGCCAAGATATGATAAATCAGAAAAATGCCACATGGCAACTAACGCATACGCCACAATAACATTAAGAAGAAGGAACAAGTAAATGGCAATCATCTTACTCGTTTCCTTCTTCTTAGGAGTCTCATATTTGGCACGTTCTTGTTTCAATTCATTGATACGTTGCGCTTGTTTGTTACGCTCTCTAATCTTTCGTAATTTACGGTAATATCGAGCGTCGGTCATGGCTATCACCGCCTATGAGGATGTTTCTTTTCAAAATAGTCTAGGATATTACAAGCTAGCTGTGCAGCTTCGCCGCGAGTCAGAGGCTCATTAGGGCGGAAATTGCCCTTATCGTCGCCAATCATAATTCCTAGCTCAGAGACACGTTTGATTGCCTCACCATACCACCGCGTATAATCCACATCGGGAAAAGTTTTCATATCAACTACCTTCTTTCTGTTTTTCGTTTTCATCTTCAATCATCCATTCCAATACAAACATTTGCTGAGAAGTCAATGTGCCAGAAATAAATGTTTCCTCGTTTACTCGCATGATGGGAATATCACATTCGATTTCGCCATATGGTTTCAATTCATCGACAAAATCTGCGAATTTATCATTATCAATAGTAAACCTACCATCTGGCAAAACCTCACCATATTTTCTAGCAAGAGTTTCGCGCATTTCACAAAACTCTGTGAGTTCATCTAAGAATTTGCGGCGATTTTTCGCAATAGCAAATCCGAGTTTTCCTTTTTCATTTGCTTCCGATAAAACTTCTAGGCTGTTAAAAGCCTCTGAATTTTTAAAAACCATTATTATACTCCTATTTATACTTTAAAAGCAATAATTCTTGTTGGTATAGCATAAGTATCACTCGATTCAACTGAGTTACTTGCATATGCCCTAGTCGCTCCGCCAAATGTAATTCTGTTATTCGAGAAATTAAAACTAACCTCTCTATGCACAGAACTAACATATCCAGATGAACCAGTGAACCAAGACATATTCAAAAAAGCAACCACGCTAGAATCGCTAGTACGATATACAATACAAGAACTTCTATCATTGGTGTATGTGGTACTCCAACAAAATTCTACAATAAACATATTATAATTAGACATGGCAGTATTTGTTGTATATGTTCCGCTTGATACGGAACTAGAAGGGGAGCTATTTGTATAAAGAATAGTTGGAACACTCCAATACGTTATATCCTTATAAGAAATCCCCGCATTATAGAGTCTCAATACACCATAATCATTATCCGAATTATTATTTACAAACATTGCCGCCCTATTACTGCCACTGGCGTTATACAAATCTAATTCTGCGCCAACATCATATGTAAATAGTCTCGTTCCAATTACACCAGAACTATTATACATACGCAAAACAGTATTACTGCTTGTGTTTGCCGCGCCAAAATAAATGCTGCTACCAGTATATCGCATATGCCCATCCGCTAAATACAAATCTCTTTCGGATGAATTATATGTGCTCGTCATTCTTACACCAGTATCAGTAACTATGATATACTGTGAACCATCACTATTTGATAAAACAATTCCATTCGTGCTGGCAGTTGTTCCATCAAGGAATCCTTGAGAGCCGTACATAAAACCAACATAGCCACCAATGGTTGATGAGGAAGCGCTTTGATAAACTTTTAATGCGCCGCCAATACTCAAATCGCCGCTAATCATGCCAGCGCTTGCATAGACTGTACCATATATGATAGCGTTACTTGCTTGTAATAGTCCAGCAGATGAAACCGTAAATCCAGTTGCGTCGCTTGCGGGAGTAGAACCAATAGTCCCATCTTTTTGAATATAAACCGTTAAATCAGGTTTGTCAGATAGAGAAGAATAACTTCCAGATGTAGCAACCGAGGCAAGGCCGGACACGCTACTTGAAGCAACAGTAACCCCACTACCAAGTGTTAAAGATGTTGCATAAATTGAACCATATATAACCGCATTACTTGCCGTTAAGAGTCCGGCAGAGGATACTTTAAACCCAGTGGTGGTAGAGCTTGGAGTCGAACCAATAGTTACGTCTTGTTGCACATACACGGTTAAATCAGGCGTACTAGAAATCTTATTATATGGAATAGTAACATTACTTCCCAATGTCAGTGACGTTGCCGTGATCTCGCCAGAAAACACACCACCACTAGCATATACAGTACCGTCATTCTTCACACCAAATTTCGAGCCAATAGCAAAACGCAAATTAGATCGAGATGTACCGTTAATTGATCTTGTGAAATCCGATGTAGATAAAGTAACGTCACCAGCAGATGTTCCAGTGTTTGCAGTACCAGAATAAATTCCGCCAGATGTAATGACCCATCCAGAAACTCCGCCAATGTAGCCGGATGTTGCCGTGATTGATCCAACAATGCTCACATTACCAGATGTATCAGCGGTAAAAACGGTATTAGTGCCATTTTTAATTGTGATACCAATATTCGTAATTGCTACACTATTGCCCTCATTATAAATTCCAAGGCTTTCACCAAGGATCAAATGACCCACCAGCTTGTCCGCAATAACACCGTATCCTTCTTCGGTTTGTTTGGTTGAAGGATTGTAAAATGTAAAAGCGCCAATACCAGCTTTTGAAGTAAGCCAATTATCATCTGTAACATATAGCCCACGATTTATAATCTTTAACTGCCGATCATCATAATTATCGTCTATAGAGCTATATTCTCTAAGTAATAACCCATATCTATCCCATGTCACATTCTGATTATCTGCACTATTGACAATTTGTGAAGTTGTTAGAGCTAAACCTTTATTGACCCAATTCTGAACAACTGACGCAGAATTATTTCCTCTCGTTGCCTGTTTTTGTACCGCGCCATATGAGCTTGCCATACTTGCAGCACTATTTATAACACTTGGGGCATCACTTCCAAGTTTTTTATCTTCATACATAACATCAGAAAATGTTATTGAAAGATTTTCCAACTGATCGTAATTTATTTCATAATCCAACAATCTTAATTTGTATATCTCATCATCGACTTCAATTCTTATCCAATTACCAACTTCAAAATGATCTCGAATTGGTGCGAACTCAGGCATGGCTAGCAAATTCTTTAATGTTGCAGATATACTATGTTGATTTGTAGCAGATGTTTTAATCTCTTTTTCTGCTACTTCCATAAATTGTTGCGCCATTAAAAATAATTCAGATGTGTTAAGCCCGTCTGATATATAGTTAGAATTTGTATAAGTATCTTCACGACGATATGCGGCAAATTCCTTCCACAATGTATCACCGATAAACGCTTCAAAATTAAGCGCTGATTGGATAGCCTCAATCCTTGCATAAAGAATTGTCTGCATTCCATTTGTTTGTACTTGCCCGCTTTCATTATACACACCATATATCGTGGCAATTTCATTTTCTCTTGTTACCATCTCTGCTTGAATTAATCCAAGCTTTTGATAATATGGTAAATAAATCGTGTTATACAAATTTACAGACGCGCTTGCCCAATTTGATGGATTGGCAATTCCTTGTTCAACAAGAATATCAATACAACCCTGGCAACACTTTTCAAGATTACTCAAATTATCTAAACTATGCTGTTTAAGGAAATTTGCAAATGTAGTATTAGAAACAGATGGCTTAAACATATCAACAATATCTGTAATATCACTATCATTATCAAGCATCTTGCCAATCTTTTGACTTACATATGTAGCATAATCAGAATTAATTGAAATTGTAATTGTGCCAGTTGTATATGTATCTTCTTCATTTGAATAGCTAGTAACCTTAATTGCGCCCACCCATGTGCGTGTTGACGAGCTACTTGAATATGCTGTTAAGGTTGCTCCATCAACAATTTTCACTTGATAACGAGAGTCCACAATAACTCGCGCCATACCTTGTACGGCGTTCGATGCGGTTGACACAGAACACGCTTGCAGATTAGTAACCGCAACGGGCGATAGATTACCAGCAGTTAGCAAGGCTACTTGAGCCGCAGCCGTTGTATTTGATAACTCAGCATTTGGCATCATACTTGTCTGAAGGAACAAGTTGAAGTCAATCGTATTATATAGAGCCGCCATAAGTTCGGCATAGCCAGTGAGCGTAGCGGCAATAGGAGATAGATCGTCCATTCCAAGACTATATTGTGCATTAAGCGCAATATACTTATTTAACAGAATATTATATGCTGTGCGAATAGAGTTTGTCGGAGTATATGTTACAGTTTTTTGATATGATTCATATAATGTATCATATGTTTCTAGCTTGCTTTGAAGTGCGGTAGACATATCCTCGCGCACATCATCTGATATATACCAAATATAATCAGAGCCATTCGGATTGCAGTTGCGAATCGTTGCCGTCATTAGATCGTCGCCAGCTTCTAACTTAAAACAATTCTTCACGCTATCTGTATCAGTCGAATACTTTATATTATCAGCTAGATTATCAACAGAAACGAATATGGTGGTATCATCACCATAACCAGAAATAATATTCGTACCGCCGCAATTTGTACACGTTCCGTTGAACTCACCTCGTGTGCCACAATCGCTGCAATAATCCTTTAGATCATAAACACGAATTGAACGTTTCACTAGATTATTACTATCCAAGGTACAACGTACATCAAACAGACAATCATATTCTTCTTCAATTTCTATAAAGGCATCATATATACTCTTTCCATCAAAAGAAAAAGTCCGTTGTATTCCGGCGATAGTGGGAGATACATATTCAATTGAATAGTGTGGGGCTTTCTCTAAAATCCTATCAAGCATTGAGGCATTGCTATTCTGGTCGTTGTATAAAACTGTTATTTCATAATCGTCTCTCGCAATATCTGTTTCAGTATTAATTTCAATATTATGTAATAGAATTTGAGAAAGTTCACATACACCAAGAGAATAAGCAGAGATTGATTTGACTGTTTCATCAGATTCTTCTAAATTTAAAACAATCTCATAAAACATTTCATATTCAGGACAATAGATAAGTTTGAAATCCTTTATTTGTTCCCAATATACTTCACAATCATTTTTATAAACACTAAACGTTGTTTCGGATGTGTGCATAGTGTCTTTAAATTTGATTTCTTTCGCTGGCAACTGACATATACGTTGCCCGTTTCGCCGCGTTAAAATATAAGTAGGGTCTTCTACTCTATTCAGATTATCAAGTTTAATCTTACTCATTCATGCCCTCCTTATATACAGTCTTTGATAATTGGATCAAATGTTATAGAAATTGTACACGGTGCATTTACTACAATCACATTCCTATTATCATCATAGTTGTTCCCGATTTTCAAAAACTTGAAATTAAAATCCGTTGCTATATCATGTGATGCAGAAGTTGTTTCAATAATCTTTGTTTGACCGCGCATTGTAATAACTTCGCCGACGGCGCAATTTGTAATGGTAGTTGTTGTACTTTCTAATATGTTCTGGATTGTATATGTCCCTGCTTGTCCGCAAGTAAGAACAACATCTGGATAGATATAACCAACGTCATCTGACGGGTCATATACATTATCTGTATAGCTATCCGCCGTACAATCAGCAAAATCAATCCAGTTGTAGTAATTCGACACATAAGCATCGCCAGTGTTTTTGTTGATATATATTTTCCCTGTATTCGCAGATGCAATATACCCAGCAGTTGTTGGTACACCATAACCATATATTATTGTTGGTGTACCAGAAGTTAATCTTGTTATACGGGCGACAACGCCACTTTCATTTGGGTACGTAAAACTTGCTGTGCCAGAAGCGGTTATATTAAATATAATACTATAGATAGTATTGAGCGAGTTTTGCGAGCTACTATCATTACTACCGCTATACACGACAGAGCCGCTAACAGCTCTTGTGGCGGCGGTTTCATATGTTACATTAAAAATTATTACATCATCAGAACTAACACTAATGTTGCTCGTTACATAATAGTTTATTCCACCACTCGTAGTTGTCGATGTATTAAACGGCACGTTCGCCGCAGTGTATTGAACGCCTGTTAAATCAAATGTGCGTTCGCAACTACTTGTGTCTATTAATTTAGTAATTCTTTCGGCGTAACCAAACGGTTTATCCGTTGTCATTTCTAAAGTAATACCCGCCAATTTTTCGCCAATTAAAATTTTCGATAGATTGAAACTGGATTTATAAAAGCATGGCTCGCGGTCATAATCATCGTCTTCGTACAAAGCTTGAAATAGACAAAACTCGCCGCGATTAAGCCATCTCGCGATATCTCTATATTCATCACTAGAAATATACATATCTTTTTGATCGTATTTATCAGGGTTTTTGCAAATATCAAATGTTGCTTGGATTGTGCCGCTAAAATCAGCGCTGGTCAATGTATTGCTTTTGCCATGATTAGTCGATACCAATTTGAAATCAATTTGTGAACCTACTGACACATTATTCGCGCCAGAAGCATTTCCAAAGTCGCAGATGATGAAACCAAAATCACTTAGATATTGACCATCATATTCAAAGTCTAGTGCAAGCATTTAACTTCACCCCTTTATTTTAGAAATCTGTTCTCCCATCTCTTTTTCATATCTCGCCTTGAGTTCTTTAATTTCTCCAACAACAGTAAGATAAGCATGTTGATATTGCCGCGCCTCTGCAATAATATCAAGATACTCTTTCTGTGTACTTTCAACGCTCGCTTGTAAAGTTTCAATCATTGTATCTCTGTGTTGGATTTTCTTTTTTAACAGTTCGTTTTCTATATGTAGATTCCTATTCTCAAGCTCTAACTCTCTTAGTCTTTCTTCCATAGTTCTACCTCCCCATTATACAAAGAGGGAGAGGTAGAACTTAAACCTCTCCCTAAAATCTTATTCTATATTTGTCCATTGAGCTTCGCCCAACTAATTTATTAATGCTCATTGCCTCGATAAGTTTTTCAAACTTCTTATCACTCTGCATCTGCCGTACAAGATCGTTGTAATCTTGAACATGGTCTATCTCAATATTCAAATTAATATCGCCAATATTAGTTCCAGTATCCGCGCCAGAACCAAGACGTGAAAGAACGCTTGAAGCTATATCGGCTGCTTTATCAGAGTAAGAGTAGCTATAATTGCCGCCATTCAACAGTGATAATGGCTGTTTAGCAATCGCCCTTAGAGAATCACGAAGATTAACAAAGTTCTTAGTATCTTCCGCGTCAAGAACGGTTTCCGGCCTTCCGGGAGTACCGTCCAACCACGCAAGTCCAGTAAAGTCAACTTCGCCGCCGCGTTTATAATTCTTAAACTTCTTGCGCATTTCTTTGTAGCTGTAGCCTTTGGGACTATAGCTAGAAGTATAAGAATATCCTTTATTAACAATGGTCTGAATCCCGTTTCCAGAGCCAAACACTTCTGTCAGTCTATTGGCGCGGGTTGGGTTTGTACTCCACCCATAGTTACCATTCCAAATAGCCGCCGCAACGTGTTTCTTAATGCTGTCTGTTAATGTTGGCGCAGTAAAAGTAGAAGTTGTCTCTTTCTGCTCTTCCTTCTTTGTAGACTCACCATTCTGAGTAGCTGGAACAACAGACTTATCAACTTCTGTAGTAGTAGCAGTTGCCGCAATTTTCGCCGTTGCTTCTTCTTCGCTCTTCTTGATTAAGCCATCTGTATATGCTTTGATACCATTGATCGCAGCATTAGTTGTAGTCATAGTAGAAGTGAAATTATTGCTATACGTCGTAATCGCACCAGTTGTAGCGAGGATTCTTTTTGCGACAGAGTTATCATCTTCGCCATTCATGGCCTTTTTCAACAATTCAGCATCGGCGCTAGATAATTGCCCCTCTGTAATGAGTTGGTTGATTAGCTTTGTCGCAAGGCTATTGTCGCCGCCATTAATAGCATTTTTCAATTTCTCAGCATCCGCCGCAGAAAGTTTACCTTCAGATTGAAGTGTATTGATGAGCATATTGGCGAGACTTCCAGAATCGCCGCCATTAATAGCCGCCTTAATATCTTCCGCTGTAGTTGCGGCCTGTTTCCATAACGTTGACAGTTCGCCGGAAATTGTATATCCGACAGATTTCGCCGCGTCATTTATGGTTTTGTTAATTGTGTCAGCGTTAAAATTAACATCATCTGTTAATTCGCTTATCAGCAAATCAACATCATCAAGCCGTGTGTTCAGAGTAGTCTCATACTCCAAGTACAAATCATCTAGGAGCTTCTTTTGATCCTTAATATACTGATCGTATTGAGTTTCCTCTAATTCCTCTTGCGCGTCGATTAACTCTTGATTGAGTTTCTGTAGCCGCGAAATATTTTCCTCCGAAGAGTCACCTCCGTAGGCCGTAATCTGCTTCTGAATTGATGCAATATTCGCGGTCTGTTTCTCGATATTCTTACGATAGTCATTGAGTGACTTCGCCGCATCTAACGAATCCTCATAGGAATCAATCAACTCTTTTAGCGCATCAAGCTGGGCTTTAATACCTTCCTCGACAAGAGCAACCATAGCGTCCTTTTCATCGTTGGCCGCTTTTATAGAGTCTTGTTGCAGTTTGAGTAATTTTTCTCTCTGCGTAATAAGGTCGGTATTATATGGGTCTTTCGCTATGTCCTCGTTGATCTTCTTGATTTCCTTGGCATACTGGTCGGCTTGGTTCATGTAGATGTTATAATTCATACCATGCAGACCAAGATTGGTTAGGCCAGTATCGGTAAAGTTACCCTGTTTATCTACATTATCACCAGTTAATAAACTCATTAGGAAATCACTTTCCTGAGTCATTTGTCCAATTCGATCTTGCGTGAAACTAAAGTAAGACCATTCAAGCTCGCGCATAGTCTTAGCATATTTGGCCAGCGAAATATCAGCTTCATCCAAGGCTTCCTTAACCTTGTTGATATTTATTTGCATCTGGTTAAATGCTTCGCTGCCTTCTTCGATTTCGCCGCTATTAACAGCCTCAGACATGGCGCGAGTTAGCTCTTTCAGCTCTGCTTCGAGAACTTCTTTATTCTGTTTCTCTGCTTTCTGAAGGGCAGTATAATAGGAAGTAGCCGCCAGTCGGCCACGTTCCTCTAGCAAATCAAGACCATTATTGTAGGTTGTTGCCAAATGGCCGATTAAATCAAGCTGTTGCTCAAAATCCGTTTGGGCGCGAGTAAAGTTTTCCTCATAAAGAGAGGCAAGGGTTTCATGGAGCGTATCAACAGCTTTTGAACATTCTAATGATTTCTCATACCACTCTTGATACTTTTTGATAAGCTCCGCCGTTGCGTCATCGTAATCGTTGATATCAATAATACCTTCGCGTACTTTTGCCGCCAAATCAGAAGATAATCCAACAGAGTTTGCTTGTTGTAGATACCTCTCTGCGGCGCGAGTTTGTAGATCAATCTCCTGCGCAACAAGCTCGATCTCGTCATATGTCGCCGCCATCCGGCCTTTGAGTGACAAATATGTACTATCGGCAGTTTCTTTCAAATTAGAAATTGCGTCCTCAATACGATTAATCGCAATTTCGATCCAGTCGATAGTTTCTAAATCATCCGAAGAAGATGAACTTGAAGAGCTAGAAGAACTGGACGATGAACTACTAGAAGAACTTTTTGAAGAGCTGCTACTTGATGAAGTAGACGACGTTCCACTATACCCCGTAGACTTTCCACCGCTTAAACTATATGTCGTATAACCAGAGCGGCCAGCGGCAAATGCTGGGATCGCATCACTGAAATCATTGTTCGCTAGTATCTTTCTGGTTTCCGCCGCTGTATAAACAACGTCGCCTTTATTCAGGTGCCCAAGAACGGGGCCATTAACGCCCGCCAAATATGCACTACCATTAGATACGACCAACTCTGGCTTGGGAGTTCCAGATGGTGAGTATTCGTCGCCAAGTAGGGAAGTACCAGACTTGGCATATTTGGTGCCAGCCGCGTTAGATTGCACATTTCTTGTATTAACAGTTATAGTGACAGTCTTACTCTGAATACTGGCAATATAACTCCGCAAAGCAAGCACATTCGCCCTGGCTGTTCCAGTATTATCTAGAACAGTTGCTTGAGTATTTTGTGGCAAACCATTAAGTAGATCATAAATAGCCGTAATTTGCGCATTAGCATCATCTGTATTACCATTGAGTATAGCTTGCCAATCTGTTCCAACCAATTCTTCTAGTTGTGTTTTGGTAGCATCAATAGCAATCGTGGCGGGGCCGTTATCGGTATCAATAGTGATTTCTATTGTCGTATCACCGGAAGCGCCGCCAACGTCAATACCTTGACTTAATGTTTCTTTCGCGTTATTATAGGCTTCAATAACAGCTTGTGTAGATTGATCAAGAGCTTCGGCAGAAGCGTCGAATGTTCCCGTTTCAATCGCGGCAACATCTAAATCTGTTCCATCAAGAGCCTGTTCCAGCGCCATATTTAGCGCAGCAAGTTTTTCCTCGGTTGTGCCAGCCTCGTTTGCGATATTCTGCATAAACGAGATAACATCTTCCGGGGTTTGAAGGTCGATCTCATGGAACTGCGCAGCTCTCATGATAAGGTCATATAATGCGCCTTCGTCAATTTCGAGCCATTCAGCTAGCTCGGCCAGATTTGCGTTATCAATGTCAAAGGTAAGTTCTCCGTCCGCGTACTCAAACTCATTGAATAGAGCGGCAACCTCCGGGTGGAGATCAACCATCTCTTGCAGATCGGTTAAGAAAGCATCCGTGCCAGAGTAATCGTCGCCAGAGAACCATGCGTTCTTAGCTTCAACCCAGCCCCAAAGAGCATCGGCATTGTGGGACTCGATCATCTCCATTGGAGCGCCCATGGCCTCGGCAATATCCCAAAGGTTAGACTCGCTACCAATTAAGCCACCCTCGAACATCTCAAGCATCTTGCTCATACCAGAAACACGAGAATCCCAACCAGCGTCGTTATTCTCATTCATAGCATCATTCAACGCCGAGATTGCATCGTTAGAGGCGTTGATCGCGTCGGATAGTGAGATATACTTATCGGATAGACTTTCTATGTATTCACTTGTTTCCGATGCCGCCTCAGAAGCATTGTGTAAGTATTCGCTGATTTGATCTAAATTCCATCCAGAAATATCCTGGTTTTGCATTAGATCAAACAAATCTCTTAATTCATTAACGCTTAAATGACTAAGAAAATCATTCCAATCTCCCCAACCAACATCAATATTGTCTGGTTTGAGTTTACGAAGTTGACTTAGAACTTCATCAACATCAATCGCGCCAATAGCAGAATTGATTGTATTAGCCAGATCATCAACAGATATTCCGGCTTCATCAGCCGCCGCCGCAAGTTCTGGAAACAGAGTTCTTAACTCGCCGCCACTCATTCCATTCATCGTGTCGGCAAGCTCTTTAGCATCATCTACCATTTTAGAAATAGAAGAATCAGATATGAACTCGCTTATCTTTCCTTGCGCTCTTGCAAATTCATCATCACCATATAGGATATAATCATATAAAGCATCAATCCGTTCAACATCTTCCTGATAATCTTCATATCCGTATATAGATGTATAGAAATCGTCTATTTGTGGCCGATAAGTTGTTACTTCATTCTGCCAATAGAGCATAGCCTGATAAGCGTTTTGAGCTGCTGCGCTATTCTTATCAACTATGCCTTCATATTCTGCCGCTGCTTCATTTGCTTTCTTTTGCGCTCGATAAACATAATCAATAATATCAATGTGTTCATTCGCAGCGCCAGCACCACCAGCTAAAAAATCATACCAATGTTGCTCTCCGCCGTAATTTCCTGCGGTATTCCAAAGAAAGCCTTGATTATTTACCGCATCATGAGCATCACTAGCAGCTTGCATACCTTGTTTACGAGCATCTTCTTCGCGCAATGCGATTTCACGCTCAAGCAAAGCATTGGCCGTTTCAAGCTTTGTTAATTCCTGTTGTTCAACTAGGGTTAGAGAACCTTTCGCTTTCAGTTCATCAATGCGATCCTGAGTAGTTTGAAGTTCTCCATTAAGATTATCAATTTCAGATTTCGTCTTTTCATAGGCTTGACGAGATTCCTCTGCCTTTTGAGTTGCTTCTGAAAACGAAACAACAATAGAATCTATGACAATCGCCGTAGCCGCTAGTGCCGCAATAGCAATAGCCGCTGGGCCAAGTACAGCAACAAAAGTTTCAGCCGCTGCCGCCGACATTCCGAACCCATTAACTAGAGCTGCCGCCATTGACGAACCAGCAGTTTGTACCCCTTTCATTACTGTCAATCCAGTACGGAGTGTAGTAACGAAAGTTTTAATATTCAAATTGTTTGTCATATGTATTTCTGGTTACATATTAAGGAGGTACATTTATGCAATATTCAATCGCAGATGAAATTAGAAAACTAAAAGACCTTGCAGATGAAGGCATAATCACTCAAGAGGAATTTGAAACACAGAAAAAGAAAATTCTTAACAATGATGTTTCAGACACTCAATCTAATCCTGCAAACATTCCGGCAATAGAAGAACTCTATAAGGTTGTTTTAAATGAAATTCCAACAAAATCTAAAGAGGCAACCATTAAAATGATCTGCATTACAAATTCAATTGGTTACAACGAAGCATGGGCCATGGCTACCAATCCGCCAACAGTAATACGAACAGGCATGAATATCACACAGGCCGAAAGTTTGGCGGCAAAGTATGAACAGCTAAAATGTAATGTATCTATTGAGCTGGACAATAATGCAATGCAAGTAGAGGCGCGGCGTAAAGCAACCATATCTAAAGATATGGAAAATGAAGATAAATTGCGCTGTCCTAAATGCGGCTCTTTTGCAATTACAACTGGCGCACGAGGCGCTAATTTCACGTTTGTTTTGTTCGGCGCTTCAAAGACCGTCAACCGATGCGGCAAATGCGGATACACATGGAGTCCGGCAACAGGGAGGAAGGTCTAAATCTTGCGCCGCAATAAAAATTTTAACCACTACATATAGTGTCAATGAATTATACCACACGCAATATATAGTATTATTTTGCCGATAAAATTTGTCTTTTAACTAATATAAATACTAATACATCTAGTATTATTAACTAGATGTATTTTTTTCTCCATCCAGAAAAACAACCAAGGAGAAGTGGCTGATTTATTTTACAAACTCTATGCTACTTCTAACATTGGAATGCCGTGCTGTTGCCAGCGAGCATAGAACTATCGCCGCCAAATAAATAAACTCGACAATAGTAATTTCGACTGTATATCACGCTTAATCAAAATAATGTTTGACAAATATAAAATAGTCATGTATAGCAAATAATAATGATAGCGAACCCCCTTACAGTCAGTGTGCCTTCCCGTTTTTCGCGCCAAGTAGATACTTGCCCAAGGCGAAACAGTCCCGATCATAAGAAGGGGAGAGGGGCTTGGTGGCGGACTACTCATTGTGATAACCTTTAGCATTATGATTTAGCATGGGTCATCCGCTGTTTCTTTCTGCCTTTCGGCGGCTGTCACGCTCATCCGTTAGGATCACGTTGTAGCACAGCGGCATTAGAGCTTCCCCGCAGTTTGAGGGTTTATGCAAAACAGGCTTGCGCCTGTAAAGGGCAATTTTGTTTACCAAAGTTTTTGATTAGGGCGACTAATCCGCCAGCTCCGGCCAGAGCCGCAAGAGTTCCACCGGGGCCGAGTTTTTCAGTGATCTTGTCAACCACTTCGAGGATAGAGGTTAGAGCTTCTACCGCATTTCCTATATCTTCGCGTGGGAACAAATTCTGAATTATTCCAGTTCCAGTCTCTTTGAGAGCATTTAGTTTATACTCAAGAGACTCCATAATAATAGACATCTCTGCGTCGGCATTGCCAGCAGAGTCCTCCATTTTAGACATGGCTTCTTCTGCCGCGCTAAAGTTTTGTAGGATCGCCGCACCGATCTGAGCACGAGTTTTACCGAATAGTTTCTCTAAGAGTCCTGCTTGCTGTTTATCGGTGAGATCGTCCCAAATGTATGAGATGTCGCGCAAAATCTCATAGGTGGATTTGTATGTATCCGCATCCTCCATAATCGAGATTTTACCATTTGTAAGTTCCGAAATGTCAGATTTAATATTAACTAGGCTTTCGTCCAGTTGCTCGGTTTCCTCATCCATTCCGCGAATACGCATTGAAATTGTGCGCAAACCGTTACCAACCTTGCTGGCATTCTGCGTAATCTCAGTACCAGCCGTAATAAGGGCAATCGTTTCTTCTAGCGTATTGTTCGCTGCCGCCATAGCAGATGATGAGTTCATAAGACCTTCGGAAAGGTCAGCGTTTGAAAGCGCAAAGTTGTTACCAACAATATTAATCTTCGACATGATGCCATCTAGCACTTCGTTAGTCTGCACATCAAATGCTTTCATAACACTAACAAGAGTACCAGTTGAATCATCAATGCTCATGCCAGGAGAGATAGATGCAAACTGCGCCGCAAGCTTTGACATTCTAGTAGCATCTTCATAACTACCATATCCAAGGCGGCTCCAATCCGCGCTTGTCTGAATAATCTCTTGTGTTGTGCGGCCTAGTTGTTTCGCTATCTCATTAGCATCATAATAATAACTAGACAATTCGCTGCCAGTCATTGAAGAAGTTTTCTGAAGGTCAACTAACGCCGTGTCTAATTCAACAACTGTATTGATAGCTTCTTTAACTTCCGACGCAACTTTGCGGATCGCCATGGCTACGCTTGTGATGCCGATAGTCTGTAAAGCAATATTCTTTAATGAAGTTGCAAAAGTATTGGTAGTTAATCCTGCGGCCTGGGCCTCGGATTTAATTTTTGCAAACTCATCTCTAACCTGAGTTAATTTACCAGCATCAGTATTATTGTTTAGCTGTTGTTGCAACTGTCTAAGTTGATCGCCATACTGTTGTGCAGCTTTAGTATTCTTCTGCATCCAACTTTCTATCTGATTAGAAAGCGTCGCAGATTTAGTAAGAGTCTGTTGCTCTCTGGCGACTTGTCTTAATGCGTCAGCTCTTTCTTTTTCTGCGCGAGCTGCCGTCTGTGCAGCTTCGCGTTCTAGCCTTGCCTGTGTGCTAATCTGTGTATTAGTGACAGATAGTATTTGATTAAACCGTTGCGCTGCGGCAACACGGTCTGAATCTGCAATGTTAGCATTATTCACAGTGTCAAATGCTGCCTGTAAGCTACGCATATTAGCCTGTAAGGAAGAAGATACATTTCCTAACTTATTAAACTCATTCATCGTACTAGTGAGTTTAGCTTGCAAACCACTAATGTTTAAGCTTGAAAATGAGTTTGTTAGGATTCTATTAATATCATTCCCTGCGGCCTGGGCCTTGGCTGTCAAACCTTTAAAATCAAACGCCTTACTAGTATCAACTTTAAGGCCCATATTATTAAGAGCGCTTTGAATTGCGCGAGTAAATGCAGCAGTATCGCCAATTTTAACGTTACTTAATTTAATCTCAGTATTGCCTAATTTTTTAATCTGGCTTTCTACTTGTGATAAGTTATTAAGTTTGGCCGTTATTTTGGCGGTAAAATCACTCATAATAATTCCTCCTTTCCTCAAAAATTAGAGTGACATTATTATGAAGAATTTTTATAAGTTATCTAAACTGTTCTGTTGAACTTGTTTAATTCCTTCAGCGCCAAAATATTTTTCAAATTGCTCTTCGCTTGGAGTATCATCGTAAAGCTTTACCATGTCGGCAGAATCCCATCCAACTATATCTTGAATTACACTATCTGGAATACCATACTCTTTCAGCCTTGTTGTAAAACGATGTCTCATAGAGTGCCAGTAAAATGGTTTCTTCAATTTGGCAGAAAACGTTTGCGCCAATGAATCCATCAGAGATACATCAATTTGTTCATCTAACCATTCGCCATTTTTATATTTCGGGAATAGCCAATCGCTCTCAATACCAAGCTTTTCTCTTTCCTTGAGCCACATATCTAAATATGGCTTAAATGGTTTCGCAAGAGTGTAAAGATCAAGTAACTTACCTTTTGATCCGCGTCCTTTGGTTGTAACTTTCTCTGGTGTTTTGTATAATGCGCCGCTACAAATTAGATTTTCATCATTAAAATAAGATACCTTAAATCTAGGTATCTCTGATTTGCGGCGACCGCCATTCATTGCCAAAGATAGCGCACACGCTTTCATATAATCTTTTCTTTCAATAAGTTGATCTAGCAACCCTTGAAGGTCATCATCTTGAAAGACGGACTTCTCACGAACTGTTTCATTCGCAGGAGATTCTATCTTTCTAACTATTGGTCTATAACCTTCATACTCATCATCTAAGATAGCCTCAATAAAGTTTGATAGGGAACTCATAGTTGCCTTTACCGTTCTTACGCGCTTTGGCGACCAATGCCACTCGTTAATACAATGATTCTGGAACTTAGCAATCTCTCTCTTTGTTAGATCAACAAAGAATTTATTTTTATTAAATTCCAGATTCCAACACCAAAACACATGAAGATTAGCTTTATATTGTTTGATTGTACTTGCAGCCCTATCTATGGATTGCAAATATTCTAAAAAATCATTCTCTAATTCTATGTTTTCAGGATTAACCTGTTTCATCTTTTCTTCGGATGTGATGTTGTTATAAACAGTTGAACGTCCTTCAACTCTTCCCATATCATCACCACCTAACTAAATCTTTCCGCAAATTCTTCCCATGCGGCCACCTGGATACGATTATCTGCGCGTTCCCAATAACCAGTTGTACCAACCGCAGGGCGTAATCCTTTAGCATGACCCTTATCAGTTAAAGTAAGAACATCTTTCATGCTAGGTCTTTTACCAGTGCTATACACATGAGAATCATCTAATTTGGCTTCAAATTCGATAGTGTTTCCATTATCTTTGATTGGCTCTACTTTGGGCGTTTCCCCTAATGCGCCAGTTCTTATATACATTGTTGGATACCCACCAGCATAGAAACCAGCCGTTTCTTGTTTCATAATCTCTAGTGATTCTCTACTAATACTTTGCATGGCGCTCTTAATTTCATCTTTAATCATTTTCTCTAATTCAGCCATGCTACTTGCTTCTGGCATACAATCACTCCTTTAGAGTATCGGCTACCTTATCCGCTAATTGAGCTGCCGTATCACCATTCTTAATTCCTTCGGCAATTTCGCTAATCTTATCAATATTCTCTTGTGAAAGAACAGTTCCAATGTTTGATAGCCAATTATTCACCAAATCCAATAAGTTACCTAGAGAACTCTTTTTCGTATTCACGATCTCCATGGCTAAACGATAAGCGTTAGCAAAATTTAAAGACTCACATGAATCAACATGGCAAATCTCTTGATAGAAACTTTTAACAAATTCTTCATCTTCAAGAATACCGACAAATATATCTAAATCTTGGATTTCTTCGCCAAGATGATTATAATTAAAGAATAATCTCATAGCATTAAATTCTCCAAGATGTGGTTGATATACGCCAGCGTCAAAATATCCATCGACAATATCATCCACTAAATGAATAAACTCAAACATATTTATCCTCCATGACTTATTACTTGCGCAACAAAATCATCAACATCATATTTATATCGTGTGCGCAATTTTCTTTGTTTGATTTCAATTACATGACCGTCTAAGTCTTTTATGTTCAAACTCTTTTTTGTAGTATTTTCTACTAATTCATTAAAATTCTCTATGGGCAAAAATATTGTTTTTTCTAATTCCCTAAACTCAATTATAAATCCACATACAGTGCCGCTATATTTGTTCCATTCATTTAATCCAGCTATTTGATGATAATGTATTTCTCCATCGTCCTCTTTTGTGCGTTCAAATGATATTGATTTCCCTTGCACACTTTTCAACTCTAATGCAAACAAATACTTGCCATTAAACATCAAAAAATCAAATGGGCTTTTGCGACTGAATCTTAACGATGAACTACCACCAAATGATTGCGCGGCATCCGGCAAACGATATATAAGAATATTGTTTGGCGTAGAATCCTTCCACGCTAATTCAAACTTCTTACCTACATTCATTCCAATTTATAATCTATCTTTCTTTTGTGATGATTCTTGCCACCTTTGATACACATACTTTGTTTCATCTTTATGAAACCATGCCGTTAGTTTTCCTGGTTTTAATTCATTTTCACATATATATTTTGGTTGACACCCATGCGACGTATAAAAAATAACCTGTCTAATATTATCAATGGCAACAAGATTCCCTCGCCCATAGCATTCAAACACTTCATCTAGGGAATCAAACTGAATCCGTGTCATTCTCTTTCTCCCTCTATATGGTTTAATATGGAAAACGCAAAAGAATAGGGAAGTAACGGATTAGCATTACTTCCCTAATTCAAAAACTGTAATACAACCCGTTTATTCCACTTCGCCCATTTCCAGAGCTTTTACGAAATCCTTTTCATCAGTTGTTTTCTTATTTTTTTCTTTCTTCGGAGCCTCTACTTTGGCTTCCTCTTTATAATCATCGGCAACCACTTCATATCGACCATCCTCGAATTTGACATTTACGCGGTCAACTTTTCGGCCAATGGCCGGAACTTGAACGACAACTCCATCAAAATCAAAAACAGTGATCGCCGCATTGTTTTTAATCACGGGACAAAATTTAATCATAATAATCTCCTTAAACTAAAGGACTGGCTAAAAGCCAGTCCATATGATTTAATTAGGTTCCAGAACTAGGATTCACTGTAATCTCATCTTCCAGCTCGACGATCTCAATGAAGCTATCATCGTCGGTGGAGAGCAGATCGAAGCTCAGTGAAATGCTCTGAGGATCGCCCTCAGAAGAATAACTCAGATCAAGGTTGCGCTGGATCAGAGCCTTATGAATGATAATGCGCTTCGGAATCAGGTTGCCTTCCTCATCCTTGTCCAAAGTGGACAGATACAGAGTCAGGAACTTAGGCAGACGCTTGTTATTCAGGGTAACAGTATGGACACCGCTAGTACGCTTAACAAGGAAACCAACCTCATACTTGCTGTCCTTCACAATCTCAGCCGCAGTAGTAGCGGTAAATGTGCCGGAAGCAAAAGTACCCTTAATCAGAGTTCCGCCGTAATCACCAGAAGCATACACAAACACATCACTCACAGTACCAGCAGACACAGCCAGAGGCAGAGTACCAGCAGTAGCGCAAGTAACCTCGGTTTTAACAAAATAGGTTGCGTCAGTGTCAATCACGCCATCAGAATAGAGAGCAAGAAGCTGAAGGGGAGCCACCTGAACCTCAAGGGTGAAAGTGCCCTCAAGAGGGTTATTAAACGCAACACGCCGCGCACCATGGCCCATAGCGTACACACTATCAGAAGTAATATTCAGTCCAGTAGTATTACCGTATTCATAGTGCATATAAGGAGTGCCATCAGCGTAATTCACAAGGTCAATATCGCAAACTTCGCGGTTCGCAACATAAGTCTTAGCATCAACAGACATATTATTTTCCTCCCATAATAATTTTTCTTTGCGCCATAATGCGCATATTATTTATCAAATTCGTTTTTATACCACAAACTAGAATCAAACGTTTTCTTTTCGTCGCCCCACACAGATACCCTTGTCGCGTCAATATCATAGAAAGCATCTAATTGGAGCCGATTAAACGTATCAATAGCTTGATATAACGTTAGATCATAAACGTTCAAATAATTTAGCGCTGGATGCCTACCGCCAGCTAAAGCGGAAATAATATTTGGCAACGTCAAGTTCTTATCAGCTTTCTTGTTTTTCTTTTTCTTGAGCCGCCCAGCTTGCATTTTCAACCACATCTGGCGGGCCATTTTGTTCTTGAAATGCTGATCTTCTTCGCGTTCTTCTTCTTCGACATCCATGCCGCAAATTTGAGCCATGATATTAACAACATCTTGAAAATTGTTTTCATTCACTACTCCGCGTACATCAGTCTCAATCTGTATGTTGTCTTGATCTGCACCAGGATTAAGTATTACAAAACAATCTTCAAGGAATACGACCTCTTCAATAAAGAAAAAGTTGAAAATATTAAGATACATCATTTGGAATTGTGGAAATTGTAAGACAATATCATAAAGCCGCAAATGAATCTTTTCTTCATCCGTTAATGATTCCCAATATGCCACACGCTTTTCGTCTTTGCTTTCTCCATAAAAAATCTCCGGCGTTAGCCGGAGGAAGTCTTGATACATCCCGAATGAATCGAATGTCATATCTTCAATTTCTCTTAAAGTTGGTTTCTTCACCGACCCTATAGACAGCTTGATAGGGGAGGGGCCGATCATTGCGCCATAATCAATCTTCATCTGAAATTCGGCACACTAAAAGTTAATACAGTTCCATAAAAATGGCTGGCCTGGTATAATTCTTCGCTGTCTAATTTTAACTGGCCTATGCCAAAACTGTTTGTGACTTCTTCATCATTTAAAAGAACATCTTCAATCATTTGTGTCAATACGTCAACACGATTACCAATGAATTGCCCATCATCATACTTGTCAATAATATCCACATGACACAACACATACATAATAATCTTACAAGTTTTTGTATTCGTATGTATTTCTGGAAATACAACATCATAAAAGATATATGTATTCGTTTTTAAAACCGTATCATCAACATACAAATGTGAAAAGACACGATCCTTAAAATATTTCTGAATTGCAGATGGACTCATATTTGATGTGTCACCTAATAATAACTCTTTTATATCGCTTGAGCGATATAGAGCGGTGTTAATTACTTGTTTAAACAATCCGCGCTCAGATGTAGATTTGTTATCTCTAAACACTTAACCACCGCCTTATATAAACGAACGCACAGTAATAGTAATAGAATCTGGTTCAAAATTATCACAAGTCAGATTCAATACAAACTGTTTGTTAATTAGTTTTTTGTTATTGGCGGCTATATAAATTCTATCTTCATCATACGACACAATTAGATAATCAGTATAATCACTCACTATTTCCCATGTTGGTATAGCAGAAATCTCATTACCATCATTATCATAGAACCTTGCCAAGAATACACCAGCATCTAATCCATTATATATTTCATCACTGTCATAAACTATTTTGCAAGAAGAAGGTATAGATACATCTGGCTCTGCTGGTTCATAACATAACCAATAGCCATTTTTATTTACCTTGTAATAACCATCTTTTTCATGCTGCTCATCCTGTGTCACTAATAATTGAAATAGCCCACCATTTGTATAATCGTATAAGATAGAATCAACACGAGTGATCTTATATGTAATTACCTCATTTTCAGTATTAGATTGAATGCTATCATCAAACGTACTTTCATATATCTCACAACGCTTGTCTATTATGAATCTCTGTCCTATATGTAAAAGCAAACATTCAGTATCGTTTGGCATAACTACCATTAGCTGGTCTGTTCGCAATGTATAGTAACGGCTTGCAGTTTCGCCATTGTTATATTGCGAGGCGGAAGTAATATTCGTCCAACGCTGTACAATAGCCCCCGAACTATTGATCCACGTCAACTTATAGTTGCACAATGATAATATAGCTTTTTCATACACACCATTATTGTCTACTACGCTTACTACAATCCAAAAACGATTATCCCAATTAAAATAGTCACCAGCTACACATGTTCCAATTGGAACAAGCGCGTGGCGAACCAGAGACTTTAACTTAGTATCAGTCAACGCATTTTGAATTACTGCACGAAGTTCGGTACATTTAGACAGATCGTAGTTATATAATTTTACATCAGTTGCAATAAAAGAATCTAAAGCCTCAAAAAAACCTTCTTGACCATAATCGTCAAATGCTTCATCCTCGTATCCACTTATTTGATCGTGTGGCGACTTTAACAAATACCATTCTTTTGCCATAGTGTACCACCTTATGAATACGCCGTTGGTTTCTGATTAAAATACATTTGCTCCATCTTCCTGTCATTGCGTTCAAGCTCTGCTCTGGCTGCGGTTTTTGAGCCATTATTGCCATCAATCGAAATGTCTTTGCCAACAATAGAAATACGTTTGTTTACTTTGGAAACTTCGCGTTCAAGATAGAAAACCTTCATTGCTTGTGCTAAAGAATCAATTACATATTGATCTAATGTAATATCAAATTCGTCCGCATCCTCATCGTATGTTATTTTTTCTATTTCGACGCAATACTGAGCAACAGCCTTTTTAAGCCATAACAATTCTAATGCTGCTGGGATTTCACATTTGTCTTGGAATGATGACTCAAAGCTGTCATAAACTTCCGAAAATGGAGTTGCCATAACAAGTCATCCCCCTTATTTAATGGTTAATTTTCGTATTTAAAACCAGTATAGTTTTCTGCAAATTTAATTTTTGCGTAATCATTAATTTTTAGGCGCTTTATTGCGCCCATAACAGCTTTCTTCTCAGCTCGTGTTACAAACGAATCTTTAAAGTGCTGTTCAAAAGCCGATTGTGTTTTATAATCAAACACTTTCTTTACCAGTTCGTCGCTAAATACAACCTGTTTTGTCTTTCCATCTTCTGAATCAAAACCAAGTTCTTTTCTAGTTTCTGCATCATCGATAAACCATGTTGCATGACTTCCGTTACCGTCAACGCCACCAATGGCCTTATTATTATTCTGGAATTGTGCGATTAACTCAGCACGACGTTCTAACACAGAACCAAATGGTGCAATATTAATTGAACCATTTTCCGTAATGCGGTCACATCCAGTAGACCATCCAGCAATACTTTTTAAAACAACTCTCTTATCGAGATCAAAAACCTTTTCATTATCCATAATTATTACCTCATTTCGATTATTTTTAAGTTATCAACTAATTTCATGCTTTACTTTATTGTATAAAGATATAATCTTATCTAATCTATCGGATTTTTGAAAAGTCCAATATCTACATTTACTGTTTTGATTAACACTTGAATCAATACATTTCTCTCCAAAAGCGCAACAAAAATGATAGAGTCGATAAGAATAACAATAGAATGTATTATTTTCCATTTGACTTACCATATATAAAACAGGAGCGCTCTTTAAGAGCGCTCCCAAATATTATGTACTAATTTAGACAAACTTACAGAGTGTCAAGAGATGCGTCGTGCAGAACGCCAATCTCATGCTCGCGGCCCTTGGCAACGTCGCAAGCCACTTCAATATCAAAGCGAGAAATCACATGACCAGTATGAACATCGTTACCAGTTAAAGTGGTCAAACCGCCCTTACTCCAAGTAGCGATAGGAGACTTACCGCCCGCAGGAAGCACAAAGGCAAGACCAGCAGGAAGCAGGGTGCCGAAGTTGACATTAGTATTGGTGCCGTCAGACCAAGTACCAGTCAGATCATACTCGTTGTATGGATTCTCGATCTCCTGAAGGATAGCACCATTATACAGGGCGGGCATACCAGCGGCAGCAATATCATTCATAGCTTTTTCAGAAATGCCAGTAATGGTAGTGCTATCAATACTGCCCTTATAACCAGCCCAAGGGGTGAACTGAGACAGCACAGCATAATCGCCCACGATAGTAGGACGGCCATAACGACGTACTGCGGTCAGCACACCATCAACGCCAGCTTTAGCTAAACCATTGGTTCCCTCATACATATAAGTAACACCCGTAGCATTTTCAATCGCATCGAAAACCTTTTTCACGATAGCAGCCTTGGCACGATTTAGAATATCAACCTTAACCTGGGCCAGACCCTCGTTCTCTTTGGACATATCTCCAAGAGCAACACGCCGATAGTCAACAGCATAGCCGCCGCTCACGGTGAAGGTAGGCACAGGATAACGCTCCACATAGATGCTAGGATAAACCACATCACCGTTGGGAGCCTGAATGCGAGAACGCTCGCCGTCATAACGAGTAATCTCACGCTCAATGCTCTCATCGAAACCAACGTTCTGATAGGAACCGAAGATTGACAGGAGCTTGATTTCCTCCATCACAGGTGCCTCAATAGCAAAACGCCGAATAGTATTCAGCTCGGCAACAGCAGTATAATCGCCATTCTGAGCGCGCTCGCCAAGACCTTTGATATAATTAACAGCCGCATCAGCCTTCTTGCCAAAACGGTTAAGAGACTCACCGTTCACCATGGCGGAGAACACTTCCACGACAGGAGAATGTGCATTAATATTATTGGTCAACACAACGCCGGAATCACGACGAATATCATTCAGTTCAAAGTTCATTATTTTATTCCATCCTTTCTATAAGAGTAGAAATCAATTAGGCCACCATAATGAGAGCCTTAACCTTGTTCCCACCAATGCCAGTCATCTTATCGGTGACTTTGAAATACACACCAGACTCAGGTGCCTCAGAAGCAATAGCCAGAGCGCCATCCTCATTAATAGTCAACAAGGTAGTACCATCAGTAATGCTCGCAAAAGTCTCGCCGGAGCCATAAGCAATATGGCGCTCGTCGATCACGAGCTTCTGATCTTTCCAAAATTCAACATTAAAGCCATTCAGATATTCACCAGCGGCGAAAATAACATCATCAACATAAGAATCGTCACCGGAAACAGTATTAGCAATCAGATACACGATGCCGTTATCATCAGTCAGAAAAGTATAATTAGCAACAGCTTTATCAGAAGTCAGAACAGGGTTGTTCTTAGAATTATCAATCATGCCAACGGTTTCGCACTTAATCATTTTTCATTTCCTCCTATTAAAAAATATTTAAATCCTCTGGCTCATTAGTCAGGGACACAGGGCTAAAAATATCAGCAATATCAACATCGGTTTCGTTAGTTTCAACAACGACACCTTCAGCCTCTTTCTTAGAACGACCAATACCCTCATAAATCTTTTCAACGATGGAATTGATCTCCACAGACATAGGATCAGCGTTAAAAGCATCGATTTGCTCAGAAGCATAAGCCTTTTCCTCGTTGGTGAATTGAGCAACGGCGGCATTCATTTCACCAACACGTTCACGAGCCTTGGCCTCGCCAAGCTCTTTCTGCAAAGTGCAAAGCTCCGCATGAAGAGCATCTAACTCTTGATACTTCGCGCTTAGTTCATTCCGCGCATCCTCAAGAGCAGCTTTAATTTGATCCACGCTTGCATTCAGTTCATTCAGCTCATTAATAGCATTGTCACGAGCTGTATTTGCTTCATTAACCTGGGCTTCACAATCAGCTCTTAACTGATTCAGCTCGGCAGTTTGATTAGAAAGCTCACCAACAACAGAAGTAATAAGAGCTTTCAGTTCGGACTCATTCATTGTCATATCCTCCTTGTTTTGAGTTTCATTGAGTTCAATCAATTTGGAATTATAATCAGCGGGAGAAACGCCAAGTAAAGCCAATCCGCTGTATATGAAATCCATCGGGATTCGACCCTTATCTTTGTAGCCATACACATATTGGATTTGTTCATTTTCAGATGTGTGCATAATTTCAACACTTCCATAAGGGGCATCACCAATTGCCATATCCTCTTCAAGTTTCTCTACAAAATTGTGATAGCAAGCGGCATCAATTTCGCCCTCACCAATCACGGCAAGAATGGTTTCACCATCTTCATTTTCAACCTCATCAATAGAAGCGCCAGTAAAAGAGCCAATCATAACAGCATCTTCAAAAACTGGCTCACCATCAACGATGTCGGTTAATCCATGCCCGGCGAGTTCCGTTCTTTCTTCATCGAGAAAAGCACAACGTAGCGGCATTCCGGCGATAGTAGGTAATGCTTTTTCACAATACTCTCGAATCCATGTAATTCCATTGTCGTTATACATAGTTCCAACTTGCTCGGCCTCATTTACACAATCATCAGGGAATATTCGGTGGAGTATCACTTTGAAATTCCGTCTACCATTTCTTTGTTCTTTACTTTGGATTTCAAAGGTTTTCAACCGTTAATCACCGCCTTTCGTTGTGTAGTAACTATATAAAAAGAGAGCCGTTGTTTCGGCTCTCAATTTACCAATTAATTATCCGATGGGCTTGGTTGTGCATTGCCATTGTTAGCCCTGGATTTGACCGTATTATCAGACGGATTATCTGTATTCGGTCTACCTGGTGATAAATCATTTCCAGATGTAGTATAAGATAATGGATGTGGCGGATACTTCTCGAAAATATTATTATCATATTCCTCATCTAACAAGGCGTAATAAGCCTCTGGCTCAATACCACAAGCCGCAATATACGCACCCATTGATCCGCCAATAGTAGTGTATAAGTCCTTCATATACCCAACCATTTCTTTTTGATTAACAAATGTAGTCGGGAAATAATAAACCTCACACCAATTCTTTTGATCCTTAATAATACAAGATGAAATAACTTTATTAATCTCGTAAGTTAATTGTTCAATCCATTGAAAAATTTGCGAAGAAACAAGTTTTAAGTTTTGCTCTTGAGCACTATATGATCCAGAACCAACGCCATTAAGAAGAGAAGCTGCCAAACCTAGATCAAGAGCAATCTTGTCATTTATGTTCGACTCATTCTTTTCGTCAAATATATCAGTGTTTTGCACATCAAGCGCAGCTAATTTTGTACCAGCAGCCACAGAAACAAAAGAAGTGCCGCCCTTGCTAGTCTTGCCGAGGACAACACCTTTAACTGCATTATGCTGGTTTTCCTGTTGCGCCTTTGTTAAAGAAGAAACTCCTTTATCTTTAGACTCAGGAAATGTTTGATATACAACACGATTATTCAAATCATCGAGTATGCCACGCTTAGTTTCTGTAAAATAGTCGCCATATAAAATATCATTAATAGCGGCAATCACCAAAGGTCTACCAAATGGTTCGTCGCTCTTAGATTTAATCTTTAATGTTAGAGTATGCTTATTATCTAAGATAACCCAATTTCCATTTTCGCTTGACTTAAACCGTTTCTTTCTATAAGCTTCCCGTATCTCTTTTGGCGCTTTCAACAAGCGATCCTCTTCCGATCCACTACGGCCCTCAAGGAAGTAATCTACATTGAATGCAAGAACGGGGCTGCTATTCTGTTTACCAACAATACGCGTATAATCAGCAGGGAGAGAGAAGATTGCCGCATTGACACCCATCTCATTAATTTCTGTAATTGCATCAACATCTATATCGGTCAACATTTTGCGGCCATAGGAAAGCTTTTCAGCCGTTTCAAAATAATAATAAGCCGCACCCTCCAGCATAGCTTTCATTAAAGCATCTCGTACAAACTCTTTATCGCGAACCACACGAAGAGTAGATAACATCAAGTCTTTATTACGCGCCCGTTTCTTGTTATTCTTCCCATGAGGAACAACAACCTTGCTAAGTGTTGGCAATGAACACATATAATCAACTGTATTCGTGTAAGCACCATTTGTTCCATAGAGCATAATTGATAAATGTCTCAGAACATCGTTATAAGTCATCGGGTCTTTAATAATGTTCGCTAATTGCTCTTGAGTAAAATATTCTAAAATATTTAAACCAAAATAATATACTGAGTTTATAGATGACGCTGAATATGAATTAAATTCATAAGAAGGTTGAACGTCATCTTGTTCAACAATCTTAACATTATTACTCATATAATCTGTTCAACCTCCTTTCAATTCACAAATACGGCAAACTCATAATCTGCTTGTTGTGAATATAAATCTTGTTCTAACAAGGACGCAAAATACGAGCCATAACTACAACTGGTATAACGGTCTTTTGTATTGTTACCTTGTTCCCGCACAATAATTGCGCCCGTTTGCTCTTTCTTTTCATATACCAATTCAACACATTCGCTAATCAATGCTTGGGTTTCAAGGAATGGTGATTCATAAAATAACTGAATATCCGCATCTGGCGCAGCATTATATTCTTTATTCAATGATAAAATCTCTTCCTGCGCCGTATCAAATGATACCAACAGATCAATTTGTTTTTGTTCAAGTATTCTACGAAAATCCAAAGCTATATCGCCATTTAGCTTCTGCGTTGCATTTATTGCATAAATACAAGGTATTGCGCCTTCGCTTCTTATGCGAGCTGCTATTGTATCATCATTCATACAAAGTAGCGGTGGATATTCCATACGGCGCTCTTCATCAAACATGACTTTTGCCAATTTATCATATATAGCAATCAATTTGTTATCGTGGAAGTTTTTTATCATCCACTTCTAACAGTTCATTTCCTGTTAGTTCAGCATACCTTTTCACCTTTATTTAAAAGGAACTCGTTTAATTGAATATCATTATTAAATGATTTTCCATATAATGAATGAAATTTATAATGACATTGATTACATAAAGTGATTCCATTAGAAATTTCATATCTTAATTCAGGATAATCTTTCCAATTATAAACATGATGTGAATTTAAAATCACTGAATTGTTATTGCTACTCCGATTACCACAACATCTACAAGTATAATTATCACGATGAAACACTTTGTTTCTCCAATTTTGATAATCATGTGTTGCACGTTCATTTCTTTCTACGGCAACTCCGCCCTTCCAAACTGGGCTTTCCTCACCGCTAAAATGCTGCGTACAAATATAATAATCCACTCCGTAACGTTCCTTGCAAGTATCGCTAACCTTTTGCAGAATATCTTTGTTTTGTAAAGGCTTGGCAACACCATATCTTTCAATATTCGTCTTACGAATACGATCCTGAATAGGTTGTGATCCGAATGGATTTGTAGCGCCATATTTTTCCAAATTAGTTTCAGCAATTCTTTCTTTCACTTCATCTAATTGAAAAACAGAATTAACACCATATTTATCTTGGGCTGTTTCAACAATCTTATATTTTTTGCATCCACGGCAACAATCTTTATGAATAGTTGATTTTTTGTTTTCAAGCAAATAGTTATACCATGGCTTTTCATATTCCAAGCCACAATAATCACATTTCACTTTCACTGGCATCATACTACCATCAGATAAATCAGAAACATTAATCTTAAATTCACCATTCATTTTTGTAAATTCATATCCTAAATCTACAAAACGTTTTTTATTTTTTGAGTTCCATTTCATTATTACTGTTTTGCTAATAAGCATTTATATCAACCTCCCATATTATATAGACAGATACATCTATCTGTCTCTAAAAATGAGAAAGTGATATATCTAATTAGTAAAGGTGGCGCGGCCTCGTGGGAAAGTTATTTCATTTCCTATGCGTTGCCTGTGACTATCTCTAGCCTTCCAGTCGGGTTGGCATCTCAGCGTTCCCGTATTTTCCGCGCTTTTTCAAAATGTATTTCTACATTAAGCGGCATCACTACCGGCATTTCTTGTATCAAGCACAATATAATCGGCTTCAAAATCATTAAATAATTGTCTAATTCGTATTGCCTGTCTATCAACATCACCGCCTTGTACGCTTTCAATATATGGCACAATACGACGATAGCCATTGTTTAATTGCACTTCTTCTGAATCATCTTTAACATAAGTTGTAGATTCTGGTAACAATCTCATACAAGAAAATACGGAATTATCATTCCCTTTTCTTGTAACAAAAGCCATATCACAAGACACAACACGAATTTCACCTTTTTGTTTAGCTATCGCATATGGATTCTTTTTATTATTCAACACATCTAATGTGCGCCTTGGGTAAAAAGGTTGTTTACACAATTGGTTTTGTTGTAACATTGTATATGTAAAAAAAGCCGCCTGATTCTCTTTCAGGCGGGAATTAAGAAACTCTAATTGCCAGGTAATTGGGTCTTGCTTCCGTTTTTCGGCAATAAGCTGTTTCATAGATTTAATATTATGTTTTAATACAACAGATTCATCAAACGCAAGCAAACAAGATGATTTGCCCTCCAACATTGAATTATAAGCATTGTCAACAATCGACCACATCCAATGCCCGTTGTCATACCAAGAAGAGCTAATATATATATCAACTGGTTCTTCCTTCAGCTCCGGCATATCCTTGTAAGGAGCTTGAAGCATATACGGAGCCTGTCTTAATATCTGACAAGGAGAAAGAACACTATCGTCAATATACTTATCTATCTGTCTAAACTCTTCGCGCACAATGCAATTACTGCGATTACCACGGGCGTTGTCATTGGCAACTACCACAGTAATCTTACTTTGATTGCGAAAAGTCACGACCGTCTTGTTTTGGCTCTCTTTAATATGCAATACCTCACGAACCAGCATTGGCGACCACACCATCAACTCACCTTTAATCTTGTCAGATACAATTAACTCCGATTGGCCTTTGGTGGCCGAACTGAGCAAAATCTTAGTATTAGGGTATAAGATACATCTACTACAAGCATATAAAGCAATAAGAAATGACTTCGACGCTGCACGACTAGCAACAATAACAATCATGTTATTAACGCCCATCTCATACAAAGTCAAAGCCTGATACTCATATAAAGGAATATTTAAAAAATCTGTGGCGAATCTGTTTAAGTTACGCCGAAAAAAAGTATTCCAACGATAAAAGTGATCTAAATTATTTTTGTTACTTAGAAAATGTGTAGTAGGGAACTTCTTATATAATTGCTTTTGTAAATCATCGGCAATCACATTGACATCGTAATTAGTCATCGTCATCACCGCTCTCATGAACAAAGAACTCATAATCTCTGTCATTTGTACCCATTTCAAGATTAGACAATGGTCTTATTGCATGGCGATCATAGTATTCGCCTATGCCATCCATATCTTTATACAAAGTCTTATCTCTGTAATATTCTTCGGGTGTATATTGAGAAACCAAAGAAGTCCATGCACTCCAACAATCATCGGCGCTTGTCGATGCTTCTTGCACTGTCTTTAATCCGGCCTGTTGGAATGATTTTATATATGACTCAGTAAGTTTCTTATAATCATCAACACGATTTTCGCGGACAGCTTTCATCTGTTGCATTTTTGTATAACAAAGGTCTAAAACAAAAATCTCCTGGTTGCTATCGCAATTTGGATTTGCTTCCTTTAAATACTTATAATGTTGATTGAGTAAATCATAATCTTCTGGTTCATAACCATATCCCCATCGTTGAATGTTTGCCTTACTGATCTTTGGCTCATCTGAATCGTTAGGTTTGTTTTCTTCGCTTGGCTGTTCTTCCTGTTTTGACTTTTTGGGAGCCTTCTTTTCCTTGGCGGGAACATCACCAAAAACAAATCCCTCGGCCAAAGTATTATCAAATGTTTTATTTTGAAATTGAACCATATTCAATTTCTTTAGATAACTCCCCAATATAGCTTCCGTTCCATTATCACTTTTCAAAAATAATGAATCACTATAATATAAATCAAACATCATACATATTTTTTGAATTGCTTTTTTGGCATCGCGGTATTGCATTTCGTAGTGCTTATATATCTCTTCCAAACAATCTTTGCACACAGGAAGTCTACCAGTGCTGCTGTATATATAACTATTTGACTTTGAAAAATTTTCTAGCGATATGAAAGATTTGCGACACATATTGCACACATATCTTTCACTAGTTGTATATCCTTCTGGCAATACTGCCACCCTCTTTCTCGACTAATATAAAAATTACAACTAACATTAAATGGTTGCGGGAACGGGACTCGAACCCGTGACCTTCAGCTTATGAGGCTGACGAGCTACCAACTGCTACCACCCCGCATTATACAAATACCCCCTCTTCACAAAGAAGAGGGGGATTAATATTTATTATCAAAGACTTCAACTATCAATTAAAGTTTCCAGTAATTCTCCTAATGTAACTGTAAACTCATAAATAGAATCAGATTGGCAATCAGCGCATTCACATTCGCAATCTTCATCAACTAAAATTTCATAACAATTTTCTACGGAAGTATCAGCCATTGCATTAGCATGAACATCTCCACCTAGCAACAGCACGTCCGCATCAGTATTCAAATAATTATCATTAACGTATGCTGGCTCTACAGATAATGTTTTATATTCGTCAAGCGAAACATAGTATTCTCGATCATAGCCATTGTAAAAGGATGGCTCAATATCGAGTGCTGAAATTTCAACATCATCGAAAGATAATAACTCTCTTAATAATTGAATTGCATCTTCATAATATAATACGGCAACAATATATATATCATCTGTAGCTTCATCATACATATACTCAGCCATATCTATATAATCATCAAAATATAGTCTGTCCATTTTGTTCCTCATTTCATATTTATCTCATCTTTGATTGTTTTACTCATCTTGCATTTAATTGTCTTGCTCGCCGGATACTCTTCAACCATGCCAGTAAGCGGATTTCTACGCTTGCCGCCAGCGCGTTCGGTTGTTTCAAAACTCATAAAGCCACTTATCAATACTTTATCTCCGGCCACCAAACAATCTTTAATTTCTTCTGCCAATGCAGTTATAACTTTATCACAAGATTGTCGTGAGATGCTTGTTTTTGCACTAATATTCTTGATTAACTCACGTCTTGTCATCTTTATTCCTCTTTCAACTAATTATTCTAAATCTATTGGATAACAAGTTTTGACACCAGAATGATCTAATACGCATATCATCTGTGATGCTTTGCCACTTAAACGCTTAGAGATCGTATAATCATCTACTGTTCCGCAGAAACTACCACTCCGAATAATCTTAACCCCCGATATATCATCATAGGAGCATCTATGTAAATGTCCATAGAAAATTGCTGTTGGTTTATATCCAAGCATCATCACAAGTTTAGAAACTCCTTGCTCGCTATAGACATCCATATCGCCATGGACTAAAAGATACTCGTGACCTCTGATCGACCAATTGGAAATAGTAGAATCAATATTATCCTCACAAAAGATAATATTATCAATATGTGATAGCTTTGCTTTCATATACCAAGGAATAAGTGTATCTAAACGTTCTCCGCGTAATACCTCATCCTTTTTCATAGAAGTTCGTGAATGATTACCTGAAACGCTGTTCACATACACATTGGTAAAAATTTTGCTTAACTCATATACAAAAGCAGAAATCAGCTCCGCAGACTTTTGTACTTGTTCCACTGTATGCTCACGCTCTTGTAAACGAACAGTTGGATGAATACCACCAGAAATCACATCACCAAGAATACCTACATACGCATTCTCTGATCCATGTCTTTCTTGTATAATAGCTATCTCTTGTAGATACTGAGATAGACGCTCTGCCGCTATATCAGAGTTGTATGAGCCAAAATAGCTATCGCTAGTGAGTCCAAGGTGAAAATCAGACAATGAAATAAATAAATCGTTATCCGAATGAATGACTGGCTTATACACGCTTGGTAGTGTTATTGTGCCATTTGATTCGATTAATGACGCAAGATAAGCTAAATCTTCTTCTAGTCTGGCGCTATCACGCAGTTTCTTATTTAGAGCCACACGCTCATCAAATAGCTTTTGTTTCTCTTTGCGTATCTCCTGTTTTGTCTCTTGTAGCTCACTAATATAGTCTTGAGAATTTATATCCGTAGTAAATACACCAGCCGTATAATATTTCGCCGCCTGTTGATAAGGCTTTCTATATGCGGCCTCCGTTCTATACTCAGATTCATCAGAACGAAATTCTTTATTAATAATCGAAGCTAGTTCATCCCATGACAAATCAAGTGTGCCATTATCTTTGGCTTGACCCAAACGCCATATAAACTGCTCTTCATTCTCATCTTTATTTCTTCTTATGTCCAAACCTTTTCCTCCATATGATTAAAGGATCGAGTTAATATCACAATCCTCACCAATTATGTAATCAACATATCCAAATTCTTGGGCCTCTTTAGGAAGCATATACCATTCAACTCTCTCATGTTCTTTATATGTACTGGCAAGAATATTGCTGTGATTTAGCACAAATTCCTTTATCATTTCGCTAATATCATTGTTTAAAAACATCATTCTGTCTTTCATCTTTGACAGATGATCCAAGTCACCAACAATGGCCTCATGGATAAGGAACTCACTTCTTGGCATAGCAAAACGTTTATCCCCCGCCATGAAAATATAACACGCTGCGGACGCGGCCAATCCCAAATTGACCGTATATACAGGAGTTATACTGGTAGTAATCGCATCAACCAGGGCAAACCCATCACTCAAATTGCCGCCAGGAGAATTAATATAAAGAATAATAGGTGTTCTTTTATCCACTGGTTTTCCTTGATCCACTCTGTTATATCGCAAAATGTGATAAATCACATTATTTACAACGTTTTCATTTACTTCATCGTTAAGATACAGATGACGCACTGCTACATCTTCCATAACAAAAGCATCTTCATAACTATAATTAAATGCTTCTGCAAATCCGTTCTTTTTCATATATCCTCCTATAGATGAACAACCATCCCGCGAAATGCCATAACTACACGATAAGTCTTGTTATTATTAGATATGGCTTCTTTCAATCTCTTAGCAAGGGCAGACTTACTCTCGGCTGTTCCGTGAACAAGAACAAGTTTATTAGTATTCAACGAGCTTCCGAACTTAATCAAATCTGTGCTATTTGCATGACTACTAAATGTAGTCAAAGAAATACAGTCTGCTTTGTTGGGGATTTTCAGTTTGTTAATACTAATAAATTTGTGATCTCGATAATTCTTTACTCGATATGACAAATATGATGGGTTATCCCCCGTATAACCAGAAAAGACAATAATGCTATTCGGATCGGCAATATACTTCTTGAGATACTTTACAATCCTGCCGTTAGTGCAAAAACCAGATGAGGATATAATAATCTTTGGTGAATTATCCGCCAGCCACAAATCAGATTCATCTTTTTCTGAAACAAACTTCACATTCTTCCAGTTATATACCTTTTGCCAATCGTCTAAATCGGCATCATCAAGCAATGAATTATATGCCTTACTTACATCACAACTTAGTTTTGAATCCACTAATACAGTCTTATTAAAAAATGAATCTGTTCCAAACAAATCATATAATGATGTAAGAACTTCTTGTGTGCGGCTAAAACTGAAACATGGAAACACTACCGATCCACCACGATCTATTGCTGTTTCCACCGTTGACTTTAAATGATCTAAGTCAGCTTTCCGCGTTTTGCGAGAATCGCGTTTTTCATCTCCGTATGTTGACTCCATTAATACACAATCAACAAACTGAGTCGGTATCTGTGTATCAGGTAAAAAGTGATTATCAGTGTGCAATGCACCTAAATCTGACGTGTAAAGAATTTTTTTAGTTTTCTCTTTTGTGGATAGGATTAGGTAAAGTTGCGCAGCTCCAAGACAATGAGAGTTTGACAACCATTGAAAACTAACCGTATCGTTCAATTTAATAGTTTGGTTATAATCATCATATTCATATATTAAATCAAATGTATTATATACATCTGTGATTTCATATATTGGTTTATAATTCCTGCCAAACTGCTTTGAGAGAATCTTGCTTTCATCATTTAGTATATGACAAGAATTGATTAAAAGTAATTTCATAATCTCTGCGGTCTTATGAGTTGCAATAATCCGTCCATGGAATCCCTCATGAACCAATCTTGGAAGAAGGCCGCAATGATCTATGTGTGGGTGTGCCACAAATACAAAATCAATTTCCGATGGCTTGAACTTGAATTTTTCAGAATTAATCTTATAAGAATCTAAATAACTATTGCTGGAAGATTGATGCAATCCACATTCTAATAAACACTGGCATGGGCCAAATCGAATGTAATACTGTGAACCAGTGACATCATCAGATGCTTTTCCAGTAAAGAAAATGCCATCCGTTTTTAGTTTCTTTTTACTCATGGCAAAGCCTCCTTACAGAAGTTTCTTCGCCATATCAACATACTTATCTTCGATATACCGTTTTGTTCTAGTCCGATAGTATCCGATTACAAAGCCGCTTTTATTAATAAAGCCTTTTCTAGTATTTCGTATAATCCCATTCTTTACTAGAACATTCATTTCATTTTTGGTAATCGTTTTTATGGTAAACACCATCCTTTATTTAATAATAAAACCAGTAGCCTTAATAGACTACTGGTGCTATGGCTCTCCGTGTAGGTCACGATCCTACGACATCCAGATTAACAGTCTGGCGCTCTACCAACTGAGCTAACGGAGATTATATTGGTGGAAGTAAGCGGAATCGAACCGCTGCTCTTCTGCTTGCAAGGCAGCTGCTTTCCCAACTAAGTTATACCCCCATATAAAGCGGCAACTCGGCAGGATTTAACATTCTCCCTACAGTTTTAGATACAAAGACTTCGCCTCGCTTACCAGGCATTAACGCCACCGCTTATGGTAGTCAGAGAGGGGATCGAACCCACGATCTCACGATTATCAGTCGTGCGCTTTAGCCTACTAAGCTATCCAACTACATATAAACATCTTCATGTTGTACCTCTGGCACAGTCGAAACCATGCCAGAGTACCACATCACGAAGAAAAGAGAAAGATAAAGAAATGAGAATGGTATAGTTTACTATATATACCATATAATAAAATTTTTAACCACATGCGAAAACGCCCATAAAATGAGAGAAAAATAAAGGTCTTATCTTTTAATTGTGCTGATTACATACTTATACTTTTTGATCTATAGTTTTGAACGTTTTCTCTTATTTTATTTCTTCTATATTTATCATAACAATTATTGCATCTATTCGTTTGATTGTTTTTTGCGTCTACATCAAACGTCTTTCCGCAATCCACACAAATAATGGTTTTCGTATCCCATGTTTGATACCCGGCACATTCAGAACAATACTTCTTTGTTTTAGCTTTATTGTTCTTTATCAATCTGCCGCAACTTGCGCAACGAACATAACCGCCATGAGCATAATTCAAATACTCATAGCCAAGCTCTCTGAAATCACTGATTGAAATTACATATGGGCTATCGTCATTAACAAACGTTACTCTATTACTTAGATTGTCATTCTTCTTAGGGAACTCTAACAAACCAAGTAGACCAAGATCGCCAAGCATTTGATACTGCTTTAGCTTGCTTGCGGAGATATGGGCCATTTTGAAAATGTCCTTTGCATCCTCATTGACCCATCCATTATTCTTTACATTCCTTTTATTGGCTAGCTTTGCAAGACATAGTATTGTAAATGCTAATCTTTTTAATTCTGTTCTCCCATTTGACTCTTCTATACTATTGATCGTATCAATCTCTGCCTGAGTGATTAGAATTTCACTAATATCATATAATGGGTATTTCCCGGCGCGGCGGGAGATACGTTCAACAGTTTCTTGCCATTTAAGGATATTAGCATGATAACGCTTATAGTTTTCTTTCAAAAACTCTAACAAGGCTTTTTCAATTCTTTTAGTACGCATTCCTTGTTCATAATAGTATTTTGCAAGTATCTGTAAAGTGATATATACGTTCTCACCCACATCACCCGTGTTTATACAAGTCTCGGCGTATTCTCGTTCATTAAGTATAATCATCTATCTTATCACCAACATACATTGTCCGCATATCAAAGACATGTCCACAATATTCAAATTCATCTCCACCATTGACAGGGAAGGAAATTGAATAGTCATTTCTCTTTAATAGATTATGTATAATAGTTTCACCAGCAACTTTCCAGGCAAATTGTTTTGATTTTTCTGTCTGATAACAAATATCTAAAACAATATCGCAAAGCTCTAATTCGTTGCTACAAATCTTTTCTGCGGCGGACTTAAAACGATTAATAAACTCTTCTTCTGAATTCTCATCTTCATCTGAAACGCCAGAATGAGCCACACGCTGAAAATATGCTTCTCTCTCGTGTGTATAATTTATATATAACTCTTTGATTGCGTTAAAATCTTTTTTACTGTATTCTGTTCCACTTTTTAAAATAGTATAATCAAATTCTTGATCTATGCGCGATCTAATTGCAGAAGAATCAAATTCATTTTCTATGATATGGCACAAACGGTTGATAACACAATCATTAAAACCTACGCTCATTCCATATTCATAGTGTTGTATGAAATCAACCATCTCTTTTGTTTTAGGCGTATATTCTAGTAGTTCTTTGAAACTCTGAATATTGTACTTACGAAATTTGCAAATAACTTTATAATCCGTGTTTTGCAAATACTTTCTCAGTTTTGTTTTTAGTGCCGGATATACATATATCATAAAGTATGGCTTGTGTGCTGCAACGATCTTCTTGTGAAATGCTTCCGCATCATCTCGCGGAATGTCGCGCATTGAATACCAGTATGGAGGCATAGGTTTTGCAATAATGCCTTTAGCTCGATCTATTGTGTTCTGCTGAAAATTCTGTCCGCACATGATACGGTAATTAAGAATTTTGTATTCTTCACTATCAGGTTGAAAACCAGCTCTCCGCTCGATCATTGAAGTAACATGGTTAGTAACAACACCAATATCATCATTGAACGCCAGTTTATTAGCTGCGATAATCTCATCCTCAGTAACTATCTTTTTCTCTGCTTTTCGCTGCACACATACAATTGTAGGCTTTTGTTGTAGGCTCTGAAGGATAATTGGATTATCCGTACACATATTGGTATCGCCATCAAAATCCGATCCATTCATTGCCTCACAGGTGCTATCAAAGGCATTGTGTATAAGCGCCGTATCTATATATTGAAACCAATGTAACGCCTCTGCCGAACGATTCAGACGAACCTTTCGGATGTTATTGCTGACTGTCATAGGGGCACGAAAACAAGCAATCTCATCTGATCCTCTGTCAATCCAATACTTGTGATAACACTCACCAGCTCGCAATAGACCAGTTACAGGCAACCCAAACATACTTTGACACAGCGCATACAAATCGCCGCTTATCATGGCATAATTGCCATTAACACGGATAGAACCCTTCTTAGCACAATCAATGCGTTTTTTTATCATAGTCTGAATGTTGCGCCGTACATATGGGTCATTGATTGCCGCTGGCTCGATCATCAGCGCCTTTATATAATCGTCCTCGATCTTTAAAACATTCGACTCATTGAGGCTAAAACCAGCCAGGAACACTATAGCCTTGCGATAATCCATTCCGAGAACACCATTGATCTCATCAATCGTAGGTTGGCACAGCTCACGCAGCGCATCATCGTCCATATCAATGTCCTGAAGGAACTGATAGTTAGTATCTCTTACATTCTCTAATTCATCAGGAGTCAGTTTTGCGGCAGAGAACTCATACCCGTTTTTAATACAGTTGCCATAGTAATCTTCCCAACTATCGTAGCAATTCCACAACTTCAACATAGATTCTGTTAAGATGACTTCTGCATCTCTAACATCTCTATCGTCGCCCCATACATCCTTTATCACATAAGACCCAGCGACTTTCTCTGCAAACTCCACAAAATCAAATGTATATACCATACCCTTAGTCCAGGCCCATCGTGAATTAAAACCAGATACGGTTTTCTCTGGATCGCCGCCGAAGCTTGCATTGACTCTCTTAGAATACGACGGAAGCATCAAACCGTAGCCATCAGAATTGTTATGCTCGATCTCGTAATCCTTGACATATGACAAATCTGGTTCATCACCCTCTGAGTCCTGGATCAAAATGACATCTTCTTTAAAATGAGTAATACAGTCATTCACAACAATGATTCCATGTGGCTGTGGTAGGGGAGTGGAGCCAGAACAAATGAGGGCTTGATATGCCTCAAGCTTGGCAGGAACCAGAGGGACATCATGATTGCGCCCGTTATCTAACTTGGCTTTTAATGCCGGGTACAGCTTATCATTCACATAAACAATCGTGCTGTTCTTAATACCACCATTTGTCCCAAGAAATCTTCTGTACTTGATGCCATTAACATAGAAACCTTTATTAGCGCGGTCATAATCAGAATTGCTCGCCATAACTACACAAATGTAATCTTGTTGAAACTGCAACTCATAAAGAACACGATAGTATTCATTAATCATCTTCTTAGTTTCAACTGTCCTTGGCTTTTTCTTTTCTATCTTAATCTTTTTCTGTACTGCGCGGATTTCGTTATCAATGTTTCGCACATTATTCAGTTTATCAATAAACCTTAGAACTTGACTCGTACCGATAGAAACCACTATCTCAGGGTAATCACGCAAGGCCTCGTCTAAAGGCAATTTTAAATTCCAATTAGCTTTCTTTAATTGTTTGCTGCTGATCTTGTATATCAAACGTAAGCAGCTCTGTTGTTTCATCCAATCACCTACCGGGTCATTTTTGTATTACAATACAATAGTTATAAACCATCAATGACATTGCGTAATATGGAAGCTCATATAAACTCTGGATATAAAAAACTTATTGCACATCAATAGTTTTTCGACTTGCTTTGAGACGTTCCGCAATCTGCGCTCTTTGTTCATCTGAGAGGATGACCTTGCGCGGCGGGGATACCTTAATCCACTTCTTCGGCACTATGTAATCTGCAAAATCACCACCACGAGATTCATGCTCCAATCTACATTCATCTGGATACTGTTCTGCCAATGAGCGCAACCTATTTAATAATGCGCGATTTCCAGTATAAACACCAGCCTCATCTTCGGCATCGTTGTAAGTGATAACCGTTTCTGTTTCTAGTTTTGAATATCTTTCAGCCATCTCCACCAACCTTTCTAATAATCCAACACATAAACTCAAGCAACTCGATAAAAATAAAGATAGGAAGTGAGAACGGCCAAACAAAGCCAACCACTGTACTTTCCATATAATCAATCTTATCGTCTGATTTCTTAACACTATGCAAGCTTATCATAGACATGATAAACCACATAACAAAATAACCGACAATTCCAATAATCAACCACATTATGATTCACCGCCGATCTTTTCTCTTACTTGTTTCACACTGAGCGAACAAGGAAGATGCTGCCATGCCACCACCTCGTCATCACACAGTTCGTTATCAACAACCCAATTTCGCCCAAGTCGCCAGCCGCATACCGTATATGTATCTGGATGATCGTATCTATCACACAGACACATTAGAATGACCATTTCATTCTCTGGCGGTTTGGAAATGCAACACCAATTCCACGGGTCTTTTATTGGCGGCGAGGTCAGAACCTTTGAGGGAAGTTTATCTACACTCCTTGGGATAATTTTGCCGCTAGGCGTAGGAGGCGGAATCAACGTCCATCCACGCAGACTTTCCTTTTCTATGTATTCAGTCATCCTGATCTGCTTCCTCCAGAGCTGTTGGATTATCAAATATATTTCCAATCATCTCGCCCTCAAACTTCCCGTCAAACAGCCACGCTTGCAGAAAGTAATTTCCTGCGCAGAAACCGCCCTCATCAAATTCAACAACATAGCGCACAAGACTATCATCATTGAAACTCTTAACTCGGATAACATCACCCTCGAAAATAGGTTTCTTATTCCTATCGTCTATTCCAGAATACCTACCAACAGTCTTAGGATCAACCTCAATTGCCACCAGCTCTCTTGGCATATTCCAATCTGCGAAACTGTCAAAGAAAATATAATGTTCTATCTCATTATCTTTTAATCCGTCGCCAATCACACATGGCTGTCTTTTCTCATGTCTCACATAATAGCCAAAGCGCCAATACCCGTTCAAATCCTTTGCGCGACTAATTTGATTTTCCAATTTCATCTAACAATTCCTTTCCAGCACGATACGCCTCTAATGCGCCGCGTAAATACAACTCTTCATCTTCTGTAACATCTGCCATAAACAAGTAATCATTATGGCGAATAAACCCGATCTGTTTCAAAAACGTATTGAATTGTTCTCCCATATCAAATAGCATTTCAGTTGATGGGGAATCCATTTCAGTATGAGCCGTATTAATTCTTCCATAACGATCTTTATGTCCAAAATCCAATTCCCAATGAATCATACAAGGACTAATCATGTTGAACCTCCCGCCATAAATCCTGCCAGCATAATTGCTACGCCTATAAATTGCGCGTCATTTGACAAATCTGTATATCCACCATTTGCTATACCATAAAGCAAGGCGAGTGATAAAATGAAACCTAAAACCTTATTGCGTGGCATCTATATTATCCTCTAACGATTTCTAAACCTTGAATTGCTCCTGGCATCCAATACGCGACGAATGCCAGCTACAGAAAGATCAGCCGTGAATACACAGTCGCAATTGTCACACTCACACTCGGCGCTCATCATATCGTCCGCATAGTCGATCTCTCGCATATTAGGACTCCCACAGCTCAGACAAAGAATAATGTCGTTATCTGAAATATCGCAAACGAAATCGCCAAGCATATCATCCCATCCATCATTCAGGTCTGACCATACATGTCTGCAACGTTCACACAAACAATAATCATTGAACTCTCCGCTAACTACGCCAGTTTCGCGGGAGTAATGATCTCCAATATGGATAGGGGCGCGACAGTATTCACACCGATAATTTTTCCGAGCTGTCCTATATTGACTATTCCAAAAACTCATTAGTAGGCACCATGACAATGCCAGCAGAACTCTTATCACAACAAGGGCAATTGCAAACAGGATAAGGTTTTAGTTGCCCTTGCTGTAGTATATATTCATCGTTATTTGCTTCCCACTTGCAACCGCAATTCCAGCAAGTAAATATAGCTGGCCTTTTTGTATTCTCCAAATTTCCTTCTTTAAGAATTCTCATAATCACCAGTCCACATATACATCAAGCGTATTCGCTGTGGCACAATAATCGTAAACACAACCTTGTTTACCAAGCGGAGTATCTACAACCGTTCCTTTCTCAAGTGTATTAGAAGCCAAACATATGTAATCGTTCTCGTCGCACACATATCCATCATCGTCAACGTGGCGACCTGGGATCGACAGCCCGCCGCCAGGGAGGACTCTCTGACTATACCAAGTCCAGCGCCAGCCATTCCAATTCAAAACGCCCATCCATTGAAAATCAGAAGGTTCATATAATCGCGGCGAAGTAGTTTCCTCTTCTGATTCATCTGTTGGTTTCTCCAAAATCAATTCTCTTGATGCGCGGCCAATCATCACAATTGGCTGTGTGATCTCCGGCGCTGGTGTTTCTTCTACAATTGTTTCTGTATTATCTGTTCGGCTCGTACACGCCGCCGCTGTAAAGATCACGAATGCGGCAAGCACCAGCCAAAATATTCGTTTACTCATTATGTATCCCTAGCATCTCCTGTATGTAAAAAAGAATATGTTTTGATGAAATTCTTAGAAATCTTGCCTGAGATTGACAGTCATCAAATGGCACGATTCCTGAATCCTCTGGCGGAAGTTCGCATTGTCCTATAATGAAATCAAATAATCTCAAACAGGATTCTAATGCGAAAACGTGTTCCACATAGGATTTAAATTCATCTGGCTCTAATCCAGTATCTTCATAATCCGCGAGCTTGCGTAATGCAATTTGTTCGCACTCACGCTCCGTAAAAAAATTCTGCCAATCAAAAGATTCTGAATTATACATTACATTCTCTGTTGGCTTATCATTTTGATCTTTCTGTCTATATGTAAGTCTCTTCAAATTTCGCGCCTCTGTGTTTCATATCTCCATGGCCCATCCATACCATCATTAATACAAAAATTGCGTAGGCATTTAGGACACACTAAATAATCAATTGCATTTCTAACGCGGCCAGTGTAATAACGCACACCGTATTCAACCGTCGTTTCTTCTTCTGTGAACCATACGGCCTCTAGCTCACAGCCGCAATATGCACATTCACCGTACTTGCTCATAGCGCTCCCAGCGTTTGCAATAATCGTCCCACATAACAGCGCCAATGCTCCAAAATTTACATGGTGCGTGGCCGCAAGCGTTATGGACTCCATCATAATGAATACAGGTATTGCAGTGCCGCTCTAAAATGCTGATCGCCACTTCTAGCGCCTCGGCCCATTTACCGAATACACATGGCCGGAACTTCTCTTTTAAAAAATTGGCGGCTTCATAATTCGTCATCCCACATATCTCCGTCCCTGATTATATTAATAACTTCCACTTTCGTAATCTTTCGACCACACCATGGACAAAAACGATATGAAACACTTCCACCACCGCCACACTTTGCGCAATATGTTCGGCCAGGTTTGCCCCAAGACTGATTAACACCTTCTATGTATTCATGTTTCCAATAACTTGTATCAGTCATCACTACACCTTGATTTCAGCCAATCGAGCCACATGCTTTTACACACGGCCATCTTAGTTTCATTTTCTCCATACTCATCTCTCAGTTGCAACTTGGTATGATAATCTGCCAGTTCATCATCAGACATGGCGCGAATCTTATCAGCCTTTGTCTGAGGCTGTCTATTACGAACCTTTTCAATGCCTCTCTTAAATCCTCTAATATAAGCCTCTTTGATCGTGCCGCCCATGTCTCTACGAAGGTCTTGACATTCAGAAGTCCAGCAGTTTTCAGCCGCAAGTATAACTTTATCAATCATTGATTTTCATTCCCTCATCCATACGAGCGCCGCAAAACCAGCAGTAGTGTCCGCGAATCGCTGTACTTGCATTATCATGATTTCCGCAATTAGAACACTGATATTTTGTTCCAAATCCCGGCCCCGTCTTTTTAATCCAATGTGCATGGACTACTTTCACAACATCATCCATCTGTTCGCCTAAACCCTTGCCAATGGACTCAAGCTGTTGGATAGCAATGTCGCGTTCCCATACTGCTTGATCGTAAGCACCATTTGATACTGCATCGGCAGATGGAATATCAGCAATATGTTTCTTCACGCCAGCAACATCAATCACGGCAGATAAAGCACTCTTGCGCTGAAATGCCTCATGCTGAGACAGCTCCGCGATCCTCTTGTCAACTGCTGCCATAGCATCGTCGCTGTAGATTAATTTGCGCTCACTCATTTTTTATATCCATCCTTGAACCGCATATAGGGCAATAAGGCAATCTCTTCGCAACCATAGCATCACATTCTGAGCAATCAAAAGCATCTTCCAGGTCATCGACTGGTATCCATTCTCCATGCCGCATAACATGCACATTACCAATAGCGATAGCATTTAAAAGACCTACCAAATTGCCTAGACTATTTTATTCGCACCATAATAGTAAGCTGCCGATCTCTTCTGGTTCTACATCCAAATCCTCATAGATCATCAGCTTGTTATAAATCTCTCGCCAAATTCTCTCATTGGCATAAACCACATAAGGTTTTAAGCCACTGTCATGAGACGTTAATCTGTTCATACCTTTATGTACCTCTCAAGCTCAAGCTCTTTTTCATGTTCCAGTTGATCCCGCCACTCGCGCACAATCCTAATCACTTCATCCATATCATCTAAGTAAAATGTCTCGATATATGCTTCACTATTTCCCGATTCATCAGCGGCAAACTTATACAATGTGATTGTCCTGAATACATGATCTTCATTGTGCCAAACATCTACATTGAATTTCTCCTTGAGTTCATTGCACAGATCATTGAGCTGCGCAAACTTAACCTTCTCAAAGTAAAATTCAACGTGCCGGGGCCAGGAAGAGAAGAAACCGTAATTGCATCCGACTTTGTATATGTAATTGTCCCGCGCCAGCTTAGAAGGGATTTCAGAAATCATCTTCCTAAAGTATTCAACTGAATGGGCGCGTTTGTAGTGATTACATGAGCGGCAAGAGGGGAATAGGTTGTCCATATCATCCGTGCCGCACTCTTGTTCATTCCATGCGTGAATAGGCACTACATGATCTACTTGCATATCTTTATAATCAATCATCCGGCCACAATAAGCGCAATGGCCGTCAAACTTTTTGTATATCTCTTCTCGTTGCGCTTTCGTCAGTTTCTTTCGCTCCGCCATAACTTACCATCCTAATATATTATATGTCACACCTTAGTTGGTTGTTCCGTATTAACCATAAAACAAGCGAACATCTTTTCTTCCGGCATCCAGCTAATGTCCATCTCTGGTTCATACGATAACAGGTCAATGACCTGATAGAGATGAAAGCAGTAGTCAATATTGCCGCGTCTGACGTTCCGCAAAATGTCATTAATAAACTCTGAGTAAAAGTAATCTATAGAAAAGCCAGAAGGAGAGAAGAGGCCAACAGAGGAATCATAAGGCATCCATCTCTCTTGCACAGGAACGATACAGCTGCGAAGAGCTGATAAGACAGACTCCCATTCTGCTCGCCCGATCTGCTCAAGGGCCTTCTCTTGTTCTTGAAAAATCAAATTGCATTGTAACCTCCTATGAAGCTCCGCTGGCCGCGATCAATCTACGTTCAATTAATTGAAGCCAGACCCGGTAATTTCCTGGCTCTTATTATACACGCCTAAATCTGGTTTGTCAACCCTTAGTTTGTTTTGCGCTTTAGAGCTGCCGCCCTCCCGCCATTCAGAAACACCCTATAAAGAAGAAAAGAACTAAAAGAAGAAATTTAATATAAGAATTATAGTATATTAAATAAAGTATATTATAATACTCTTTAATATAATATACTCCTATTATTATATATATTAACTTCTTATATAATGTATAATATATAATATAATAATAGTAGTAACGAGGAACATCAAAAATTTCTATTCATTTTTAAAAGAATTTGAGCAAATTTCAAATGAATTTCACAAGATTTTGAAAATCATCTTTCTTGCGCCAGAGAGAAACATCATTAAACTGTTTTGCGCCAAAGGATGGGAAGTTTGGAATTAGTTATTCTCGCGCAACAGATATACCTTGAAGAATGTTTTCGATAATCCAAGTATGAAAATCAACTTTGTACCATGTCATGGGAACTTTTGAATTTGTTCGGGAGATATTCGAGAAAAGTTAAGTTTGTGCCATAAGCTGGGAGATTTTGAAATTTCTTCGGTGAGCTGGAAATTGGGTGGAGTGTGGGGTGTATCACATTCTTCCCAATTTATGGGAACTTTTATTCGTTAAAATGTAAAAGTACCCCCTTATATTTTGCGTCGGAATTTGTGTAAATATTCCCCAATTTATGGGCAATTCCATAAAAGGTCATTTTTTGGAATTAAAGAATAAACCATGTAATAAAATACTGTTTTCATAATTCCCGAAAAAAGTTAGTGTTATCAATGGTTTGTGTTAATGAATGATTTTTTTATTGATGTTTTCGGGAAGGGTATCGGTAAAGGATATTAACCGATAATCGTTTAATTTTCGTTTCAAATTCGTCTAGTAATATTTCTCCCATATTATGGACATTTTTGCACTATTAAAAGAAAATTCGTCTATTTTACGTTCTCAAATAGTATAATTTCATCCTAGTTTATTATCTGCTTTTCTAACTTGCGGCGATAGCTGCAACATAAATACACATAATAATTTCAACACGTCAAATATGATTATCAACACACTAATATCAATTATCCGCTTTCTGCTATTTGCATAAATACATAATATATTTATCTCATTTGCGCCGCAATCACAATACACCGCTATATTATATTTACACCACGCTATTTATATTACATCTAATCTATTTCATACTCAAGTATCACAAATTGAAACATAAATATAAACATATAATGAACACAAGATAGATCGCCAGAAAATTTATAGGATAATTGCGTAAGAAAAATCAAAAGGAATTAACAGAAAAACATATCAAGAAAATCAGCATAAAAAATAGATCATAAATAGAATGAATGAAGTTATATCACTCGCGGCGACATAGTAAAAACAATTCATAATCCCATCAAGAATTAACAATAGAATAAACCAAAGAGAAAACGCAAGAGTAAACAATATAAAAACTACATAATAAACGGCATAGAAAACGCGCCGCAAATCATATTAAATATCGTCCTGGCATCCGGCGCTGTTAATATCTGGTAATTCATTTACTGGGGTAAATCCCTATGGTATTTACTGGTAAATTCATCATATCGAATATGGTAAATCATGGGAATTATCGCACGGCCTTAATTGGCAAGAAATGGGAATTATGATCGCGGCATAATTACCATAAACTGTAAAACAGAATTACCAAAAAATGGTCAAGTTGATTTAATATCATCATGGCAAGAATTACAAAATATTATAACAGTCATTCTAAAAAATCCCTATATTTTATTGTATATGCTTTTCCTCTGGTATCCGTCTATTTGACACGAGCGATTTGCTATATATAATGTATAGGCTTTTCATACGTTCAAATTTTAGGCATGATTTACGCCTATTCAGAACATGCAGCAACGCGCCGGAAATGGCAAAACATGGTAAATCCAGGACTGAAAATCAAACTTTTTTCAAAAAATTTAGTTTCAAAAAATCCAGCATTATCAAGGCTTTGCGGGCTTTTCAAGAGAATTTTTTCAAAAAATCGAAAAAAGTTGTTGACATTGGATTACGGCGAAGGTATTATAGTACCAGAAAGAGAAAACAAACTAAAACACGACGGAACACAAACGGAGGTCAATCAAATGAAAAACATCAAGTCAACGATCCGCGATCTGAATACCATTTTCCGCGCCGTCGAAGGTTGGGTTGATGATTACGCAACCAAAGAAATCAATATCATTCTGAAGGCTTGCTATGATAGGGGAATCGATGTTGAATGCATCGACGATAGATATTTCTGGATAGGCGGCGAGCCCACTACAAAGCAGAGAACATACAGATTGACCGATAGCAATAGCGGCAACATTATCCCGTCGATCCTTATTATCAATCGTTACTATGGTAACTACGATAACGGCCATTGTGAATTGACTGGTTATTTTTCCTAAAAACAAGAAAACAAACTAAAGCAAAAACGGAGGTATAAAACAATGATTAAAACCATGCTTACAATCGGAACTTTTGACAAGGATACTTGCAAGGCTGAAATTACCATGGAGGAGGCCGTCAATCGTATTTCAAATATCATTCTTTCCAATGACATTGAAGGCGCAACTATTATCCCTAATTGCACGGGGATTTATAAGATGTGCAGCACGGGCGAAATTATCCGCGAGCCTTCGATCCGTGTTGAATATGTGGAGGCAATTGTTCACGGTGATATATCTTTTCAGAAAATGATTGATGAAATCAAAACAGAATTAAATCAAGAATCTGTTATGGTTGAAATCGCGGAGGTGAATGTGTCCTTTATGTAATTTGACTTATCTTTGCAAAATATCCGCAAGTATAGATACCGCCGTTTATATGGCTGAAATTATAGGAGGATGAAATGTTTACAATTAAAAAAGATGATTTTGACCGCCTCCGCCGTGAACATCCTGATTATATCAGCAAAGCCATAAAACGCCACGAATGGAACGGGCGCATATGTGAGGCTGGTGATTATATGGGATTCGCCTCCGTCATTGAAGGCGATCCAAAAAAGGGAACGACGCTAATATTTGAACATATCCATTTTGAAATAATTTAACGGAGGTTTTCTGTTATGGCAACGCCTAATTTCCGCTCAATGCTTTATAACATGCCGCTGGTTTGTGGCATTCCCTTTAGCGAATATTGGGAGGAATACGATCATGACGAATTCATGGCCGAAGTTGAAGCAAATGCGGATTGCGCGGAAGCGCAGCATATCGCGGAGGACTTTAACGACGATTTAACATTCCATACAGTCACCATTATCGCGGGACATTATGATTCATTTCAGTTTTTCGTGGAGGAAAAGTATTCCGGCTATTTCGATCTTGATAAATCGTCCCGCTGGTGTATCGACAATGATAACGCGCATTATTATTTCGACATGTGTCGATCCCTGGCAATCCGAAAAGCGGATAGCGAAAAGCGCCGGATTATGAAATGGCTTTATCAAATCGCGGAGAAATACGGTTATAACATTTGCGGAATATCGGAACGTTTCTCCAATGGGGAAACATGGTATTGCAAGCTGAATTAATGGAGGGCAGCGCAATGAGAACAGAATTACAAATGTACTATTCCGGCAATAACTTTTTTGGTCATCGTGAAATGCTGACAAGCGAAATGATTTATCCTAGAATGTCGGATATAAAAAAATGCTTTATGTACTTGCGGAAAAACAGCGACGGCGCAATCCACTACCTCCATACCGATGGCGTATGGTATTCAGCTTATTACAATTCTGAAAAGGATTTTAACGCTGGTATCCTAACAATGGCGATTAGTCCGCACCCGAATGTACGGGAATTGGAAACAATCGCATTCGACAAATGCAAAGGAAAATTCTATAAATTCTTTACGGAGGATGAAAAAAATGATTATTGACCTTATTCTTGATAGGCGAGCAGCCGACAAACAAGAGGATGAAACGGGCAAGCGCCCAATCTGGTTTACCGGAGAAATTGACGAATACGATCCGGCAAAGTTTTACAGGGATGTCATGTCCTATGGAGAAATCGGCCACGACATCACGCGAGCGCTTGACGGCGGGACGGAGGACGATGTAAAGCGCGAATTGTGCAAGTATATCATCAATGGAGAATATAATCCCAACATTTGCGGATACATCTATTCCGTCAACTGGTTAACCAATTCAAGAGTGAAGGATAGTTTTGGCGAAAACATCAAGATAGTACCCATCACATTCGATTGATGGAAAAATTGATTCAGAAGGGAGGTGATACGGAAAATTTCAAAAATTTTCGGAAAATTTGAAAAAAGCACTTGACACAATGCAAGCATTGTGATATAGTCTAAGCAAGCTAAACAAACTAAAGATTGAAGGGAGATAAACTAATGAGTGCGATCATTTCTGAAATCATGGAAAGCTTGGATGTAACCTTGTCGGAGGCGCGGGACATCATCGACGATCTGAAAAGCGACGTAAACCACTACATAAGCCAGGGCGATCTTGGCAGCGCGGAGGAGGCGCTTTACGAATACGGGATCGAAATGGAGGATTTTATCGACGCTGTTATGTGATTTGGTTTATCGGGCGCATATACGGAAAATATACGCGCCCCATTAAATCAAATCAAAACGGAAAAAATGAATGGAGGAAAATATCATGACAAACAATCAGATCATTTTTAATGCGGCGTATGAGCTTATGATGGAAGGCAAAATCGGAACGACTGGACGGAAAATTACACTAGAAGATGGAGAAGAATTTTTTGAACCGGAGCCGATTCACACGTTCCAAACTTGGAAAAAGAAGGGATATATCGTCAAGCGTGGAGAAAAAGCAATTGCAGCCATTGACATCTGGAAATACGCGCCGCGCAAGAAAGACAATGATGATGGAGAAAACGACGGCGAGAAAAAGAAAATCCGCAATAGCGAAATGATTATTAAAACGTCATACTTTTTTAGCATGGCGCAAGTGGAAAAAATCGGCTGATGGATTAGATTTATACAGCCCTATACGGAAAATATAGGGCTGAATTAAATCAAATCAAACGGAGGAAAAAACAATGAAAATCAAGATGACGGAAAATTCTAAATGTGCTATCCATGTTTCTGAAATGCCGAAGGTACGGGAGATCATGGCAATGCTGAAGGAAGATGACAGTCTGAACGATTATGCGCAGATGGCCGCAAGAGTGGCGAGCGGAAAGAACGATGAATTTGAAATCCTGAAGGCCACGGCAGAGATGGCGCAGAATTGCAGAGTGTGGGATGCCTACGGCGACGGTACGGAAAAACTGGATGTATGGTTGGAGGTTTACGCCTATAATCCCTACTATGGTTTTTATGACCTTGGCATTTACCTGACAGATGTATGGGCGATCACGGGCGACAATGCGGAAGAAATCAAATCCCATATGTATATCAAGCCTTTTATTGCGGACTGTGAGGAAAAAATGAACAATCACGGCCTGACACAAGCGGAGATAATCGACATTATCATCAAACACTATGAACAGAAAAACAACCTTGTGGGAGGAAAAAACGATGACTAATCTTTACAATATCAAATCTCTTTTCAAGGATCACGACGGCGGTTATATCGCCATTCTGGAATACGGCAATGGAAGATTCTACAATCATTACGATTGCGCCGAAGATGGCAGCGGAAGCACGTCCAGCGCCGGAGGCTTTATTGACCTAGATGCAGCTCGCGCCGCCGTAAAGAAGCATCGTCCCATGGCGCGGGAATGGAAAAGATGGTATGAACATTCCGACATTCACACCTATGAGGTTGAAAAGCTCGGTTTTGCGGAGAAATTCACCGTCAAGCTTTTCGAGAACATGGGCGGGCGTTGGGTGCAGCTTGGAAAAGCTGAAATCTGTGACCGTGAAACAATGGAAGAAACAATCGGGATCGCATGGAGGGAATGAAAATGCTGAACATCGGAAAATTTCAAGAGCGCAATCGCCTCCATTGAGGCGCTGGAAAACGGGGAGGAGATCTGAATGAAAGTCAAGTATGTTCATTGTGATCGAGTGACAACTTTCAATCTGGAAAAAGTGACGGGCGTTAAAGACAAATGGGGAATTACATTCGATGTGTCCAGTTTTCGGATTGATAGCTGGGCCGGAACAAAATCCGTATATATTAAATACTACGGAAAAAACGGTCTTCCTTATATGACCGCCCTGAAACGTGTAAACTTCTGTGAAGACGGGAATATGCTCATCAATGTATGCGGAAAAAGCTACATCATCGGAACGTGGGAAATTAAAGAGCAATAAGGGAGATATGGAAAATATGAAAAAGTATGTTCTTTGTGAGACAATCGAGCGCGAGATTTCTACGCCGGAATTTTTTGATACACACGATGCGGTTTTTCGCGCCATGCTGGAAAGATTCTCGCAAGTCATGGATATTCCGTATTTGGAGCTTGTAATCCATCAAGACGAATATGAGGACGAAATAACCGAGTATTCGGCCTATTGCGAACGCCACGGAAATAACTACGATTGGAAAATCTTTGAGGTTGAAATCAACTAATAAAACGTAGATTTGATGGAGGAAAACATGAAGAATACAGCCTATCATATCGACCTTTGGGAAGAGCGGCAGATGGAATACGGGATCGGTATTGTGCGCCTTTGCGATATTTACTGGTGGCCGGAAAGAATCAAAAAATCCGTTTCTAATTGGCGCATGATGGAAAAACTCAAAGGTATCAATGGTCTTCACGTTATCAAGCGGATGGATGGCAGTTATTATCTTAACTCAATTTCTGGATATACCTATGATAAAGGTATGTATCTCTACATGGTTCATCCTGACGGAACACTAACGCGAGAAATCTAATCAATCGGAAAATTTGTACTTGACACAATGCAAGCATTGTGGTATAATCCGGGTAGATCAGAAAGGGAGGGCGATCCAATGAAATTCGCAGAGTTTAAGCAGCATATCGAAAACACCTATAACGCCTTGTTTCATGCGAGCAAATGCAGATGTATGATTTACAACTGCTTTGGCAAGAGCATCACGATTGATTGCTGGCTTGCGGAAAAGACGGAGGAATGTCCTAATAATATTCCCGCAAATGATATGTTTCATATCAGCTTTATCATTGATCTTCCGAAGGACTGGCAGGACGATGATGATATGCCGGATAACATGACGATGAAGGCATATGCGAAGGACATCAAAATCAAGCCGGAAAATCCGATGTTTTATTGTGATCGTAAAACAATCTCTTTCCGCAAAACTAGCGGCAATGCGGAAAAGTTGATGCAAACCTTCAGCAATTTCGTTATTCGTCTTTTTAAGGCCGTCATGGAGGAATACAAAAACGACAATCTCCTGGCGTATGATATGCAGCTCATCCAGAAGAAAAATTATTTCATATAACAAAACAACAAACTAAGGAGATAACAAAATGGAAACTATCATTTCTTTCATCATGGCTTTTATCGCGGCCTTCGGGCTTTATCCGAGAACTGGTTACATCGTCGAGCTTGAGCCGCAGCCGGAAGATATGTATAAGATCACGATTGAGGATGCCACTGGTAATCTGTGGGTATATGATACTGATGCAGATGATTATACCGTGGGCGACGGCGTAGCAATGATTATGTATAACAATGATACGCCGGAAAGTATCTATGATGATGTTATCATTTCAGCGCGTTATAGCGGTTTTTGGAGGTAATGACAATGCGGATCATCAACACTTTGACAATTTATGTATATGATTTTCCTCTTGGCGATTGCACGAATGACGGAATATCAAAGTATTATAAAACCTTGCGACTATATTGCCCTGATGGGCCTGATAGCTTTGATGCTGATGTGGAAATTCCCATTAACTTTTGCATGGTTGAGCAGCGCCAAGTGTATGCCGGAGAAATCTATTGTGATATTGTTCCGGCTACGATCATGGAGGGTTTTGGACTGCCTACGCCGCGCCCTGGTTGGTGGATGTCTGGCGGAAATATTGGGTATAGTTGTGATTCAAGATTTGATGAGATGGCGGGCGTTAGCTATCCACTGAAAATTCACGATAGGAGAGAATAACAATGGAAAAGATCATTGATGATATGATTTGCGCAGCTTATCGCCACAACGATTCCGAGATGGCTACAATGGCCTATAAGCTCATGTGTGAGTTTGCACGTACAATCAACTGTCCTTCCAACTGGCGCGATATAGGCGAACGTATGGCCGGAAAATACAATGGAGATAACACTTTCCATGAGTGGGTAAGAGAGAATTGCAACCTGGAAGATTTCTAAAAATATTAAACATGAAAACAAACTAATGCTTGACAAATGCAGTGTAGTATGATATAATACAGTTACAGTAAATGAGTTACTAATCTGATTGGAGGATTTCAAAAATGACATTCAGAGAGTTAATGGACAAACACGGCTATGAAATGATGTTGCTTGATCTGTACGACAAGGATGGTAATGAAATAAATCCAGATGAAACGCCAGGAGAAGCAGAGGTTATCGGATATACGGAAGAATCCGGGTTTTGGGATGTTCAGTTAGATTGGTAAAGGAGATCGGAAAACATGATGTATAAGGAACTGAAACAGGCCATTATCAATTGGCTCATGGAACATGAACACACATGGCAGCGAGAGAGCACTTGCCGCGAGAAATTTCACCCTTACATATACGACGCTGACGGAAACTATCTGATTGGTGGAGTGATCGTTAGTAACTTCATCTCCGCAGCGGACAAGCTCATTTACGGCGACGATAAGATGATTAAACAGATCGGAGATTTGAGGCCGATTTTCTGATAAGACAATCTTTTAATTAGGAGGATAAAGAATATGAACAACAACAAATGGTTTGGCATGGTACGCTGGTGCAATGATGATATTGCCGGAAAACTGGAAGATATGGGGATCGAAGCAAGCGAGGAAAATATCGCTGCCGTTCGCAAAAACTGCGAGAATAACAAATATTTCCGCGACACGATGATCGAAGCCGGATGGGATATGATCGAGGAAGCGATTAATGAAACGCTTGGATAAAACGAAAGTTTAATCATCTGGAATAGCGCAAAACAAGATAAAGGTGGAAGATATGAAATACTTCGTTGTTTGGAGATCGAGAAACAATAAGCAATCGAATTACGAGATTTCAAATTCCAGAAATGCCATGAAACATCTGGAGGAAAAAGATGCTCAAACGGTATGGGTCTACGATAAAGATGGATGGTGGCTTTCATTCGCGGACAGAGATCAGAATGGAAAACCTTATCGTCCGCAGATGTGTCCCGATGGCGAGCCGAGAAAATACTATGCGGAGAAATTCAAAGAACTCAACTGTGGAGGCCAATAATGAAACTAACCAATGAAGATAAAGATTATTTGAAATCCATCGGATATCGTGAAGAGGATTTCGCGCAAATCCAAAGAGCAGCCGGAAAAACTGATTATGAATATCAGATGCAGAAGATCGGACAGAAGAAAGCTATGGAGCTTTTGGGACGTAAAAACTATCTAAGTGGGCTTGCAAGAAGCGCTTTTCATTGGACGTGTGTAAGAGAAAGATTTAATGGAGAAATCGTCTATTTCGATTCTGCTAGACTGTTTAGGTAGGTGGAGAATTTGAAAACCAATGACAGGGTAATGATCGTATGTTGCGAAGCATCTCCATATAACAATCAAAAAGGTGTTATTGTGCGAACGCAGCTTAATATAGATAAGCATAAACAGGAATCAACAACCTATATTGTTCGTCTTGATAAACCTCATTGTGCATGGGCCAAAGAGGTTGGTTTTCCAATAGAAGCATTAAGGAGAATTTGACATGAAATACACTCTTGAATATCTCGCGGACGTGGCGAAATTCTGGTTGGAAAATCAGGTCTATACCAGAACCACATGGAAAGACTTTCAATGCGGAGAATCGACCAGAGCAGATGAGATGGATAATTCCATTATCTTCTGGTTTTCTTGCACATATACATGGAAACTTAATTCTTGGGATAAGAATATGTCTAAAGAAATTGGTGTAATCTACATCAAAGAAAAAGATTCTTGGACTTGCACGGAAGCGGCACTTGCTGAGTAAAGGAGCGGAAAAATGAAGCTGATTGATGTCAATAATGAGCGCAGCATGAAACGGGTTATCATGTATAACCACGATCAGACGAAAGCGCTGTATCACAATAAGAATCTCATGCACGTCGAAGGAAATCTCTATGTCGGAGAATTTGAATACGATTGCAATGGCCCTTATTACGACGAGTTTGTTATTTGGCCGGAACTTGATGTCGGTATCTGGTTTGGAGTAGGCAGCGGCAAATGGGAAGAGATTAGTGATACTATGTTCGCCATTGAGCGTATGGGTTATGACACGTTGGAAAACTTCAAACAGACAATTCATGCCAGATTGGAAAAGAATGACCATTTCCGTTATACCGAGATCGAAATGATGAAGCTCGTGGATGCGTCTATGGTGGATGCTATGCGGGAGTCTCGCGAGCGGTTTGCGGAAAACCGTAGAATCAAAGAAGAAGCCAGACGGAAAGAACAGGCAGAGCAAGAAGCGGCATTTCTGGCCGAGCGCAAAGAGGAAGCCGAAGAGATTATCAATTCGGCGCTGGAAGTCTTGCGCAATGGTGGAGAGCTTAAAAACAATTCTGTGAGCATTTATCGCAGCGAGTACGATCATTCTACTTATAGCATCATCAACTATCTCATGCGCGAGTATGGCGTTAAAGTGCCTATCAAGACGCAGGGATGGATCAATAACAGTCTGGTATCTGTTACTATCCAGGATGGAAAATGCGAGCATTGCCGTTATTACAAACACAAAAATGGCAGAGGATCGACAACTATTTTCGGCTACATGAATGAACTTATCAAGGCGGTGAGCAAAGATGGAAACATTGGACAAAAGGATTTTGAAGAAGTCGCCGGATGAACTGGAGGAATATTTAGCTTTTAAGCGGCGAGGCTTTAAGATCAATAACAAGAAAGGCAAAGGAAGTTACAAACGTAAGAACAAGCATCCTAAGAGGGAGGAAATTCAATGAGCATCTATCGGAAAATTTCTTATATCATTATCGCGATCATGGCCTTGATTCTGATGTGGTTTGTAATTAGCTGGGTGGATGTTATCGCACATAATACTATGCCCTATGTAATTTATCATAATTGGAATCTCTTTTATATGCTATTTAGTGCATAACAAACTAAAGCAATACATATTCTATTGCGGATCAAATGAGAGGATGATATAATAAATCATCATAGCAGCCGCCAGGAAGCGTCTTGACGCGCCGCAATCGCAGGAGATGGAGATTATGGCCTTTACAGAGGAAGAGCGTAGACAGCGCAAGAATGAGCGCCAGAGACGGTATTATAGAGAGAATGCAGATAAAGCGCAGCAATACGCAAATGAGTATAATAAGACTAAAATGAAGTCATACGCATTTCGGTTTTCATATAAAGAGGATCAGGATATTATTGACTTTCTGGAATCCATAGATAATAAGACAGATTACATTCGGCGGCTTATACGCGCCGATATAGAAAATAGCACTTGACATTATGCTAGCATTGTGTTATAATATAGGTAGATCAGGAAAGGAAATTATCACATGAATAACGTCGATAAGAAGTCTTTGGAACATCTGATGCCGATTGGAGAGTTTGCTGATACCTACCTGTGTTTCATCTCTAAGCATAATAAAGAGGAATATATGTATAGCGTCTTTGATAAGGTGGCCGCTTGGGTGGAACGAAACGGCGGGAAAATCAAGCGCACAAGCGATAAGAAGATCGTCGGAGATCGCAAGGGTTTTGAATGTAAGATCGTGTTTCCTACCTATGGCAAGCGGAACATGAAAGAAATTATGGCTACGCTTTATTAATTTGAGCCAAACTGATTGGAGTTTTTGATGGATACAAGAACAGTAGCATGGAATATGATGCAAGCTGATAGCATGGAGCGCCGCGAGGCAGAGAAAGCTATCGGAAAGAAGCTTGAGGATATGACAAAAGAAGAAAAAGCCATTGTTGTTGTTTGCATAGCAGCCTTTTATGATGAACTCAAAGCTAAATATGAAGTGGAGGATTAAATATGAAAACAATGTCGATTAAATTAGAGCCTTATAATTACGATGTATCTGATAATGTATTCAGCATCCTCTTTAATGGTTCTGATAAGGAAACGGAAAATGGATTACAGGAAATTCCGGCAGCAAGTTATCAGCTTATTGTGTCTGCCCTTCAACTTTGTGCGTATGACAATCTGGATGGCGGAGAGCGAGACATAATTCATACTGCCACGGCGATCATTGAAAGATTGCGCGATCAGCAGAAACTCCGTGAATGGAGGAGAGAAAATTAATCATGGATATTTATAGCTTTTGCGAACTGGCAACAGATGATAGCTATGATTGTGCGATCTACGACATGAATGAATCTGTCGAGCAGGAGGTTTTTCGCGGAACCTTGCGCGAGGCCAGAGACAGCGATTTCAGCGAGTATGATGTTATGAGCTTTGATCTGGATGATGGTGTTATCGTTCTCAATATTGAGACGTGATGATTTAAGTTTGACTAATTCTGCCTATTTTCTAATTTTGGTATTGACAAATAGAAAATACGATGTTACAATGTAGGCAGTTGAAAATCAAATCGCCTCATGTAAAAGAGGACGGCATAAACCGTCCTCTCAAGCGGGATTATTTGACGAGTTGCCAAACATATCCGCCAGCAAAAATGATCCCATAGGAAATCAAGTTTGCCAATATACCAACCAGAAGATTGTGTATAATGTCTATTGCAGACACCTCCTAAAAGTATTTCACAATTAGATTGTGATTCCTAGTGTGAGTCTTTTAGAAGAATCCCGCACGGTAATTATAGCATTATGATTTTGACTTTTCAACCAAAATAATCCTCCCTCAAATAAGAGGGAGTGATTAAAGGATTAAACAGAATAACAAACTAAGTATTGACAAAATGAGATTAGTCTGCTATAATACAAGTATAGTAAATGAGTTACTTGAAAGGAATGATTGATATGCGTCTGACATATTACAGATTTCCAGATGACACCAAAGAGGAAATTCTGCTTGCCAATGGCTGCGCCGTCGTTTTGAAGGATGGAAATGAGATTTATCCAGAGATCATACCAGATGACAAAAGGTATTTAGTAGATCATATAGATCATTCCATTAATTGTTCCATCTCTTTTGCGAAGAAAATGATGAAACAATATGGCGGTTGTGGATGGACAGAACATTGTGATCGAGATGGCGGATGTTTTGAAGTAACGGAAATCACTTTGTCAGGTAATAACAGTCATTTCAAATATAACCACCATCTTTGAGGAGGAAAGGCCAATGCGCGATTACTATTCCGAGATCAGCAAGAAGATTGATTATCTTTCTTCTCATTATTGCGCACATGAGTTTAATCCGCGAAGCATGGAGCTTTCTTCCTGGATCACAAATCGGATTGACTGGTGTTGGAAATTCAGAAAGATAACAGCGCAGCAGAAAGATGAGCTTTGTAATCGGATGATTGTTTACTTTGAAGGCGACTATTAAGGAGGATCAAATGACTAGCTATATGATTTACGGACGCAAGCCGGGATTTGGCGAAAAGGAATTTGAGCTTTGTATTATGCGCGGCGAAAACATCTTGGGCGCGGTTACTGTGGCCGAGGCTATATATGGAGCAGAGAATGTAACAGCAGCTCGCAGTATGCCTCTAGCCTATAATGCGGAATCCTGGGAGAAACCAGAATGATTACACGGAACAACATTGATCGTCTGGACAAGATTGTGGCGCATTACGCCATGCAGGATTTCAAGAGGGCAAATCCGCAGCCAAAACGATATGCCAATGGCAAGACTAATTATAAACCATATAGTCTTTCTCCCTTGACGAATGAGGCCAGAAAGATGTTACATCTTGCGCGGAAAGAAATGATTACGCCAGAGGAAGAAAGAGAGGTAAAAGCATATCTTTTGAAACACAAGATGTTGTTTGATATGTAATGGATTGGATAACATTTGCGAGCAGATCAGGAATGACGTTGCAGGAAATGCGCGATCTATTTGAAGCTGAAACAGGAATTTCCTTTAGGCATCCATCATGTAATGTGGATGATGATTGCTGGAAGATGGCACAATTCAAGGAGTGGATTATCCTGAACATTTGACAGCTTCCGCATATTGTTATGATTATATTATATACTATACTTATCAATAATAATAACTTTATATAATTATAACAATATAATATATATTAAACTAAGTATAATATAATCCTGTTTAATATACTATACATAAAGTATATCATTTAATATACTATACATGGAGGTTTGAATGAAGAGCGGAACATATAGGTGTGTTGACAGAGATCATTATTCGCTTGTCTGGAATGGCCGTGATGATGTAGTCGTAGATCATCCAGAATATGATTTGACGATTTCTGTGCGTGATACTGGCAAATCATATATTTTTAATATGCTGGAAAACAATAGCCGTTATATGCCTGGTTATCTGGAAATGCTTTTTAAGAAACCAAAGGTAACGATCAATAAGGAGAAAAATCCTCATGCGATTTTAGAGGACACACATAATAATAGCTACTTTGTGATTTATCCTTATCGCGGTGGTGTTCCGTTTACGTTCGATCTGGTTAGCTAGGAGGATGCTATGAAAAGATTTCTTTCAGATGTTCGCATGTTTTGGAAAGATAATAAGTGGTATGAAAATATAGTGGCCGCAATTTATTTCATTGGTTGCGTTGGCGCTATTCCGTTTATGATCTTTGTAAATCTTACAGAACAGGATATTGCATGGCGTATTGTTTCAATCGTTATGATTATTCTGTTTTCCGTCTTATGGGGAGTTTCTATTTTTGCATTGATCGCCGATTATTGTGATTGGTGGTAATGATATGAGATATGTTTATCTGTTAGAGAGGATCAGAGATAGCCGCGATTGGCCGAAAGGCACAAGAATATGGGCGCAGCATCCATGTACTGGCTGGCGCATTGTCAGAAAAGAAAAGGTGAGCTATTGACAATCCGCGCAGCTTTGCATACAATATAAGTGAACCTATAAAGAGTACGCGAGGGACAAGCCCAATGACCGTACAGCAACCTACCATCTGGCAAGGTGCTAAAGCTTGACCGATAGGACTGAATGTGGTCTTATCGGAAACGATAGGGCTTTTTTGTTACTCTTTTTTGGTAATAAATTTTTAGGAGTTGACAGTATGAAGAAGAAACTAATGGAACTGGTGAACACATGGCCGAAGGAGAATTACCGTGTTTACGTCAAATTCGACGATGCAGAAACCAAACAGAAATTTATCGCTAATGCGACGGATGAAGGTTTTACCTATGGCGACGGTACGCCCATTAATAAACGGGAGCCGGATGACATTATGGCGATCAATGAGGACAAGACAATCAACTTTGTCGGGACGAATGGACATATGGCCTTCGCCGCCGATGCAAAGGTGAATGGTTTGTGCCTGGTGCGCATTGATTATAAGCGTTTCATTTCTGGTGCAGAAAACTATCTGATTGAATAAAGTGCTTGCAATCTGTTTAACATTGTGGTATGTTGGCAATAGTTACTAATACCACGATGGAGGTTTGAAATAATGGCACGTCCGAAGGGCAGTAAGAACAAAAAGACTTTGGCGGTGGACTTTTCCGCAGCGCTGGATGAAAAGCTGGCGAAGAAAGCGGAGCTTGAAACCGAGCAGAAGAAAATAGCAGAGGATATGGAGGCTTTGAAGGCCAAAGCTAAGACTGTTAAAAAGTCTCTTTCATCTCTTGAGCGCGAGATCGTGAAGCTGGAGGCGCGTAAAGCCGAGGCTGACGCAGCGCAGGAGATGAAGGCTAAGAAGGATAGCCTAGATACCGCCGTGGATGATCTGGTGGCTCGCGGCGTGTCTGTGGATGATATTCTGGCCGCATTGTCTAAGATGTGATTTCATTCGGTCTGGCGCTTGTCAGACCGTTTGAAAAATCTTTTGAGAAAAACAAAATAACGCTTGACAATTTCGATTTGGTATGCTATAATGCAAGTACAGTAAATGAGTTACCAATCGAAAGGAGATCAAGAAATGCACGTCTATGTTATTCAGTACGATGATATTTACTTTGGATCGAAGATTTCCCAGGAAGGGTATAGCAGCCTGAAGGCGGCGCAGAAGTTTGTGGCGAGCCGCCCAGGAAATCATGTGATGGTGAATAATTACCGCTATGAGGCTTCCACTTATTCCTACACCATCATTGACGTACAGATTAAGGAGGACATGGACAATGCGTAATCTCCAACAGATCACAGGCAAGTGCATGGATGAGCTGGAAGCTATCGGGATCGAGCTTGGCCGTGTCGAAAATGTCATTGTCAATACCCGTGCTGTCAAGCGCTGGGGCCAGTGTAAGAAGCTAGCATCCGGGGGATTTGAGATTAATATTTCCTCCAGGCTGTTAGATGAGAGTGCGCCGGAAATCAGTCTGAAAAACACTATCATCCATGAGCTTTTACATACTTGCCGCAATTGTATGAACCACGGAGCGGAATGGAAGTATCTGGCGCAGAAAGTCAATCGCGCTTATCCTCAGTACAACATCAAAAGAACAGCATCCGCGAGTGAATATCAGATGTCGGAGGCAGAAGTCGAGCGGAAAGCAAAGTATATCTTGGAGTGTAAGAAGTGCGGAAACAAGCTTTTCCGCTATCGTGAAAGCGATCTTATTCGCAATCCTGGTAACTATCGCTGTGCGAAATGCAAGGGCGATTTTCAAAGAGTTATCGCGTAAAACAAACTAAAGAAGGAGATATAACAATGGGTCAGAGATCGCAGATTTATGTACGTTATAACGGTAAGCTTATTCTTGCGCGGTATTATCAGTGGAATTACAGCGAGCGCATGATTAGCCGCGCTAGGTATGGGATTGAATACATGAAAGATTATCTTGATAGTGGATATGATTTCGTATTTCGCGATCCCAGCTATATTGAAAAGATGGCTCGTGTTTTTGATGTCAACTTTGATATGAAGGACGTTCAGATCAGCCAAAACATTTTCAAGGAATGGGAAGAGTATGGCGAAGGAATCTCTTTCTTTGATTATGTTTTTGCTGGACAGGATAACAACGACGGCCAGTTGTTCATTGACATCTACGGCGGCGACGCAAACAATCAGCCGGAAATCAAGTATGCTTTCTTCGATTCTGGTACGGATTATGAAAAGATCATGACGGCAGATGAATACATGGATTGGGATTGCGAACATTGGGATAATGCGCCAGAACATAATCCGGCCTATGATAATTGCTACTTGGGAGAAGAGGAAGTAAAGACTTGCAAAGAAAATATCCTTGCGATCTATCGTATGGCGCGGCTGATGACGCGGGCGGAGGTTACTTCCTTCCTTGATACGGAGGACTATTTCGGGATGCCTGTTCCGTTTTGATGGGTGACATGGGATAATGAAAATTGTAAAAGAGCTTTCAACAGAACACACAGACAGTAATAGAAAAATCCGAAATGAGTATGTAATCGTGGAAGTGTTTTCGATATATGTGTTCCTACATTTCCAGCTTATAACAAGTGTGTATGGCACTTGGAAATATCCTATGGCTGTGCGCGAATTACATACTGCTACCAGCGAAGAAGAAATCATTAACTATTTTAATAAGGCCATGACATGGCTGGAAAGAGAATGACGGAGGAAGAAAATGAAATTTATCGCGGATGGTTATGATATTCAGGATGCTATCAACAAGGCGCTTGTTGTTTGTCCGAAGAAATCTACATTCGATAATATGACTACGCTGTATATCAAGGCCGTAGAGGGCCAGGACGTGGCTGTGTGCGCCGTTAGTATGACAGACTATATCCGAGCATACATAAGGGCTGACGTGCTGGAAGAGGGCGCTGTAATGATCTCTCGCGGCGAGATCGAAAAGGTATATAAGATTGATAATCTTGTTACGGTAGAAGCTCATAATGATATGTTTACTATGAGCAATGGCAAGAAGCGCCGCACGGTACACACATATGAGATGAGCAGCGGCACAAATGAAACGGAGTCGAATTTCCTTCATTGGAGCATCGGCAAGAATGATTTTTCGGAGATTTTTCTTTCCTGTAATTGCGGCGATTTTTTGGCCGCGCTTGAAAAGCTGAAGGATTTTACAGGAAATGATGCAAAGAAGCTTATCTATACTGGCTTTCATCTGAATAGCGCGCGGCACATGATTGAAGCTTGCAATGGCTATGCCGCAGCTTGGAAACGCCTGGATGCCGGATGGTATAGCAATCAGGATTTGATTCTGACACATACGATTCTGCCTATGATGAAGAAGATTGCCAGCACAAAGCGAGACAAGCGAGAGGATATTTCTTTCTATATTGGCGAGTATGGAAACATGAAGCTCGTTAAGATAACGGGTGAGAATTATGAGTATTATACCAGCCGATATGAGGGAGAATATATCAACCTTGAAAAATCCATTGGAGGTCTGGAAACGAATTATCTTGTGACGGTCGATGCGGATGATGTATCTGATGTGGCGCAGGATTTCATTAACAGCTCGCAGGAGGCGCTTACGAAAGGCGTATTTGTCGCGGCAGATAAACAGTATGGATTTGCTGTGGCGATCAATGCAAGCGATTTTAGAGGCATTGAGATAGTCGATGGAAGTAATACGTCTCGCGCAATAGATGATCGTGTTATTGTGAGGATCAATCCTATCTATCTCAAGACCGCCATGGATTTCTTTAAGAAGGAACGAGTTTATATTTCTATCAAGAGCAATACAGCGCCCATCATCATCACAAATGAGGAAGATATTTATGATGTTGATGATCTGGCATTTATTCTTCCGGCGCGTTATCACGCGGTAGAGATTGACACAATTAGCGGTATGTTTGACGATCTGATTTCTGGACGCTAAAAGACATTGACGATATGCGGAGGGAGTGTTATTATAGTAAATGAATTACTTGAATAATGCGATCTCCGCAAAGAAAAGAGCGAGACAGATGAAGATTGAAAAAGAGATATTAGAGCTATACGCCCTGTGGGATGCTACACAAAGCCATGTGATAGCCGAAAATGTAGAAAAGAAAATCTTTGAAGTACATAACATCAAAAATTGGGAAGAGAAACTAAAGACACTTGCTAATTTGACTGGTTCGAGTAATCATGCTGTATATGCCTGGATGAACAGAGGAAGAGAGCGAGTCAAGATTCCATTTATCAAGCTATGTGTAATAGCGAATGAATACAATTTGAGCATGAAAGACTTACTTACATAAATATTTTTAAGTAATTTGAAATGAGGATAGACAATGTATTATTTTTACGGTATGAGATTACGCGGCTTTTCGCCTGGATGCCAGCCGATGGATGGGCTGATTAGCCGCATTGATTCGACAAGTAAACGGTATTGGGATATTCTGATTTACAATCGTAAGCTGACAGAGAAAGAAGAATTTGGATATGATTTGGATTGGCTCTATCAGAAGGAAGAAATAGAGGATATTCTATGACACCAGAAACAGCAGCCATGATCCAAGAAGGGATGTGGCAATTAAATTTGTTAAAGGAAATACCTAAAGTAATTGGTTTTTGTGACAAATGTGGAGGGCCAATTTTCGCAAATCAGTTTTATGTGGCCGAACCAAATGGTGATGGACGCGCCGATTTTTGGTGTGTTGTGTGTGCCAATACTGCGATAGGAGAATGACATGGAAACAAAATTCTATAAGCGTGGCAAACTGAACGATAAGAAAATCATTGAGGCATTGAAGGACGCTATCAAGGATTATGAGGATGGTGCAATCATTGAATGCCGCGATATCCTTCAGGATGTTATTGATTCGATCAACGAATTTGAAGATAATCAGGAATAATGTATAACAAAATTAGGATTGATACCTATTATGATCTGACTTGCGACAACTGCGCCAGAAGTTGGAGTACAGATTTTGATTATGTCAGCAAGAAGATGAATCAACTTAATGTGGGAGGCATGGGTATGGCGATGGATCGTAATTCTCTTTATCATATGGCCTATAAAGCGGGTTGGAAGTGCAGAAAAGGAAAGACGCTATGCCCTGAGTGTTTGCAGAATGTGGAGTAAAACAATGAGAACTAAGTTTTGTAAAGATGGTGAGCTGCTATATACAGAGATCAGCGCAGAATTGAAGTATGCCGAAGATGATCTAATGTCCGGCGACCTGACGGGCTGTGCCGCAAGTCTGCAAGATATTCTTGATTCTCTGACAGAGAAGAAGAGATACGATGCTGGGCTGATTGCTACGGCGACACCTGTATGGACGTGGCGCGACAAGCTGAAAAGGTTTGTACTTGAAAAATTTTAAGAAATACCAAACTAATGCTTGACATATTGGTGATGATATGTTATAATGCAATTACAGTAAATAAGTTACCAATATGTAAAGGAGATACATAACGATGATGAACGTAACGATCAATGAGAAGATGAACGGGATCGAGCTTCGCTTTGATGGCAAGCCGGAGCGGGATGTTCTTACCGCGCTGAAGGCTAATGGTTTCTGTTGGAGCAATCGCCAGAAGATGTGGTACGCGAAGAATACCGACGAGCGCATGGAGTTTGTGACCGCGCTTGGCGAGGGTGATATTTCTTATGAGAAAAACGAGAAAACAAACTCAAGCTTGACTTATGACCTTTGGGCAATGACCCGCGTTGATGATCTGATTCCCGGTAAGTCTTATACGGATCGTCTTGGAAGCGGTATGAGTTGCAAGGAAATCGCCGCGATTATTCGCAAGCATATCCGCGCCCGTTTCCCGATGTGTAAGTTCTCCGTTACCAGCGATTACAATAGCATCAACATTGATCTCCTGGCTGGCCCTTGGGCGAAGGATAGTGGCGAGATCGCCGCGATTGCAGAGTATGTCTATCGCTTCACCCGGCAGTATAACTATGACAATAGCGACAGCATGAGTGATTATTTCGATGTCGGCTTTTATGGTGTGTATGGCGCTTCCAGCATCCTCTCTTACCATTACGAGCAGCGGGAGCAGACTGTGGCCGAGATGAACATTGCCGCCGAGTTCCAGCAGCAGCGCGAGGCGTATGAGGTTCGGAAAGCCAAAGAGGAAAGGGAAAAGCTTGAGCGCCGCATGAAGGAGCTTGAGATTGAGCGAGAGAAGGCCGCGATCCGTGCCGAAGAAGAGAAACGCGAGATTGCCGCCATTGAGAACGGCTCTCAGGTTTCCGATTGCGATTTCTGGTGCGACAACCTTTGGACTACCAATATCAACAAGCTTGATTCTGCGGCGGCTTATGAGCGTTACCGTGATAGCGAAGAGGAATGCATTGAGATTAACCGCGAGACTTGCCATGTTGTGCGTGGTGTGAATATGAGTGCCGAGATTTATGCTATGTTCTCCCGCCATCTTCTTTCTGATTTCTCCTTCCTTGAGCATATGGGCGGGACTAGCACGGATGATCTTCGCATCACTTCCGACCTGGATTATGTGCGCATGAGCAAGGAAGAGCGCGAGAGTGTCAAGTTTTATTGCGATAAGTGCGTGGCTATTTATTGCGCCAAAGAAAATTCGTCGGATTGTGAACTGAAAATGGTGGTTGATCCCCAGGGCTTTAGCTATGCGCGTTATGTGTATTTCGTGGATGAGGAATCCGACGTGGATTGTAGCCACGATGCCGAGGCCAATCGCGGCATTACCTATGAAGAGCTTGAGGATAACAAAGTTGCCGCCGATGGTCTTGAGGATGCCAGCACGGAAGTTATCATGGACAATGATATGGTTGGCACTTGGAACAAGGAACGGCGCGAGGAATACAAAATCAAGTTTGTGGAGTATCTGAAAGATCATCCTATGCGTTTTGATGCTGCCGCGATCCGCGCCATGGAGAATAGGGAGCTGAAGGAAATGCTCTATGATATTCTCAATAGTCCGCTGAATGCCGTGTATCAGTTTTCGGTTTCTGGCCTGAATCCTGGTGATAAGTTCTCTCTGTTCCGCATTGGCGATTTCGGAATGTTTGAGAAAATCTATGGCGTATTTGTCGGATACGAGGTTAAGAAGTATGCGCAGTATGATAACGCTGTTTGCCTGATGTTCAAGCGCGAGCATGGCCGCACGGTGTATCAGATGTATATTTACCGTGACTGTCTGATTTATAAGGACTGGCTTGAGCTGCCGGAGGGGCTGTTTTGGGAAGAGCTTGAAAGCTCTTCGGGGCTTTGCACGATCAAGCATGGTAAGTTTATGTCATGCGACAATCAGCAGTATGATGTGACTATGGATTATCTCGCGGAGCATGAGCATTATCCTGTTGTGAACACCTATAAGCCGATCTTTAAGCGCTGCGTATGAAAACCTTACTCATCATTTGTGTGTGTCTGTTCTGTGTATCATCCACCTTTGTTTGGTACGCAGAACAGAAGATAAACGAGTTAAAACCAAATCGAAAAAGGAGAAAGAGACAACGCATGAAAAAGAAAGACGTTCCCACCTTGCAGGAATTGGCCGTGTTTCTGCGAAATGCGGCGTATGCCAATAATCATAATCTCTATATTGACTGGAATCTAAGTATCATCCATCCAAAGCTCCCGAATGGTGACATTGGTTATACTGGCGGTATTTGGTTCCGATCAATCAGCAAGGAATATCAAGAGGAAGTCTATGCAAATAGGGGAACGGATAAACATGTTTCCATTTCCTTCTCCTATGCGGAGAGCCAGGGCATTACCAATTTCCAATACTTTACGGATGATGACAAGGTATCATATGAGAGCATTGAATTTGAGGCTTTCAAGAAGATTGTGATTGATGCTTTCCATATTAAAAAGCTTTATTGTCCTCCTAGCGAGAGGAAGGAAAACAAATAATGGAAGATAGAACAATCAAGTTTATACGCGCCATTAAAGGTGGAATAGAATTTCGCCCGACGATTGAAGAGACGGCAGTAGCGTTTATGTCTGATTATTCTGGCGTTCCTGAAAGCCGTTATACCAATGATTTGCTTTTCAAAATTGTCAAAGATTTCTTTCTTGACTTTCTGAAAACTGCGGATAACCCGTCTTTTGAAATGTGGCGTTTCTTTGATGTGAAGTATAAGGCATTTGAAACAAGAGATGATACTTATGCTATGCTGGTGACTATGCAGCTCGCGCAAGTGCGTAATGACGATGGATATGTCAATGGTTTTCGTGATTTGGAAACCGTCAAATGAAATGTGAGTTTTATCGGCAAAAAATATCAATATATAGTGGAGTGGTAATGTTATAACCACAATATATAGTGGAGGCGAAGAAGATGCGAGTACGAAGGATGACAATGGCCGAGGGAATGCGGTGGAATCTGTCTCAATACCCGAATTTTTCAGCTACGGGAAGCATTCGCGGCATGAAAGAGAAGTATTACGGCAAAGATGCTTTGCTTGTTCGCTGCGGTGGTTTCATCTATAAGGTTCCGGCGAATGTTTATTATGCTGCCTCTTAAAGAAAAACAAAATAATGCTTGACAACTGCTAATTAGTATGCTATAATACAACCATAGTAAATGAGTTACTAATTAGGAGGTAACGATCATGGCACAGACGGCAAGAAAGATGGACGAGAGCGGAATCATTAACTTCTTTGATTTCTGTGAGCCGCGCCAGGAAGCAGAACAGGACAAAGCTCCGAAACTCAAGAAGGATGGCACTCCTAAAACCATCGTTTGCAACAAGAAGAGGGGCCGTAAGTCTGAGGTTTACACTCTTGAAATTGCGGACATGAAGAAAATCATTCGTTATTTTGAGGACACCGGGCGCTGGATTCATTACCTTCTTTTCGTGATGAGCTGCAACATGGCTCGCCGCGTTGGTGATACTCTCAATCTCCGCTGGTGCAACTTCTATAATGAAGATGGTTCTTTCCGCAGAGATATTTTTGAGATCGTCGAGGATAAGACCGATAAGCTGGCGAATCCTCATATCAATTCCGCAGTAAGAGCCGCTATTCAGAAGTACATTGAAATGACTGGCTGCGATCCTGCCGCGAATGAGTATCAAAACTATGTGTTCCTTCAGTTATCCGGCACACACAAGGGGGCGGTTCTTAGCTACAGCGCGTATATGAAGGCTCTGAAAAAGGCGGGAGAGGAAGTCGGTATTGAGTACAATATCGGTACGCACAGCCCTCGCAAAACCTTTGGTATGATGTCCCGTATGCTTCATCCCAATGACTATGACAGCATGGAGCTGTTGCAGACTGTTTTCAATCACTCCGATACCAAGACCACGAAACATTACATTGGCTTGACGAAGAAGAAGATTGACCAGTATTATGATGATATGGGCGCGTTCTTTGATGCATATGTTACTGGCGACCAGGAATATATCGCGGTCAGCGATAAGCCGATTATCAGCATTGACATAAATGATATGCGTGATCTTCTGATGGCTGCTATCAAGGCTGGCTTTGAATCCGGCAAAAACGGCGATCCAGCTTCCATGATGGACAAGTTTAATGAAATGATGGAAATGCTGGATACCATGAGAAAGTGAGGAAACACAATGAATCCGAAGCGTTACGCGGAGCTGCTTGAGTTCATCCAAAAGAATAATGGATGGGGGCCGAGCATGGCAAAGAGTCTTTACCAGAAAAAGCGACGGTGTTTCAAATATGTAACCGCTGATTTTGATACAAGAACTGGCCGAGTATGGAGGATTGTCCTCAGAAGTGGATTGCCGGAGCGTGAAAAAGAATTTCTTGTTAATACGCAGGATGATGTGTATGCTCTATATGAGTATCTGAATACGCCCTATGAGGCTTCTGACGAGGCGACATGAAAGAATATAAGGGAATACCAAAGAACGATATAGGCTGGGTGGAAATCCGCACAGACAGTGGCGATCTGTATTACATCACATCTAAGAAAGATCGGGAGGTATATTATCTTTATAAGATCGAAGATGATACGGCAAAGCTCATGGGTCAGTCTCAAAATCCATTGAAGCTAGAGGAAAAGTTTATAAGAAGATAACAAACTAAAACTTGACAAAAACATAACTTTGTGATATTCTACATATAGTAACTGAGTTACTAAATATAACTGAAAGGAAGGCGATGTGTAGGCGTAATGCTGGCATATCCTCCACAGAGGCGTAGGCTTTGCCTACATAGCGCCGATGTGGGTATTCCAGAATGTACGAACAGAGTTATGTTAAGCGTCCCAAGTGCGGCGAGATTTGGATGTGTAACCTTACATCCAAAGAGGGAAGTATTCAGAGCGGGTATCGCCCAGTTTTCATTCTCTCCAACAATAAGAATAACACATATAGTCCTACGCTGAATGTGATTCCTCTGACTACGAAGATGAACAAGAGAAGTCTGCCTGTTCATGTGGAGCTTTGGGAATACCGGGCGTATGGATTGAAAGCACCTAGCACTATGCTTATCGAGCAGATTACGACGGTTCCCGCAGAGAACATGCAGCACTATGTCGGCAAGATTGCGGATCAGAATACACTTGCCAACATTCGCACGGCCATGAGTGTACAGTTCCCTATCATTTCTCTTGCGGTATAGAAAATAACATAATAATGCTTGACATTATCCTTTAGGTGTGATACATTTACTTTAAATGGAGGATGATGTTATGCAGACAATTCCTACAAAACAGTTGATCGACGAATACATTGATTCGGAGTTCGGCCAGGATGAAATAACTTTGTATAAGGTTCGCGGAGGCATAGATCGAAAAGAGATATATGAGTATGAAGCCAAGATTGGGAAACAGCTCATGGATTTCACCGAAGATGAGATCATCGATATGGTATGCACTTTGCAAAATGGCAGAGTTACCAGTCGCGGTGAAGGTGTGTCTTTACTGACGTACAAGAACTTTTTGTCTCGGCTGAGAGGAATTTTTAATTACTACATCGAGCATTATGAAGTAATCCGAAATCCGATGAATAGTAAATCCATGCGCGGCGCGGCTGCGCTGGACAAGATTTCAGAGCGAGTTATTAAACCATATTCATATGAGGATGTTGAACAACTGATCGCTTATGCACACATGGATGATACGCCAGAGATGGGCGATTGGTTGGAATGTGTGATACTTCTCTTTTATAGTGGCTGTCCTTCTCCGCAAGAGCTTACGCGCATTAAAGAGGACATGATCGATTTCAATGCTAATGAAATCCATATGGCGAATGGAGTGACTATCCATCCCTCTGCAAGATGCTTGTATCTCTTCAAAAAAGTTCATGAGATGGAAATTGTCATGGGCGGCAAGGGGCGCGGAGTAGGTCAATACCTTATGTATCAGTATAAGGATTACTATATGCGCTATCTGATAGTTCCAGGAATGGAATATGAATATAACCAAAGGGAAGAGGAAGTTCTATCAGAGCTAGCAAACAAGATCAATCAACAGTTCGCAAAAAGACTTTCCTCGAAGTACAATGTCAAAGCAAGCCCGCGCCAGATATACTTGTTAGGTTTTTATGATTATATGGTAAATAATCTTGGGCTTGATGAAACGAACGACATTATTTTATCTCAAAGAGATAAGTCAAAGTCTGATATTTTTGTTAGTATGGCGGATCAGTATGGAGTGAACCGCTGCAACATTACAGAAATGCGGAATAAGATGCGGCCATTTGTAAGACATTAAAGGCATTGCCGCCAATAGGCGGCTTTGCTAAAACTTAAAAGAGAAAAACAAACTAAGTATTGACAAACGATGTGCGATATGGTATAATACTTGACAGATGGAGATTGACTTTCTCCAATATGAAAAAACAAACTAAAGGAAGAAGGGGAACAAATGTCTGAGTTTGTAATTGTTGGCAACGATGGCAGCTATATGAAACAGGAGGGACAGGCATATCGTCCCGTTGGCTTGCTGTCACAGGCTACGCGCTGGCAGAACAAACAGAAAGCCGAAAATGTCCTGCGAAGCTGTATCAACAAGAATCTTAGGCCACGTTATCACGTTGATCTCGTTCCTGGTACTGCCAACAATTTTGCTATGAGCGCGGCCAAAGAGCAAGAGATGATTAATATTGGTGCGACGGTGATCGAGGATGGACAGATTGATAAGTGGGCGGCAGATATTGATTCCTTTGCCACGTTCATCGATGAAACGGAGACACGTCGGGGGCAACTTGATGAGAAGCTGTCCAGCATAGATAAACAGATTACAGACATCTGTCATTACATAGAGTTCGGTAAATACAATGCGTATCAAGGCTGGCTCATCACCAATATGCTGAGAAACAGATTGCAGCAGCGGCGCAAGGTCAAGAATGAGTTACTTTTTCTTCACGATCTTATGCGGTGCAATGTCGATGGCTCTATGATTGACACAATGAAGAATACAATGCGAAAGATTAAGGAACTTGAATATAAGCCAAGGGTGCTTTCTCAGCTATTCAAGTGAGGGAGAAAAAATGAAACTATCGAATATCAGAATTTTGCCGTACTTTCAGCGAACACCGCCTTCTGAAATAAAGATGGATATGTGCCGTACTTATTTCAAAAACCACGGAGTTCTTGACAGAGAGATCATCCTGGATCATCGTTTGACTCTCACAGATGGTTATGTCGGCTATCTCGTTTTGAAGGAGAATGGGATCGAAGATGTAGATTCCTATGTAAGAGTAGAGGCAAGAGCGGCAGATTCGCGTCCGGTGAATCCACCGTATTGGACACAGGAAACGACTTATGTATTCGGTAAACATCCGAATTGCGACAAAGAATATGTTTGGCGTATCAAAAAGTCAAATAAATCTGTCGATGAGTTTATGCGCGTCGGGGGCAAGGCCATTGTAAGTACCCGTAATGGCAACAAGGTAATTACGATCACGCGAATTGAAACGATGAATCATTCTCCGACAAATAGAATTGTAAAGAAGGTGATCCGATGCTTGCCAGAGTGAAGAAATTTTTGTTTGACATCACGCCACGGATTTATCGCTTGCCGACTGTTACATATATACGCTGGATGGATAAAGAGTTCATCATTAATCGGAGCTTTTGATATGGGCGACGAAATGCGAAAAGATGATTGGCAAGAGCCAATTTATAATGACAGATATATAGTGCATCACGAGGACGGCACAAGCGAAGTATATGATATGAGTGGCAACCAAATTATTTATCATACATAATAGGTAGGTTGGAAAAAATGAAACATAGAGAAAAGAAGTATAAGAAACTGCGGCGGTTTATGAAGAAGCAGGGAACCAATTTTGGAGAGAACTATGTTGTTTATAACCAGGTGACACGCATGAACAACATTATGATGCCAGCCGTCGTTGGTGGTCAGAAGATTGTCACGAACGGATATGACGAGCTGGATGCCGTGAGGAAATATTACAAGCTGTGGCGCGATAGTATTCGGATGCAAAAGAAGATGGCAGAGATAGTAAAGAGAGAAGATCGCCATATGCGATACTTAGAGAAGAACAAGTAATTAAAACGGGATTTTATCTGCATGGTTTTAGGGCGTTTTTACAAAATATCTAATAAAAAGACCTAAACCCCTTGCGCCCCAAGGGTTTGCGGACTTGAAAATATTTTTATTGTAAAAATGCTATTTTCAATAAAATGCAAATTTGATTTTAGCCATTCGGAGGAATATAATGTGTAGCTGTTATTATGATTTTGACACAAGAAAAAGAAACACGAAGGATAGGCTTGAGGATTATCTTGTAGGCCATGGTTTTATATATGAATTGTTTGACCGCGGCGGCGCAGGAAATCCAAATTGGCACTTTGAAATCCTTCTAAGTGACAATGATGTGCCAGTTGTCAACCACTACTTAAATCAAATTGCCTAATAGGAGATAATAAATGAAGATCGAAGAAATAAAAGAAGCAATCCAGACAGAAAGCTATAATTTTCTTCGTACCCATCCGGCGCTAGGGAACAACATTATTCTTCTTGGCCTTGGCGGGAGCCATGCTTATGGTACAGAAAATGCGAATAGTGATTTGGATGTTCGGGGGATCGCCACAAATACAAAGAGATTTCTTCTGACTGGCCGCGATTTCGAGCAGTATGTGGAGCGTGAAACAGACACAACGGTTTATTCCTTCGACAAAATGATTAAGTTGCTTTGCAACTGCAATCCTAATACGATTGAAATTCTTGGTCTAAAGCCGGAGCATTATCTGAGGATGACAAGAGCTGGAAAGATGCTGCTTGATAACAAAGAGATTTTTCTTTCCAAGATTGCAGTTCATTCCTTTGGCGGTTATGCAAATTCTCAACTTCGCAGACTGGAAAACAAATCGGCGCGGCTCGCAAGCCAGGAACAGCAGGAAAAGAATATTCTGAAAAGCATTGAGAATGCCAGCGTAGATTATAAGCAGCACTATTTCCATTTCCCTGATGATGCTATCCGTCTTTTCATTGATGAGACTGACCGCGAGGGATATAACACAGAGATTTTCATGGATGTGAATTTGTCTCATTATCCTCTGCGTGATTATACTGGCCTGTGGAGCGAGATGCAGAACGTGGCGAAAGCGTATGCAAGCATTGGAAAGAGAAATGAGAAGGCAATCGCGCACGACAAGCTGGGGAAGCATATGTGCCATTTGGTAAGGCTCTACCTCATGTGTTTCGATATTCTTGAAAAGGGAGAGATCAACACCTTCCGCGACAAAGACCACGATCTTCTTATGTCCATCCGTAATGGACGGTATCTTGACGAAAACCGTCAGCCTATTCCAGAGTTCTATGAAATGGTCGATGGATTAGAAAAGCGCCTCGATTATGACAAGACGCATACTGAGCTGCCGGACAGACCAGACATGGAAGCTGTATATGATCTGGCAATGACAATTAATGAAGAAGTGTGTAGGAGCGTGTAAATGTACCTTCCATCTGATGTAGAGTATATTCTTGAAGTCTTATATCTCAATGGGTATCAAGCGTATTGCGTTGGTGGATGTGTTCGTGACAGTTTGATGGGTATTAAGCCGCACGACTATGACATTTGCACGTCGGCAACACCAGATCAAATCTTGGGCATATTCAACGAATGTGGCTTGCGCTGTCTTACCGTGGGCCTGAAACATGGCACGGTCACGGTCATTCTTGGCAGCGAGCAATATGAGATCACGACATTTCGTATTGATGGTGATTATTCAGATGGTAGACACCCGGACGAGGTAATATTTACAGACAAGCTTTATGAGGATTTGGCGCGACGGGATTTCACTATGAACGCCATTGCCTATAATTTCAGAGATGGGATCGTAGACCCATTCCACGGTCAGGATGATATTAAGCGGCGCATTATCCGCTGTGTTGGTGATGCCAATGAACGATTCCAGGAGGACGCTCTGCGTATGCTGCGCTGTCTGCGCTTTGCCTCGCGGTTCAATGATCTATATATAGACGGCGATACCAGACAAGCGCTTATAACTAATGCGCATCTTCTCAAGAATGCGTCTGTCGAGCGCATTCAGTCTGAGCTTGTGCAGATTTTGGAGTGCGACAATCATTCTAACCAAATCCTGTATGAGAATTTGATCTATCTTCTTTCCGTCGTTGTGCCGGAGCTTGAGATGGATGATAAATATGATATAGCTCGCCACCTGATCGGACAACATTCAACTGGCCGCAATGTCTATACAATGGCGGCTCTTCTTTTCGATTTCTGTGAAGAGACGCTAGATGATGTTTTGCGCCGCTTGAGATTCCCGAATGATGATATTTACCACATCAAGCATATCAGCGCCAATGGCTATGATATTGTTGAAAATCTTGACATTCTTATGTCTGGTAATGTCGATCTCGATATTTTTGCGCGAGATATTATCAGCCGCATAGGATATGGGGACGCTTTTGAATCTGTGAATTATGCGATCTCCTATCAGAGCGTTGATATGGACAAGGTGAGTTTTCTTTTTGGTCTGAAGGAGATCGTCGGCGCACACTATGTAGACGAGGGCCGCATTACTATTTCGTCTCTTGAGATTAACGGAAATGATTTGCTGGCTCTTGGGTATCAGGATCGCAAGATTGGAGAGATGCTAAACATCCTTCTTGATAAAGTCATTCATTATGAGCTTGGGAATAAGCGCGATCAACTCATGTGGTTTGTGAAAAATTATAAAGCAAAACAAACTAAGTCTTGACAAATCAAGAATAATCTGCTATAATACAGTATAGAAAAACGAAAGGACAGAAACAATGACAAAGGATTCTCTTGGAGATCGGATGAAAGCCTACGAGAACATCAATCGAAATTATCTCATGCGGCGAGTGCCAGTTGTGATTCGCCTGGATGGGAAAGCGTTCCATACCTTCACCCGTGGATTCAATAAGCCGTTTGATGATGTTTTCTCTGCCGCCATGGGCGACACAATGAAATATCTTTGTGAGAATATCCAGGGATGCGTTCTTGGTTATACTCAGTCAGACGAGATTTCTTTGTGCCTGGTTGATTACCAGAAACTAGATAGTGATGCCTGGTTTAGCTACAACATTCAGAAGATGGCGAGCGTGGCCGCGAGTATGGCAACACTCAAATTCAATAATGCGTTTCTTCGCCATGTAGAAGAAACAAAGAGTATTCTATCGTATCCCGATCCAGTTAAAGATATGTTGGACGATGATCCTACGCCGTTTTCGGCTTATTACACAGCAAAGTTTCGTGGCGCAATGTTCGATGCTCGTTGTTTCAGTCTGAGTAAGGAAGAGGTTTGCAATTACTTTCTCTGGCGGCAGAACGATGCTGTAAGAAATTCTATCTCAAGCGCGGCGCAATCCCTATTCTCTCATAACGAGCTGCTGGGAATTGACTCTAATGGCCTTCAGGATAAGATGTTCACAGAACGCGGTGTAAACTGGAATGACTATCCTACGAAGTATCGACGCGGTTTCTGCTGTGTCAAAGGCGAAGATGGAAAATGGTTTCTTGATACAGAGATTCCTATTTTCAAGGGCGAGGATCGCGCCTATATCGACAAATTTATTTATGTTGGCGAATAAAGTAAATCAAACTAAAGACAATTAAGGAGATTTTAATGAACAAAAATTATTCTAAGATTATTGGCGCGGTTGTTGCTGTCGTAATTGTACTGATTCTGATTATGTCGTGTACGGTTGTGATTGGAGCCGGACATACTGGCGTTGTATCTACGTTTGGCAAAATCAGTGAAGATGTCCTCCAGGAAGGATTTTCTTTTAAGGCCCCGTGGCAAAAGGTAACTAAGGTTGATAACCGTATTTCGATGCTGACTGTATCAACAGAGGCATTTAGTTCTGACCTTCAGACGGTTAGTGTTGTTGTTGCTGTGAATTATCGTATTGATACGAGCAAGAGTTATTACATCATCAAAAATATTGGAAAGGATTACGAGGATGTTCTGGTTAATCCTTCTGTGAACGAGGTTCTGAAACAGATCATTGCGCAGTACACGGCAGAGCAGAGCATTACTAATCGCGGCGTAATTTCTCTTGCACTTCTTGATGGGCTGAATGAAAAGCTAAATGCAAGTGGTATCTATGTGAGTGATATTAACATTATCGACTTTGATTTTAGCGATACATATATTGATGCCGTGGAAGCGAAACAGGTCGCGGAACAGGCCATGCTCAAGGCTCAGATCGAACAGGAGCAGATGACTATGGAGCGGGAAGCCCAGGCAGAGCGCGATATTATTGCCGCCGAAGCCGCTCTTGAAGTGAGCAAGATCGAGGCCGAAGCCGTAGAGTTTGCCGGACAGAAAGAGGCCGCAGCGAATAAGGCTATTAGTGAGAGTATTACGTCGGAGCTTGTAGAGTATTATAAGGTTCAGGCTTGGGATGGCGCACTTCCAACTATTACTGGAAGTGAATCTATAATCACTCTTACTGGTGTTACTGATGACTCTGACGCGCAGTAATTGAATCAAAAAAAGGAGAATAATGAGATGAAGATTAAGATTGAGAATAATGTTCCAAATGTAAGGGTTACTGTCAACAAGGCAGATGATGGCACGTTTTCTATTCTTCTTGTAGAGGATGATAAAAAGAAGCTGGGAGATATCTCTTGCGGAGCAGTTGTTAAGATTGGCGACATTGAGTATATCGTTCTTGACCATCTTGATAATGGTGGTACAGCGGTTATCACTAAAGAGTTTGCGTATAACGATATGAAGTTTGGCGATAGTGCAGATTGGCGCAGTTCCATCATCCGTGCGAAACTGAATAACGAATTTTATAATGCGCTTGCAGAGATTGTTGGTGTAAATAATATTATTCCGATGACAAGAGATTTGACCAGCCTTGATGGTCTTAGAGATTATGGTGAATGCGAGGATATGGTTTCTCTTCTTACCATGGATGAGTATAGAAAGTACCACGAAATCCTTGGCCTCATGTCCAATTATCTTGATTGGTGGTGGACTATTACCCCGTTCTCTACTCCTAGCAATAACTATTCTCGTGGCGTGTGCTACGTCATTTCCGATGGCACTCTGAATTGGTGCGATTGTGGCTATGGTAGCGCGGTTCGCCCGTTTTGTATTCTTGATTCTTCCGTCTTGGTGTCTTGCGAGGAATGAATGAGAAAAACACCAAGTTTGAGATTGGTGATAAAGCAGAAACATTATATTTTGATGTATTTGACAGAACAACAAATAGAAAGAATTATCCGGTGAAATTTCGCCGTATGGCAGATAAATTACAAGAGTTTTCTCTTGATATATATAGTTATTTGTTGGATGCTAATTCCTTTTCGGGCGTAAGCGAGGAAAATAGACGAAGGCGATATACTTTAAAAACAAGGGCAATTACTTGCTGTAACAAGTTCCTAAGTCTAACTAAATATAGTTTACACGCCCATCTTATTAGCGCGGCGACAAGTGAAACATGGACGAATTTAGCACATGATATTAAATTTATGACTCTCGCTTGGAGAAAGAACGATTGATACATTCTTTAGGCTATACGCTGTATCTCGTAACGTGTGCTACGTCAATTCCAATGGCACTCTGAATTGGAACGATTGTGACTATAGTAACGCGGTTCGCCCGTTCTGGTGGATTAGTGAGGTCTATAAACTGTTTCGGCAGCTACAAGGAGTACACCACATCATCAAAAGAGCGTATAACCTTTCTCGCCTCGTGCGGGATAAATACAAATGAATATGGGAGATTTTCAAAAACTAATTGATTTTGAAAACCTTTATAACTCTTATAAAGTATCTCTCAAAGGCAAGGGACAGAAATCAGGTGCGATCAAATTTAAAGTTATGGCGCTTGAAAATCTGTGTGTTATGAAACGCCAGTTGGTAGAACATACATACAAGATTTCTCCGTATTCTGAGTTTATAGTGACCGAGCCAAAACGAAGGGTGGTCAAATCAGGTTCTTTCCGAGATAAGGTTCTTCAACATTGCCTATGCGATTATGTCTTATTACCGAAGATGAAAGATATTTTCATCCAAGATAATTATGCGGGTCAAATAGGCAAGGGAACTTTATACGGGTTGGATCGTTTGTCAGAAAATCTAACTCATTTTTATGGCGAATATGGTTGTGAAGGATATATATTGAAGTGCGATATTGCCAAGTTCTTCTATAATATCAATCATGACTTGATGAAAAAATGTATCAAGAAATACTTTGAAGATAAAGACATTCGTTGGGTATGTAATCTATTCATAGATAGCGTTGATGGAGATGGCTTACCGTTAGGTAATCAATGCAGTCAAGTTTTTGCGCTGATGTATCTTAATGGTTTAGATCATTTCATCGTAGAAAAGTTAGGGTGTAAGTATTATGGTAGATATATGGATGATTTTTATTTATTATCGAATGATAAAGAATATCTCAAAGATTGTCTGAAACAAATCGAGTCTTTTCTGGCTAAATTAAAGTTGACATTAAATAACAAAACAGAGATTGTGCCGATGCGCAAGGGTATAAGGTTTTTGGGTTTTCACACATATATTACTGAGCAAGGTAAAATCATTCGTAAACTGACGGGTGACAATAAAAGACAGATAAAGAAGAAGCTTCGCAAGAAAGCGGCCCTTGTCAATAAGGGAAAAATGACAAGAAAGCAATTTAATGAATCGTATTATTCGTGGCGTAATCATGCCTCGCATGGGAATTGTTATAAGCTGATATGCGAAATGGATAAATATGTAGAATCATTATTTAGAACGGAGAGTAAGATAATATGATTAAATATTTTGATAAACAGAATTGCTTTGTAGAATTGTTTGATCCTACGAATGGTTATTATGCTCGCACGGGAGTATTGAATGACAAGGGTGAAGATACTGGTGTTGATCCTTTCATGCGCGATTTTCCGGCGCTCATCGACATTGGTATTATGCAGAGCTGCGTTTGTGCGAAGCGTTGCAAAGTGGACTGTTACCAGAAAGCGATTGATCGGTTTGGTGCGAATATGAGCCTTGATGATTACAAGGAAATCATGCGCCAGTCAAAGGGTAAAGTATTTCAGGTTGCGCTTGGCGGCGCTGGTGATCCTGATACACATGAGAACTTCGGCGCTATTCTGAAAATCACCAGAGAACATAACATCGTTCCTAACTTTACAACCTCTGGTATTGCGTTCTATTCAGATAAGGCAAGGCTGTGTAAAGACTATTGCGGAGCCGTGGCCGTAAGCGAACATTGGGCTGATTATACGGGAAACGCTATCAAGAATCTTTTGGATGCTGGCGTAAAGACAAACCTTCATTATGTGCTGTCGAATAAGAGTATCGACGATGCTATTGCGCGGTTGCGCGAAGGCTGTTTCTATGATGGTATCAATGCCGTCGTATTCCTTCTTTATAAACCGATTGGCCTTGGCAAGCGAGAGAATGTTCTGCGGCCAGATGATCCGAAGTTGAATGAATTTTTCGAGCTGGTGGATAAGGGCGGCTATGATTTCAAGATTGGATTTGATAGCTGTTCATGTCCTGGTATCGTCAACAAAACATCGAATGTTGATTTGCAGAGCATCGACTTCTGTGAAGGTGCGCGGTACTCCATGTATATCGACGCTCATATGAACGCCATGCCTTGTTCCTTTGGCAACCAGGATGAAAAGTATTTTGTAAGTCTGCGCGACTTTACGATTGAAGAGGCATGGCATAGCTATGTGTTCGAGGATTTCCGTAGGCATCTGCGCGATTCCTGCCCTGGATGTGCAAATCGTTATGGTTGCGCTGGCGGTTGTCCAATTTGCCGCGATATTGTTCTATGTAATGCGAAAGAGAAGGTTCTTGTATGAATCCATTTCTATTTGTTTTCGGTCTGGCGTTACCTTGGATTATCAGTTTTGTTATTAATGTAATTCAAGAAGCAACAAATAATGATGAGGTTGATGAAGATAAGGAAACAAAGTCAACCAATAAAGAACTGTGCCATGATTATGAAAAATATAAGGATGATGCCGATATGATTCCTTTGACGTTCTCACAGTTTCATTCTTATTATTCACTGAATCCGGCTATGTGGAAGTTGGGGAAGTATTATGCCAAACGTGTTCAAGATGGCGTTACCAACAATGACATATGGCGTTATGACGAGCTGTGTTCTCAGTATGGCGAAGATGGTGTTGATGCTGTTTTCAAAAGTAAACGATCTCTGTTTTACTGTATTCATTTTGCGACGTTTGAGGATTTTAAAAAGTACAGAAAGTTTATCGCAACAGAAGAACAGCGGATTGCAGATGAAAAGGAACGCGAGCGGCTAAAAAGAGAAATGGAGCGTAAGAAGAAACTTACGGTTGCTTTCTTGGAGTCCATTCAGAAAGACATTGATAATATGCGGCAGCTCAGTCAAGACGAATATAACCAGGCGCTTGATACTGTTTCCAAGATTAAGCAACACGCAGATGAAGTGTATGCCACGCGCACAGCGCATTAAATAAAATAAAAAATTAATTTGATGGAGAAATAATTATGCGAGTAGTAATTGTTAAGCACGAAAGTTGTGGCACAAAGTATTTGTTCCAGGTGCCGGAGCCGTATAGTTTTTTGACTGGTGATCTCGTCAGTGTTAAGACGCGCAAGGGAACAACTACAATGGCGACGTGTCTGAGTCCGTCTTTTGACATTGACGAAAACAGCGAGCGATTTAAGGAGCTGTGTGTGAATATGGGCGCGACTGTTCCGCTGTCGCCTGTTGTCGGCTATTATAACTATGTTGATATTGCGCAGGAAACGCAAAGGGTAGTTGATTTCTAATTATGAAAATTCGCACAGACTTTGTAACAAATAGTTCTAGCAGCAGTTTTCTTGTGGCATACCGCGAGCCAAATGAAGATAGTAAGTATGCCGCGCTCTATAAGCATCTTCTTGAAGCTATTATCAAAGCTGAAGGATATGATACAGATGTAGCGATGGTTTTTTATTCCCAAGATGAATTTGATAATTGGATTATTGAAAGTGAATCTTGGTGTGGCGCAAAAACCATCGAGGATGTTTTTAAGAATTACGGTTATAGTAAAGAACTATATGATAAGGCCCGTCCTTATTTTGAACAAGGGTTTGTTTTATTTAGAAAAAATATTTCTTATGATGATGTCGCCCTTGTTGACCTCATCGGAAATATTTCCGAGAGTACAGATGATTTTGTAATTTTGGAGGATAGTGAAGCATGAAAATTAGAACTGATTTTGTAACCAATTCTAGTAGCTCTAGCTTTATCCTGTCGTTTTCTGACGAAGATAGGATTGATGCAGAAGTAAATGATATGCTTATGCTGTATGGTGATCCTATCAAGAAGATCGTTTCTCGTGATGCAAGCATAGGACGGAAATTTACCAAGAAAGAAATACTTGACGCGGCAGAAAAGGCCGTGCCTGTGTTTGGTGAATATGGTATGGTTCGTTTCGATGGCGTAAACGATGAAGGTGTTGTCCATCTGTTGGAAGAATTTTGGTATAAGGCAAAGTGGGAAGTAGATTGCCATAAAAGATACGGCGGTCATATGTCGTGGTCTGAAACGATGGATTATTTGCGTACTGACGCTGGCCGAGCAGAGATCATGCAGGAGTATAAAAGCTATTTTAGTAAATTTGAAAAGTATAGTGATGACTGTATCTTTGTCGAGGTAGAGTACGAGGATCATGATGAGATCGGCGCAATGCTGGAACATGAAATCCTTCCGTCAAAATGCGTTATCAGTTTTAATCATCATTAAGGAGAGAGTATGAAGATTCGTTCTGACTTTGTTACTAATAGCAGTAGTAGCAGTTTCATCATTGTTTCCAAGATTGATCGTTGTGACGAGCTTGAACGGTATATGCGGGAAGAGTTTGGCAAGTATGGTATTCATCTTTTGGATGAGTATGTCAAACCAATTAGTGAGTGTCAACATACATATAGGGACTATGATAATAAGCTGCGAGAAGTATATGAGCTGAATGGCTGGGACTTTGATCGTTCTGAGATAGTGGATATGGGCCTCGATCCAGAGGATGAAAATAGCCTTGTTTTGGCTGCGCGGTTTTATACCTGGTCTACAGAGGGTGATTCAGACGGCGACGATGCTTGGCTACATGATAAGATTCCGCAGCAGTATCGTATTGATGTTTTTAAATCTGATCCAGATTAAAAAAAATAATAAAGTAAAACAAAATAATGCTTGACAAATCAAGTTTAGTCTGCTATAATAGGTAACGTAAGCAAGAGACAGTATTGAGTAGTGAGTACAAAGCCTTGTGAAGTGTGCCGCCGCGTACAAGCAGATCGTCATAACGTCCGTACAACGTTCGATCTGTGGCGGCAGGGACTAGGATGTTGGTGTAGTGGAGCACACGGCCCCCGGAGTGAGGGGCAAGGCGAGGTTCGATTCCTTGGCATCCGGCCATAAAGAGAAATCCCTTAAAAACATGGAGTAAGAAAAAGTAGGAAAAGGCACAAAGTATGGAGATTAAGATTAACAAGCCGCTGAGAGTTGTGTGCAGACTCCGAAGCTCCTGCTCGTATGGGTGCAAGCCCCATGCCTCAATACTAATCATGGCGGAATGGTGTAATGGTAACACAAATGACTTTGACTCATTTGATATAGGTTCAATTCCTGTTTCCGCTGCCATATGCGGTAGTACCCAAGTGGTTTAAGGGGGCGGTCTTGAAAACCGCTAGGGGTGTAACAGCCCGCGAAGGTTCAAATCCTTCCTACCGCGCCAATTTAGTCCGATTTATAGAACCAATTGCGTCGAAAGCCATGCTAGTGGTGAAGGACGGCGAAAACACGATGGTCTAGCAATCATCGGGTGATGAGTTTCAACGGGCTTTTTCATCACAAAACGCCTCGGTTTATGGCGGGATTAGCGCTGATCTATATAAACCCGGTGTCCGATAGTCGTAACAGTATTGGGCGGAAGTCTGATCCGTATAGTCACATGGCTGGCATAACCGTGCGCAAGAAAGACATTATGCCTTCATACTAGCTTAACGAAAAGCCTCTCTCTTCAAGGGAGAAGATCGACGGTTCAAGTCCGTTGGTATGGATATAGCGAGGAACATTCAGAGGGTAGGTTCGATTCCGTCCTGTGCGCAAGGTGGTGTATGGTTGCATACTGAATGTGAATCCAAATTTAACACAAGAGAGAATGACGAGGATAAGGCTGTTGGCGGTGGCCGATTCAAGGCCGTGTAGAAGTTTTCTCGTATGCGCCAGTAGCTCAGTTGGTAGAGCACCTGACCTTTAATCAGGGAGTCGGAGGTTTGAGTCCTCTCTGGCGCACCAAAGAAAAAAATATTAAAGAAAAACAAAATAATGCTTGACAAAATGCGTTTGGTCTGCTATAATAAGTAGTAGATGAGGGACAACTTTTTTATGATCCTCTAAACAACAAAACAAACTAAAGTAATATAAGCGGATGTGGTGGAATTAGAATACACGTTAGTTTTAGAAGCTAATGGCAAATGCCTTGCAGGTGCAAGTCCTGTCATCCGCACCAAAAATAATAGAAAGAATCAAAAATAAATAATGCAGTATCGAAGAGAACCTATTGTTGATTTTCCGCTATATCAAATTGACACAAACGGGATTGTGTATGGACAAAGAGGAAAAATTCTTTCAACGTTTGAAAACAAAAAAGGATATGTTTTAGTCCCATTTTGTATTAATAATCATAAATATGCTAAACAAGTCCATAGATTAATGGCTAAACAATTTCTTCAACCGCCACAATCATATAACATGCAGGTAAACCATCTTGATGGAAACAAGAAGAATAATCATGTTGAAAATCTAGAATGGGCAACACAAGAAGAAAATATACAACATGCTAAAAATGTTCTTCATGTAATGAATGGCAATGGAAATAATAGAAAAATATGTGCAAAAAATAAGAATGGATATATTATTTACACATTTAGTTCTATTATTGAGGCCGCTAGATTTTTCTGCAAAGACGAATGCAATTTAAGATGTTGCCAGAATAGTATTTGGAGAGCGCTAAATAAAATTAGAAAGACATATCATGGCTACATATGGGAATACATAGATATTTAAGTTGTTTAAAACAAAATGAAAAGGAGATTTGACAATGGCAAGTTATGAAAGACTGCCCGTGTGTGGCGATTCTCGGCACGACTGTTGCGCTAATGTGTGCGGAAGCTGCGTGGCACTAACTGATACATCCGATTCTCCCAAAGGTTGCAAATTCTACAGAAACAGAGATGAGATGAGCGATCAAGAATGGTATGAATACCAGGCGTATCGAAGAACAAATTGATATGGAGATGTAATCCTAATTGGTAAGGAAGCGGTTCGCTAAATCGTAAGTAGCCGGAAACGGTGTGTTGGTTCGAGTCCAACCATCTTCGCCAGTCGTGACGCGCACAGCAAAACATTTATTGGAAATTTGACTGATACGCAAACGCTTCTACATATCGCGTCATGTAAATCGGCCTCGATCTGCCTCAAGATCATTTATAAAGATGTGGCACTAACAGCAAAACATTTCAAATGAAGATATTTTATTATTGCTACATAAAACTATTTCATGTGCCATGAAAAGGGACGCACACAGCAAACATACATATAAAACTTTCTTGATTTAGAGTATAAGAAAATTAATTAAGCGTCCTGTGAAATGTGATCCATACAGCAAAACAAATTGGTTAAAATTTTTGACTTGAAATCAAAAACGAAAAGGTTCAAATCCTTCTTTTGGATCATGAAAAAAAGTTCTTTTCTTCTTTAGTTATTGATGTGGCCCATACAGCAATCATCAAGGAATATACTGTTAATATATCTACCTAATTGGGTCATGGATATATAGCCCTCAGTGTTTCATACAGCAAACATTTAAGAATAATATGGGATTATTACTTTACGAATCATGGAGGTAAATAATGATGAACACTTTTGCGAATGCGGCGAGAAATGAAACCAAGCATACATACACCGAGAACGGCGCGGCTGCGCTGAATACGACTTCCGATGCTCGGCTTGATCTCTTTGCCGTGATTGGCGCTCTTCGCATGGCTGACGATAATCGTATTTACCGTCTGTTTGAAGATGCTTATGCGGCTGATCCTCTCTTCGCAACGAAGATTCTTTTCTATGGCCGCGATATTCGCGGCGGTCTTGGCGAGCGCAAGACGTTCCGCAAGATTCTTCGCTATGCGGCTGACAATCACCCGGAGGCTATCAGGCCCAACATTGACCTAATTCCTTTCTTTGGCCGTTGCGACGATCTCTACACGCTGATCGGTACAAAGCTGGAGGATGATATGTGGGCCGAAATGAAGAGTCAGTGGGATGCTGATGTCCAGGCTATGCGTGATGGCAAAGCTGTTTCTCTGCTTGGCAAGTGGGTTAAGACCGCCGACGCTTCCAGTAAGCAGACGCGAGAGCTTGGCATCCTTACCGCCAAGAAGCTTGGCCTGTCCGTATATGAATATAAGCGGCTGTATCGCGCCATGCGCAAGCGTATCCGCGTTGTCGAGCAGCTTATGTCTCAGGGTAAATGGGATGAAATCAAGTATCCCGAAGTTCCTTCTCGCGCCATGACGCTGTACCGCAAGGCTTTCCAGCGCCACGATCCCGATGGCATGGCGAAGTTCCTTGAGAAAGTCGCCAGTGGGGAAGAGAAGATCAATGCGGCCACCCTGTATCCGTATGATATTGTGCGCAAGTACATTGATAACGGATGGGGTTATAGCTTCCGGCGCAAAGCTGATGCCACTCTGGAAGCTCAGTGGAATCAGATGCTCCATGACTTTGGCGAAGTTCTGGATAATGCGCTGGTGATTGCGGACACTTCCGGCTCCATGTTCTGTGATGATGGGCTTCCCATCTCTTCTGCCGTCGCCCTGGCGATTCTGTTCGCCTCCGCGAATACTGGCGCATATCACAATCTGATGATGGAATTCTCTAGCAGCTCCCGCTTCGTGCAGCTCAAGGGCGACACCCTCAATTCTCAGATTCAGCACCTTATGTCTGATGCAAAATGGGGTACTTCTACAAACCTTGAAGGCGCGTTCAACAATATCCTTGATGTTGCCATTAGAAACAACGTAGCACAGGAGGATATGCCCAAGGCCCTGATTGTTATTTCCTACATGGAAATTAATAGCGGCATTGCTTGGGGGAGAGATAGTCGTTCCTGGTCTTTCCATGATGGCATGACGCGGAAGTTCGCGCAGCATGGATACAAGCTTCCTACCGTTGTGTATTGGAACGTCAATTCACGTCATGACGTGTATCATGTTGACGCTGATCGCCCTGGTTGCGTTCTGATCTCCGGCCATTCCGCAAGTTCTTTCAAACAGGTTCTCAAGTCTGTTGGTATGACTCCCGTAGAGGCTATGGAAGAGGTCATCAATAACGAGCGCTATGACGCGATCAAAGTCGATAAGTAAGTTGAGATAGCGTCATGTTTGTGGCGCTGAACAGCAAATATTTATAAAAATATTTGGTGATGAAAACTGCGGCGGCTCAGTTTGTAATGATCTATACCTGTATAGATTATAGTTTATAACCGCCACACGCTCCTGTAGCTCAGTTGGTAGAGCGACGTAACAAAACAATCATCATTATGTGATGGGAACTGCAAACGTTTCTGAATGGTTAATCCGTGTGTCGCGGGTTCGAGTCCTCTGCGGCGCACCAAAGATAATATGGGCGAGTAGAGTGTAATTGGTATCACCCTTGACTGTAAATCAAGTGCCATTGGCCGTTGAAGGTTCAAGTCCTTCCTCGCCCACCAGAAGGCCAGTTCGATTCTGGCTCGCTAGTCGAGGTCTGGTGAGAAGGGATTTTGGTTCGATTCCAAATGATATGTTTCGTTTAGTGTGGCAAAACTGACGGATAACTTGTGGTAAGACAATGACTCATCTATATGGCAAGATAGATGTTAAACAGCCGAAGATTCCAAATATATGCGGGTGTGGCGAAATAGGCAGTACGCAGCAGACTTAAAATCTGCTGGGATTATTCCCGTGCGGGTTCAAGTCCCGCCACCCGTACCATATACCAAGGGCATTTTGTTGTTATCATTCACGCCTCCTTTCTTACTTGTCCATATTCTTTTCTATCTCCTTTTTGATTGTGTGTCCTTGGAGCTGCGGCTGATATGCTGTGGCGATTCTCAAAGAGTTTTGCGGAGTTCTCTTACAAACCGCTATGCGAGATTAGTGTTTAACGGTTAGCACGGTGGCCTTCCAAGCCGCAAGTGAGAGTTCAAATCTCTTATCTCGCTCCATATGTAGAACGTAGTGTAACGGTAACACTCCATATTTGGGATATGGCATAGCGGTTCGACTCCGACGTTTTACACCACATCATCATATTAGAGAGTTGATTATAGTATTATTTGGAAAGATTTAATATATCCATTATTGCCAGACGAATGCAATCATTTTGAAATTAGTAGTAATGGTAATTTGCGAAACAAAAACACTGGAAAGATACTGAAACCAGAAATATTGCGAAGCGGGTATTATTCAGTTAGAGTAAATACATACAATAGAAATACTAAATTACATATTATTATTCATAAAGCTGTTGCACATACATTTATTTCAAATCCAAATAATTATCCAGAAGTTAATCATAAAGACGGAAATAAGTTGAATAATTCGGTTGATAATTTAGAGTGGTGTTCTTCGCGTCAAAATCAACAACATAAATATGACATTGGTTTGTTTAATGTTAAAATGATTAGCGGGGAAAATAATCATAATTCAAAATTAACTTGGGATATTGTTCATTATATTAGAGAAAATTGCGTGGTAGGTTCTAAAACAAATGGGATGAATGCTTTAGCTAGAATGTTTAACGTGTCTAAAACAACCATATCAGATGTTTTTCATTATAAAATATGGTTGCCAGAAATGGAACCTACACGATAATTCCATGCTGGTGTGGCGCAATGGTAGCGCAACGGATTTGTAATCCGTAGGTTCAGAGTTCAAGTATCTGCACCAGCTCCATATCGCGGGGGACTGTCAAAATATCGAAATTGATTTCTTAACAGCGCTTTTCGACGCACAATAACCGCGATTATATATGGTCGGCTCGTCTAAAAGGCAAGGATATGGGACTTTCAATCCCATGATGGTGAGTTCAAATCTCCCGCCGATCACCATAGGCATTAGTTTCCTTTTGCTAGGGTATTACGATACTGTGAAATTCAAGCGCGTCCACCTTCCTGGGCGCACCGTAACAGCCGGATTCAATATGCGGTAGGCGTAAGTTATAATGGAAAAGAGTTATCACATTACACTATTTCGTTTTAAC